TTGTTTGAAAGTGAGACAGAACTGAGACGAATCAGGATAGCGCTTGTGTGGATAGCTGTATTTTTGCTGTTCGGGGCGTGCGGGAATCAAGATACCATCATCGAAACAGACAGCGGCAATTCAGGTTATGAAACGCCTCAGCCGACCACGTTTCCTCTTGAGCATAATCATTTTGGTGTTATGGAGGACGGCTATATCAAAATTTATGAGTATGATGAGTCCCGCAATGAGGTAAAGCTGAAGAAAGAATACTCTGATTATGAGCTTGAATAAATTTCACAAGCATCCGAATTTACAAAGCGAATGCTTCCCGCTAAACTAAATACAGACAGATCAAACAGAGGGTGAAAAAATGAAGCATAAAGTGATCGTGAATCATTGGGAAGAAATCTGCGAAGATGATTCTTGCTATGAGTATGGAACAAGCATCATTGTGAACGGAAAAGAATTAATTAGAGAAGCGTCAATTATCAGCGCATTGAAGGCGGTATTAGAAGAAATCGGTGCGGATGTTGAAATAGAAGAAACAGTAGAGAGTGAAAAATGCTGTGATAGCTTAAGAAAAAAAAATCTAGACTACTAAGCAGTTTTTTTTCATGTTATGATATACATCGGCTTAAAAACGACACCCCGAGTAGGACGAGAGACCATTCTCGTTCTGCTCTCTTTTTTGGGCCCTAATGAGCCTGCCTATTTGCCTGATTTGATCAAAATATGAATTTTTCATAAAAACAAATCTATATGTTGTGTTTTTGTTAGAGGATAGTATACTATATATAGTGTTAGTGATGAGAGATTCATATTTTTTGATAGGTCGTGATAAAACGTGGTACAAATCATATTTGATTCGAAAACAGGGAATGTTCAGCGGTTTGTGAATAAAATCGGCTTTCAGCAGATACGCAAGGTGGACGAAATTGACCACTTGGACACTCCGTTTGTTTTGGTCACCTACACGACAAACTTCGGTCAGGTACCGGCATCAACACAATCATTTCTCGAAAAATACGCCCATCTTTTATTAGGAGTCGCTGCGAGCGGCAATAAAGTATGGGGCGATAACTTTGCAAAAAGCGCCGATACCATTTCAAGACAATATCAGGTGCCGATCTTGCACAAATTTGAACTCAGCGGCACATCTAAAGACGTTGAATTGTTTACTCAGGAGGTAGAAAGAGTTGTCACAAAATCAAGTGCCAAAATGGATCCAGTTAAATAACGAAATCATGATCCAAAAAGATGGAAAATTCCAGTTTGATAAGGATAAAGAGGCTGTACATAGCTATTTTGTAGATTATATCAATCAAAACACAGTGTTCTTTCACGATTTAAAAGAGAAGCTGGATTATTTGATTGAAAACCAATACTACGAAGAGGAATTCTTAAGCCTGTATTCTTTTGAAGACATTAAAGACGTGTTTAAGACAGCTTACGCTAAGAAGTTTCGTTTTCCTTCCTTCATGAGTGCGTTTAAATTCTATAATGACTATGCTTTGAAGACGAATGACAAGAAAAAAATCCTCGAGCGTTATGAGGACCGAATCTCAATTGTTGCGCTGTTCTTCGCAAACGGTGACACGGAGAAAGCAAAAGAATATGTGAATCTGATGATCAATCAGGAATATCAGCCGAGCACACCTACATTTTTGAACGCCGGCAGAAAACGCCGCGGTGAACTGGTGAGCTGCTTCTTGCTTGAAGTCAATGATTCTTTAAACGACATTTCACGAGCGATCGATATCTCCATGCAACTTTCTAAGCTCGGCGGAGGGGTTTCTCTTAACTTGTCCAAGCTTCGCGCCAAAGGTGAAGCCATTAAAGATGTTGAAAATGCCACAAAAGGCGTTGTAGGCGTCATGAAGCTTCTTGATAACGCGTTCCGCTACGCTGACCAAATGGGACAAAGACAAGGATCAGGAGCGGCGTACTTGAACATTTTCCACCGCGATATCAATGATTTTCTTGATACGAAAAAGATTTCAGCGGATGAAGATGTGCGCGTCAAAACGCTCTCTATCGGTGTTGTCATTCCGGATAAGTTCGTCGAGCTTGCGCGCGAAGACAAAGCGGCTTACGTATTTTATCCGCACACGATTTATAAAGAGTACGGCCAGCACATGGATGAGCTGGACATGAACGAAATGTACGACCAATTTGTCGACAATCCTCGGGTGAAAAAGGAAAAAATCAACCCGCGGAAATTGCTTGAGAAACTGGCGATGCTTCGTTCGGAATCAGGCTATCCATACATCATGTTCCAAGACAACGTGAATAAAGTGCATGCGAATAACCATATCTCCAAGGTGAAATTCTCTAACCTTTGCTCTGAAGTGCTTCAGGCATCTCAGGTTTCTTCATATACAGACTATGACGAAGAAGATGAAATCGGTTTGGATATTTCCTGCAACCTTGGTTCGCTTAACATTCTCAATGTCATGGAGCACAAATCAATCGAGAAGACAGTTAAGCTTGCGACAGACTCTTTAACACACGTGTCTGAAACGACTGATATTCGCAATGCGCCTGCTGTAAGACGGGCGAACAAAGCGATGAAATCAATCGGTCTCGGCGCTATGAACCTTCACGGCTATCTTGCGCAAAACGGCATTGCGTATGAAAGCCCGGAAGCGCGCGACTTTGCAAACACGTTCTTTATGATGGTGAACTTTTACTCCATCCAGCGTTCTGCGGAAATCGCAAAAGAGAAGGGCGAAACGTTTGATCAATATGAAGGATCAACCTATGCGACAGGTGAATACTTCGACAAGTACGTTTCAACTGATTTCTCACCGAAATACGAAAAAATCGCTGCTCTGTTTGAAGGTATGCATATCCCGACGACAGAGGATTGGGAAAAGCTAAAAGCATTTGTGGCTGAACACGGCATGTATCACAGCTACAGATTATGCATTGCGCCGACAGGCTCTATCTCATATGTTCAATCAAGCACGGCGTCTGTCATGCCGATTATGGAACGGATTGAAGAAAGAACATACGGCAACTCAAAAACGTACTACCCAATGCCTGGGCTTGCATCTAATAACTGGTTCTTCTATAAAGAAGCCTACGATATGGATATGTTCAAGGTTGTCGATATGATCGGGACAATCCAGCAGCACATTGATCAAGGAATCAGCTTCACGTTGTTCTTAAAAGATACAATGACGACTCGTGATTTAAACCGAATCGATCTGTATGCACATCACAGAGGAATAAAAACCATTTACTATGCAAGAACAAAAGATACTGGGCAAGACAGCTGCCTTTCTTGTGTTGTTTGATTAAAGGAGAGTTTATAGTGACAAAAATTTATGACGCAGCAAACTGGTCAAAGCATGAAGATGATTTTACCCAAATGTTCTATAACCAAAATGTGAAACAGTTCTGGCTTCCGGAAGAGATTGCTTTAAACGGCGATCTCCTCACATGGAAGTACCTTGGAAAAAACGAGCAGGACACTTATATGAAGGTACTGGCCGGACTGACTCTTCTTGATACAGAGCAGGGGAATACGGGGATGCCGATCGTGGCTGAACACGTAGACGGCCACCAGCGGAAAGCGGTGCTGAACTTTATGGCGATGATGGAGAACGCTGTCCATGCGAAGTCGTACTCTAATATTTTCATGACCCTGGCACCGACTGAAACGATTAATGAAGTATTCGAATGGGTTAAGCAAAATAAATATTTGCAGAAAAAAGCGCAAGTCATCGTCGGCCTTTACAAAGCCATTCAAAAAGATGATGAAATCTCTTTGTTCAAAGCGATGGTTGCTTCCGTCTATCTCGAAAGTTTCCTTTTCTACAGCGGTTTCTATTATCCGTTATATTTCTATGGACAAGGGAAACTGATGCAAAGCGGTGAAATCATCAACCTGATTCTTCGTGATGAAGCGATCCACGGCGTTTATGTGGGTCTCCTTGCTCAGGAAATCTATCATAAGCAGACAGAAGAGAAAAAAGCAGAGCTACGCGAATTTTCGATCAACCTTCTGAATGAGTTATATGAAAATGAGCTTGAGTATACAGAGGACTTGTACGATCAAGTCGGACTTTCACACGATGTGAAGAAATTTATCCGCTATAATGCCAATAAAGCGCTCATGAACCTTGGATTTGAGCCATTCTTTGAAGAAGAAGATATTAATCCGATCGTTTTAAACGGATTAAATACAAAAACAAAATCGCATGACTTCTTCTCTATGAAGGGGAACGGCTATAAAAAAGCGACAGTTGAGCCGCTCAAAGACGATGACTTTTATTTTGGAGATGAAAAAGAGCAGATCTAATATCTACTCAGATTAAAGAGAAAGTGGGGGCTTAAAAGACATGGTGTCAAAGAAGCCCTCATTTTTTAATTTTTAATCTACCGATACACGATATTTAGTGTTCAATTCAGAATGAAACATCTATATTATTGCACAATTGATTTTTCGAAAAAGCTGTCGAGATTTTCTCGACAGCCTGAGCAGATCTAATATCTGCTCTTTTCGGCTTGAATGAATGAGGAGGACGCAGCAATCATGGGAAAGATGGACGAAATCATTTTGGTCGCCCCGCGCGATGACGTGTTTAAGAAGGAACGCTTAACCTTTCAGGGTGTGAACAGTGAAGATAGCAGAGTAACAGAAATCATGGCTCAGATCGAAACAGGCTATCGTGAAATGAGAAGGGGAGACGCAGAAGAAAATCCGGATTATAAGCAGCCAATTCCTTATGTCGTCATTAAGCGAGAAGATGAAGTTTTCCTTTACGAGCGGCTGGCTGGCGGAGGAGAATCACGTCTGCACAATAAGCTTTCTCTCGGCTTTGGAGGGCATATGAACTCCATCGAAGGAGCAGCCTCATTTGCTGAAGTCTTAAAGCTGAACACAGATCGCGAGCTTGAGGAAGAACTGCAAATCAACGAAGAGGATAAACAGGCGATTGTCACACTGGGATTGATTAATGATGATGAAAACAGTGTCGGCAAAGTGCATATCGGTATTCTTTCTGCGCTTCAATTAAAGCCAGGCTCACAAGTGGAAGTGAAAGAAAAGGAGCAAATTGCAGGAAAATGGATGAAAGTCTCTGAATTAAAACAGGACGAGATCTATAACCGTCTGGAAACATGGTCCCAATTTGTTGTTGATATTCTAGTATAAAAAACCCCGGTTTCTCGTAATGAGGAGCCGGGGTTTTTTTGAGACGCTCGTCTGTGTCTTGATTATGATTCTAGAATGACAATCGCGTCGAAGCCTGCACTATTTGCTCTGGCAGCAAGGTCATCTGCATTGGCTTTGGATGAAAATGCGCCAATCTGTACTTTATAGAATCCGTCCTTTAAAAGGACAATCGTGTCAAAACCTTTAGCTTCGGCACGATTAGCGAGTGAGTCTGCATTCGCTTTTACTTTAAATGCGCCGATTTGAACCTTATATAATCCTGAGCCGGATGTCTTTTTAAGATGAAAGGCTTGCTCCAATCCGTTTGCATGGCCTCTCGCCAAGCTTTGAATAAAACTGCTCGTTTTCAGCTTATTTGCATCTGCAACGGTATCAATAAACCCATTCTCAGTTAATAGGGCAGGCATTGCAGACTCCCTTAGGACGTGGAAGTTCGCTGTTTTTTTGCCGCGGTCTGCAAAGTCGACAGCTTGTATCACTTCAGAGTGAACCGCCGATTGGTACGTCGTCGTCGGGGCTCCCACGCCCGGGTAAATATAGCTTTCAAAACCTGTGCCTCCCCCGGCATTAATGTGAATGGACAAAAAGAAATCTGCTCCCCAGTTATTTGCAGCGTTTGTCCGATCGCTTAAGCTGACATACTGGTCGCTTGTCCGGCTCAACAGCAAAGAAACGCCTTCATACTCATTAGTCAATATCGTACGCAAAGCAAAAGCGATTTGCAGGGTTAACGTTTTTTCTTGAAGGCCATTCCCTGTTGCGCCTGAGTCAGAGCCGCCATGGCCAGGGTCAATAAAAATTTTAACCATTCTCTATCACCTCATTACAGGATATGAAAAAACACGGCAGATGCTTGTACGATTATCATTCGTATGTAAAATGAGGAAATAACCCTTTCGCATGCGGAAATTATTTCTCGGGAAAGCGCACAATTCCACATGAAGCGACAGCAGATTCAATCTGAATGAAACCTGTGAACCTGTCATGTGTTTGTAAGTATTATGATCTCGCTGATGCCGCCTGATCTCCGGTGTTGCGCCAGGCATGTGAAACATAAAACGTATGCACATAGCTCCTTACATCTGCTGACAGGAAAAAAGGAAGGTGTGTCGCTGAAGACATCTCTCGGTATTTATAGGCTGAATGAGGAGGAAAATAAACCACAGTCCATAGATGGACAGGTGTTTTGGCTCGGTTCCTGTTCAAATGCGAAAGCGTTATGTTATGCAAAAGAAGTATACAAATGACACTGAACACCGCTTCAGGAGGGCTTCCGATGACAGATTCGTTTGAGCTGTTAAAAATGAGCGGTATAGGAAGTGTCTGTCAAGGAATTATAGAGACGTGATAGTTATAAGGGTTATAGGCCAAAGGCATATCATTATATCTCCAGTGTGCCTTACAAAATTGTTAAAAATAAAATCTCTTGGTTTGTCCACCCCATGTCCGTGAATACAATAAGAAATAAAGTATTTCTCGGGAAAGCCCAAGATTCCTTAGCATTCCCTATAAAAGCAATTGTTTCGACACATGATAGGCGTTTGTCACAAAGGGCATCCGCTTGAATATCATATAGAGAGAATAGAGAGGTGAAAATGTTGGAGCGCGCTGTGACATATAAAAACAACGGACAGATCAACATTATTCTTAACGGACAAAAGCAGGTGCTGACGAATGCTGAGGCAGAGGCGGAATATCAAGCTGCATTGCAAAAAAACGAAGCGAAGCACGGCATTTTAAAGGAAATCGAAAAAGAGATGAGCGCACTAGTTGGGATGGAGGAAATGAAACGCAATATCAAGGAAATATACGCCTGGATTTTTGTGAACCAAAAACGCGCAGAGCAAGGCTTGAAGGTGGGGAAGCAAGCGCTGCACATGATGTTTAAAGGAAATCCGGGAACAGGAAAAACAACGGTTGCGCGGCTGATCGGCAGGCTGTTCTTTGAAATGAATGTCCTGTCAAAAGGCCACCTGATAGAAGCGGAGCGGGCTGATCTGGTAGGGGAATATATCGGGCACACCGCCCAAAAAACGAGAGATTTGATCAAAAAGTCATTAGGCGGCATTTTGTTTATAGACGAAGCCTACTCGCTGGCGAGAGGCGGAGAAAAGGACTTTGGGAAAGAAGCGATCGACACGCTCGTCAAGAACAAGGTTTTAACTTTTATGTTACTTCCCAACTTGATATCCCCCAGCCTCAACGTCAGCATGAATACGTATGGCAGCGATATTTAGAGCGATTTAATGAGATCAAGAAAATGCATTTTGAAGAGCTTAAAACTGTAGGAGAGATTTCTAAGAAACTAAATATTTCTGATTGGATTATTTTAGATTTATTTAAAGCTCAAAATGTGGACAAGCTTTCATTTCAGGAGTTGTCTAAGCGTAGACGATCTAAGGACTTTGCTTTCCTTTATGATCTACATTTCAATAAGAAAATGAGCTTGAAGGAAATTAGTCGGGCTTACGATTATTCTCCACCTTATATTCGTCAAGTTTTTAAGGATCAGGGAATTAAACACTTAACCTTTAAAAATCAATATAAGAGTTGAGGAGTGGAAAGTCTTGTTAGAACGGTATACATGTTGGCGAATATAACGAGTTTATAATAAAATAAAATGAATTTTAACATGATTCCGACCTCGTCTTTAAAGACGGGGGATTTTTTTGTCCATTTTCCGTAGTATTTACGCATCTATAAGTGAGGACGAAAAAATTCCAGCGAAAAGTGTCCGTTTTTCAAAGTTTATATGCAGTTATTTATGAAAAGGTTGTGCCATTCCGGAGGTCGCTACGCAGTTATATTATGATGGGAGAAATTTATTTTTAAATTCGATGTCAATGACCGTTACTATACCCATTTTATAAGTGTAGGTAGAAGTTCAAATGAATGGTTGTCCGTCTTGGAAAGTCTATACGCAACTAATAATGACGGAAAATTTTTTCGCTGTATTGTGCGATTAGCAAAAGTCGACGGTATTATCTATTGAGGCTATTAGAGAGGGGTGAGTAATTCTGGGATAAACAAGGCTTCCACAGCGTTGTTAAATATCTCAACTAACTATCTATAATGTTTGTGAGTAAGGTTGCACTTAACTCTCAATAAAATTCTAATGAGAATTATAGGAGGAAAGAATAATGGATCAAACACAAATCGCAATTTTATCACTAATCATCGCTACTATTGGTGAAATCAAAGATATATTAATTGCTATGTTTCCTAAATTATTCCCAGCCATCGGAACATTTTTGCTTAACCTGAACATTAATGTATGGGTAATAATCCTTCTACTGCTCATTATTGCTGTACAACAAATTTATATTTTTGTTATTAGAAAGAAATTAAGGTTTATATACATAGTTATTAGGGGGTGATTCTAAATAAAATTCACATTTTAAAGAGTTTTATATAGAACACATTCATAAAGTCACTCTGTTAATCAAGAGTGGTTTTTTTCTTTTCCTCTATAACTATATGATGCATATCTATCCCTGATTTGAGCGAAAAAGTTATTTAACTCTCAACTTTCCACGCTTACATCACCTTATGTCTTCGCTTACTAATCTCATGGGAATTTGAACTTGAAAAAGGTTAAAAGTCATTGTATGATCAAATAAACCCAATACTTCCTTATATTGGGTGTTTGAGAAGGGGGGATATGGTAACATAATCAGTTTTTTTCGTGGTTCGTCATGTTGGTATTGAAGGTCTTTTCAACACGAAGTGACATAATTTTTTAAGTGTAATACTCATACTTGACAAGAAAGAATGCAGTATATTTTCTTGTGAAAACAAAAAGGAGAGGTTATATTGAAAAAGAAGGTTTTTGCTTCAATGGTGTTGGGAGCTACTTTACTAGTATCATCTTCTGTCGTTTTTGCTAGTTCTTCAGATGAGGCTACACACGGAGAAGTTAACTTGGATGAAACAAGGGATTTAATACAAGTCATGAAATTGACTAAAGAAAAAGCGGGTGGCGGTACTTGGTATCATGGTTTCGAAGGTGGGCAAACTAAATCCAATTACAATCATACTAAAAAGACTCACAAATCAAGTGCAGCGGCTGGCGGAGAAAGGTACTTTTCATCTAAATGGAAGAAAAAAGATGAAGGGTATACCTACGCTTCAGTGTATACAACTCTTTGGGGAAATAGGGCTTTTTGGGATACGAAATAAAACAGACAATAACAAAGAGATCTCTAATCTATCTTCCGGTGCCGTCAAAACTTGAATATAAGGCACCGGATTTTTTTTATGGAGGCTATCCAATGAAGAAAACGATTTATATATTGTTCATTCTATTTTTACTCTCAATGAACATATCCAGCTATCACTATACTTTGAATAAGCAAGTTTTTTATACTTTATTCTCTAATAAACAAACTTTAATTATTAATTACAACAAAGCACACTTTAAAAATGATGATTTCATTAAGAAAATAGCTGAATTTTCAAAAAAAGAAAACGTGAATATTACTCAATACAATTTTTTAGACGAGAAGACCTTAAATATCTACGCTTCAAACCTTAAGAATGAACCTTCAATCAAAATAGGAGATAGGTTCATATCTAATTTCAATAAAACAGCAAATGGATCAGATGAAAATTTGATTGGTACTATTGATTTCCCTTTATCAACATGGAAAATTAGATACTTCAATTTAAACCAAATAAACAACGTAGGGTTAGGAAATAGATTTTATATTTCATCCGAGGATGAAGATGTAATTGAACAAGCTAAAAAGCTATTCTCAGACTATGGCAATGTTAGTATGGAAGAAAACATCAGTTTAAATGACTCTGCTGTGTTCAGCACCGCATTACTCTTGTTAGCTTTGCTTTCCATGTTAATCTTATTTATTGGCATACTTTATTTCGTAATTAAGAATCGCAAGCAACTTCTCTTACAGAAGCTATGGGGATATTCAAAAACCAAATCGCTGTTAACTTTCCCAAAAATGTTTTTAAAACCACTTGTTATGATTATAATTTGCGGCGCCCTTCTTATTGTAATTCTGGCTTTTATATTCAACCTAAACGACTGGTTATCAGTGTACGTTAAAATGTACATGCGAAATGCACTGATTGTGACATTCTCAATGATGATATACACAATTATTGTTACTTTGATTTTATATAACAACAGCAATATAAGCGCCACGATAAAAGGCGGCATACCATTTAAAAAGTTTCAATGGCTGTCATTGGGTTTTAAGTTAATTGTGACAATCCTACTTTTTAATATTTTTGCTTCATCCCTCTCTAATTTGTTCGATTTAAAACAACGGCTAGACAATCAATCTTACTGGAATAAGACACAAACAGTTTATAAAACCAGTTTTGCTAATACAGGTTTGAACTACAGTGATTTAAAAATTGATAGAGAAAAAAACGAGAAGGTACGAAAGCTTTATCATGAATTAGAAAGACATAAAGATGCGTTTATAATGGATGCTCAAAACTATGGAATACTGAAAATGAATGGGAAAACTCCAGTTTATTTCTATACATTGAATACAACCAAAGAAAATGAAATTTATTCACCATCGGGAAGAAGCGTAACGATCAGTCCTAATTATTTAAAAGTAAACACCATTAAAGGAGTTAACGGAAAAACGATTACTGAAAAACAATTAACTCTCGATCAAAACACATTGAATTTACTTGTTCCAAAAAAATACGCTAAGTATAAAGAAAAAATCCTCAAAGCTTACAAAGATCAATTTTTCTTTGATAAGGTTGAAGTAGACAATATGTATAACAAAGAAATCCAGCATCCATTAAATACACTGGAAAAAGATCAGTTGGAAATCAATATAATATTTACACAAAATAATCAAGAATACTTCACTTATAACAGTACGCTCGGCAACAATAAAAACAATATTGTTGATCCAATTGCAACTGTATTCACTGATAATGTTGATTCATCAGTTATAGGTGCATATGCAACCTCAAGTTTATTCTTTTCTGATACCTCAAAAGGTATGGCATATGACCACATCATCCCTTACTTAGATAAAACAGATACAAGAGAGCTGATTGGTTCTGCGATATCAGTCTATCAAGAATTAAGCGACCAAATAGCACGAATTCAAAATCAGTTCATCCAGAATCTAATTGGATTAACTATAACACTCATATTGTCAGTAGCCTTCCTTATCTCTTATATATGGTCATACTACAGTGCAAATGCGTATCGACTTTACCTTAAAGAGATATTTGGATATTCATACTGGGCTAGAAATAAGAGCTTAATCATATTGTCGACTGTATCTAACTGTCTGATCGGAATCTGCTTTATTATTTATTATAAAATCTATGAATTAATAGGCTTGATTGTATTGTTCATTGGAATTGAGATGATTATTCTGTATTTCCTCAGCCTTTATTTGAACAGGAAAAACATGAATAAGATTTTAAAAGGAGACAGATTATGATCGAACTTAAAAGCATATCCAAAAGTTTTGATGGAAAATCAGTTCTTTCTAACTTTTCAATTCACATAGAGGAAAATGAATTCGTTTCTATTGTTGGCAAGAGCGGTTCTGGCAAAACCACTCTTCTAAATATAATCAGCCTCTTAGATTACCCAGATGAAGGTAAAGTTGTGATTTTAGGCTATGAAAATCCTAAATCTAAAGAGGTGATGAAGTTAAGGAGAGAGAATTTAGGATATATCTTTCAAAACTATGTGCTTATGGATAATGAAACTGTATTAACGAATTTATTGCTTTCCACAGCATACGCAAAAGACTTTGACAAAAACAAGCTATCTGAAGCTCTAGAGATGGTAGGCTTAGATAAAAGCTTTTTAAAGAAAAAGGTATACCAGTTGAGCGGTGGTGAGCAACAGCGTGTAGCAATAGCCAGGATTATTCTAAAACCCTGCGATATCATTTTGGCCGATGAACCGACCGGAAACCTTGATGAGTACAACAAGAACATTATTCTTTCTCTTTTCCATCAGTTGAAAGAAATGGGGAAAACAATCATATGTGTAACGCATGATCCAGAAATAGCTAACTGCTCTGATAGAGTAATAAATCTTTCGTAAGGAGTTGTTCTTGATGAAACATATTACTTTTGCAATATCTTCAAGTATCCTGATTATTATTACCGGTATTGTTCACAGGGTTATTTTTAGACTATTTGGATTTCCATTCGATGAAGCGCTTTTCTTCTGGGGCGGGTTTGTAGTTGTTTATTTTGTTTTAGCTTTGATTGCTTCCTTACTCTTTAGAAATGTTGGTTCTAGTAGCAGCAGGAGATATCAGGCGTAACTCAACTGGTCATTAAACAATAAAATATATCTTATCTTGAATACATCACAAATATAAAGTATCCTATAGATGTATCATAGTTGGTATATCAGCCACTATAGGCCAGAGAGTTCCCTCACATACTCTCTGGCTTTTCTTCTAAGATAAGCCTCATGTGAAGAACATCACCGTCTGTTTTATTTTCCATCACAACTTTGATAAAACTTTCCGAATTTAAAAGCGTATAGTCTTGGAGAATCATTGCATAGCGCATAGGAGGTAATACTATGAGTGAGTTTTGGGAGAACAGTGAATATGATCCTTTTAGGTTAAAAGACATTAGTGAAGATGAAATAAAGAATGTTGAACAAGAGTTAAATCTAACTTTACCTGAACAATATAAAAAATTGATTATCCAACAAAATGGTGGATTGATTAATTTTAATGCATACCCAACAGATCAGGAAACATCGTGGGCAGACGACCATATTGGAGTTGATCATATTAGAGGAATAGGAAAGGATCTGGGGATTTTAGAAAGTGAATATCTAATAAAAGAGTGGGGTCTACCACAAAGATTATTGTTAATACAGGGGGATGGACATAATTGGGTTGCGTTAGATTATCGTCTAACTAATGAAAATCCACCTGTTCATTACTTTGATCTTGAATTTAATAATGATTTTAAGATTGCAGATTCATTTGATGAATTCTTATCTAAACTCTATACACACGAATACGAAGAAGTTCAAGAAGACGAAAATTTAGATTTTGATGAAATTCTAAGTATTGATCCAAATGATCCAGATGCTATTCAGAAGGAAGAAGTCGAAAAACTCCTGGCTAATAAGAACCCCATGGAGATTCATAGGCTTTCTCTTTTTCCAATCCAAAGTGTTGAAGACCTAAAGTGGTTGCTGAACATTATTAAAGATAATTCTATAGGAGCACAAGGTGACATGGCTTTTGAATTGGCTGACGTTTTGATGTCGATTGTTTCTTCATATTCACCTCAAATACAATCAAATAATCTAAGAGCTGTCGTACAAGAAGCTGTTAATGAGTTAGGAAAGTCTGAAAATGAAGATACTGAGATTATATTAGATCAACTCAAAGACTTCTTGTAAAATGAGTATAATTTTCCTCTTTTTGTTTATTTTTAACATCATTTGTACTAGAATGGAAATGTGTTAAAAATCCTAAAGAAAAGAGGAAATTAATGAAAAGCTATCAGAAGATTTTGAGTGTCGTTTTGAGTTTGCTCCTGCTGCTAACTTTTGTATTGCCGAACTTTGCTGAAGCACAGTCAATTGAACAGCCGGTTCAATCTGGAACAGAGTCAGTTCAAGGATCAGATGAAAATCCGGTTGATTCCGAGTATGAAGAGTATGAGGATGACTTTAACTACGAAGAGGAATCATACGAAGATTACTCTGATGTTTCGGAAGATTCGTATTATAATAATTTAGTAGATGCTCCAGTCTATGAAGATGAAAATTTATTAGAGGACGCAGCGCAAGAAGAAATCATTGAAGACGAAAGTGTTCCTGATAGTGAATTTGAAGAGAATGTTGTAACTCCGACTGAAAGCGCCACTGAACCAGAAACTGATGATGTAGGTGAGGATGAATCTTATCATGCTCAATGGGCTTGGTTAATTCCACCTGCAATTGCTGTTGTTAGTCGTGTCGGAGGTAAGCTCTTAGTTAAGCAGACGTTAAAGTCAACAACAAAGAAAATTGCAGTCAGAAATGGTAAGCTCGCAGGAAAGAAGCACCCTAAGACTGGTGTAAAATTTAATTCTAAAGGTTTTCCTGTTTTCGCATCTAAATACAATTACAATCTCCCTATGAGTCTAATTAAATCTTCAAATAGTACTCAGTTTAAAAATGCAAACGCATCTTTGAAGAAGGCAATTAATACTTGGGAGCATGCGAAAAAATTTAATAAGTATCAGATTCAAGACATTAAAAATGGGAAAACTCCACGAGGGTATATATGGCACCATCATGAAAATACAGGCAGATTGCAATTAGTAAATAGAACTATACATGAAAAAACTGGACATACAGGTGGTAAATCTATCTGGGGTTCTCTATAAATCTATTCCTCTCCTTTATTTAGAGGAGGGGTTTTTTATATTACATATTAAAAAAAGAAAGCCACAAAGGGCTTTCAATTAACGTTCACAAGCATAGTTGTCATGATCCCTATCCATTTTCGATTGGTAAGCAGGGTGCGAGCTAGGTACTCCATTCGGATATTTCTTTCTTAACTCAGTACAATTTTTAAATGTTTCTGTTTCTCCAGTTGACTCTGAAGAAGCTTCGTTTTCAGTTGTAGTCGAAGTTTCACTTGATGTTTTTGGAGTTGTAGGCTGTGTTGCTGCCGATTTAGATGTTGTTGCTTTTTTAACTGCAGTGGTTTTTTCTTTCACACAGCCATTAAACCCTCGGTCAGTCACATATCCATTCTTACTCCAAATAGAAAGCTTCTCTGTTTTTGCTTCTTGCTCGTCTTTCTTAAATTGGTCTATGTATTTCGTATTTGGCTCATATACATAGGCTACTCTGGCTAATCCTTCTTTCAATAATGTTTCCTGAACAGACTTGCCATCGACATAAACGTAAGCTAATAGTCTTCCATACTTATCTCTCCCGTCACCTTTATCAAATTCAAGCTGCAGTTTACCATTGCTGACCAATTCTTTATTTCGCTTAGAAGCATCTTCGCCATACGGTTGAACACATGAATTTGGTTTCTTCGTCTCAGGTGTGTCTATGAGCAAGTAGCGCACTGTGTCTACATTTCCGTTGTAATTAACCTTAATCGTATCTCCATCAACTGCTCTATCTAATGTCACATCGACTAATTCCTTTTTGTCTTTTTCCTTAGGCTTGTGAGTAGTTTTTTCTTTAGTAGATTCCTTTTGTTCTGTTTTCTTTTCTACATCCGAAGACGCTTGTGGTGTTTCTTTTTCTGTGCTTACTTTTTCAGAATCATTTGAGCTGCAGGCTGCCAACGATAAGCTCAAAGTGAATGCTGCAAAACCTAATAATACTTTCTTCAATTTCATTTCCCCTTTTAGAATGTTTGTTCTCTATTTATATCGGTAAACCATCAATAATTATAATCCTGTATCCAATTATTGTGAATTTAATTTTTCCTTAATATAATCACATCTCTGTTTAGGTTTTGTTGGCGCATGTTAAAATTTTACTAGGTTCGTTATCAGAAGGGAATGGTCTTATGCTAGAGATTACAGTTGAAAAATCAAATGGAACTTAATTAAGTGTTTGTACCTTCACATATTAGAGTCAATGAAAGAAGTTATTAAAATTCAAATAATAGGTGGAGTAAAATTGTCCAGTAAAGGGATATGGGAGGAGCAAGTATGGGACAAAAAAGTAGACAGCACTATGTTCCGAAATTTTATTTGAGAAATTTTTCTGAAACTGACAAATCAATTAGCACATTTAATATCATGAATTCATTATACATCCAAAATGCTTCGATTAAAGATATGTGTCAAAGAAACAATTTCTACGGTGACGACAAAGTAGTTGAGGATTTTTTAGATAAAGAGATTGAAAGAAAAGCCGCGAGAATTATAAAGAAAATTATAGACACAAACAGTATCCTAGACTTTGTTAATGAAATAGAAGATTATGAGCATCTACTTACTTTTTTATTAGTTAGTGAGGGAAGAAATTTACGGAGTGCTGACTCAGCAGAAAATGCAGCTGATAAACTGATCAAAACAATGATTAAGGGACATCCTGATTTTAAAGAAGTAGATTTAGACCAATTTGAAATCAAGATAAATCAACCTGCTAATAATATTATAGGTATTGCTTTAGAAAGTACCCCGCTAATTTATGATTTGGAACCTATCTTGATATTACAGAAAACATCAAGAAAGTTCATAACATCAGACAATCCATTAGTTCGTTACAATTCATTTTATATTGGAAGGAATTATCATGGAAGGGGTTTTGGCCTTGTTACTAGAGGGCTACAGTTATTCCTTCCAATATCTTCTCAGCATTGTTTACTCTTTTACGATAGTGAAGCATATGATATTCCAGAGGCAGAAAATGGTGTTCTGACATTAAAAAGAGCCCGAGAAATAGATTATTTAAATGAATTGTTTTATTTAAACTCTTATGATAACACGTTCTTTAATCAGAGAATAAAAGAGGATTATATTAGAAAAATTTATAATAAAAATAAGAATACGTCTAAAATTAATGAACTAGAAAGAGAAGTGAAATTTTTCAATTCAGTAGATGATAACCACGAAATTATAAATTTCTCAAATAATAGAGTTACCAAAAAAATAGCTCTACCGTGGTTAACAGACTCTAGATTTGCAAAAAGTTTAGTTCTTCCCCAACACATGGGAGGGTTACAAAGAATGGAATCGCCATTTATCAGTGAATATATGAAGATCGCTAGGGCTAAGCTTGAAAATCAATGATAAGGACATTCTTGGTGATGATTTTTAAAAATTTATCAGTGGAAAGTTGTCATAAAGATTAAACACCACCCTGAATTTGCGAATTTATTCAAAAGTGAAATTCCAATCAGAGAAATTAATTAACGAGGTATTGCTTGATCCAAACTATTGGGGAGAAGAGAAAAGCGCAGTAAGGATTGGATTTCCTTTTATCTCTACCGACAGGGTAGTGATTAAAACAACTAAATGTACATATATTTTGTTCACTACTAATGCTGCTTCAATTATGAATAAAATTGTTAATGTTTAAATTATTAAAGTTTCATTTGCCATGTATCCGTGATTATAAATAGCATTTATATATGGGGTGATTTATTTGACTAACTTTGTTCATAAGACAGTCAACGGTTAGATGAAAAAGAGGCCATTAAATTATTTTGTTCTGAAGGATATATCATGGAGTTCCTTGTTACATTTTCAGAGGACAAAGCAACCCTGAATGACCTCCAAAGCTTTGATGCTAAACACCAACTTAGCCTTCCAAAGGATTATCAGAAGTTCATGACACTACATAATGGTGCGAAAATTTTTCAGATTCTTTTTGATGGGGAGAATATAGGTGGGGGACTTTATTTATTTAGCCTTGAAGAGATTGAAAAGGAACTAAAATATGAGGATTTATTTGAAGGTATCAATGGCATCCCAATTGGTCATTTATTAGAAGGTTGTCATTTGATGATCGACAAAGATAAATTGGATAAGGGTGATCCCAACTATCTTTTTATATTACAATTAGGAGAGTATACACCATTAAATTTAAACTTTGAGATATTTCTAGATCGGTATATAGAATCCAATGGGGCAACTTTTTGGGAATGGCGCTACTATACCGCAGAAAATTATTATAGAACAAGGTAGCACGATGTTTAAGGCGGTCATTTTCGGCTGTCTTTTTCTGTTATTCAAATAGATTATTGTGGTAAAATTTACATAGAGTAGGCTCGAAAGGAGAATAAAATGAAGGTATTTGAAGCTGATTCATTGCTCTCAGAAGCAGACAAAAGAACTAAAGAGTACAAGGAACTAAGGTCGCAAATGGTGAAGCTTAAAAAAGCGTTTAAGTCCGTAGCTAATTTAGATGACGGCGAGTTTTCAGGTAAGGGTGCTAACAACATTAAAGCATTTTATCATGATCATGTCGGTGTTACAGATCAATGGATTGATTTAATTGACATGAAGATTGCTTTTCTAAGCAGTGTTTCTGCAAAACTTGAAGATGCTAAGATGTCTGATGCTTACATAGAAGAATCCTTTCTAGAACATGAGTTGGCTAACGCCTACACAAAATCAAAATCCATTATGTCTGAACAGAAAAAAGCAATGAAAGACATTCTGAATGACATCAATGACATCCTTCCACTTGAAATATTCTCAACAGAAGATTTCAAAGACAAACTTTCTTCTGCAGATGACAAACGTGAAAAAACAATCGATAAGCTAAACAAACTTGATGAGGATTTAAAAACAGAATACGTTGAAACAGAACCAAACGAACAATTCATTCAGCAAGATTTTAAAAAACTGCAAGAATCAACTGGCAAAGGGAAGAACGCTACACCAATTCACTACAATGCCAAAGCGTATAGAGAAAGTGACATACATAAGAAAAAAGGCGATATTGAGAAGCATTCTGAGTCTTATTTAAGTGTGAAGAAAGAAGAAGCTAAAGAACGTGAAATTAAGGAATTAAAGAAAAAACTTAATGACGGTGTGTCTGATCCTGATGAATACTTAGAGATTGCTAAGAAAGTAGGATACGAGAATCTTGAGCCAGCTCAAGTGCAGCTTGCAGTGCAAATTGAACAAGCAAAGCAGCTAGAGGGAGCAGGAGAAATCACCTGGGATATTATTAAAGGAGTAAGTGTAGCTGCATATGATGTCGTTAAGGATACGGTAGTTGGTGCCAAAGACTTAGCAGTTGGTACTTGGGAATTTTCACAGCTTTCTGATGAGCAGAAGCTATTAAAAATAACTGGTACCATAATTGAAACACCTACTTATGCTAAAATTATTTGGAAAGACTTATCTGATTCCTGGAATGATAAAATGGTCAATGGTGATGCTTATTCGAGAGCACACTATATAACTTATGCTGTTGGAAGCCTTGTTGGATTAAAAGGTGGAGGCTCTATTCTTAAAGGGTCAAGTAAGTTAGCTACAACTGGAGCAGCCAAGGTCGATAAAGTCTTAGGGGCTGGAGAAAAAGCAATTACTAATAGCGTAAAGACTGGAATTGATAAAGGAAAAACCTTCATTAATTCTATTTCATTAAATAATAATCAATTGGCGTATGCAGGTATCCTTCAGGATATAAAGAATACTCACAATGTGAAAAACACATCAGTATTGAAAGAAGCGATAGACGAGAAGAACAGTGTGCTTTATAAATCGGCTGGTAGCGATGATTTTGTAGGAACACTAAAAGGTGAACAGGTTCTTTTAAAAGGTGTTAAAGTTAAGGAAATTAGCTACACAAAGAGAAGTCCAGAAGAAACAGCAAAACTTAGAAGAAAGTTCAACAGTTCTATAAAAAAACAATTCTTAAAAGGTCTATCAAATGATCCCAATAAAGTTAATAAACTTAAGAAAGCTGGCTTAACAGATAAGGATATTGCCCGAATGAAGGATGGGTTGAATCCAAAAGGATATCAAGTTCACCATAAGCTTCCTCTAGATGACGGTGGCACAAACGACATGGATAACTTGATTTTGATCAAAAATGACCCTTATCATAAAGCAATAACTAACGAGCAAAATTCGTTAACAAAAGGTTTGACACCGGGGGAAACAAAGAAGATTAATTGGCCTATTCCAAATGGTGAGATATATCCAAGTGAGAAATAAGGGGGCAGTATTATGTGGGTAAATTTATTAGAGGAAATTCGAAAAACTGAAGCAAAGTATGGAGATGAATTAAATTCTCCTGTTACAGACCAAGAAATAAGGAACTTTGAAGAAGCAGTATTAGGTAAGTTCCCTGTAAATGAGATTCCTTTAGAATATAAAAAATTCCTTCAAACTGTAAACGGATTAGATTTTAATGGCTTGGTAATCTATGGATTGGATCAAGAATTACTGAGAGAAGAAAATGATGAAGAAGTTTATGGTTTTATTGAAACAAATGAACAGTGGCACGAAAATGATGAGCAGAAAAAATATCTGTTTTTTGGTGACTCAGATACAGCTTGGTATTGTTTAGATGTAATTGAGAATGAATACTTAGAGCTTGATAAACCCTCTGGAACGCTGATGAACAAATTTAATGATTTTAACGCCATGCTAGCTGATGCATTGAAAGTTAGTTTAGACAATTAAACAAAAGTATTGCAATTGTTCATTGCTAAAGTGTGCAATGCGGAGGGGATTAATATGAGCTTCAATAATATCAAACAAATGTTGAAAGAGTTTTCAATTGATGCAAAAACAGATCCCAGAATCAATAAAAATGAACAACTCAAAGAAATTGAAATGAACATAGGAAAACAATTACCTTCTGATTATAAGGATTTTTTGAAGGAATATGGCGGCTGTTATCTAGAAAGTACAAAAACAACAGATGAAATTGAGTATGACGTTTGCTATAAACCTTTAGAGAAAGATCCTTGGATGGGCAAGGGCGATGATACACAATTGTTAGAAGGTTTTTATGGTTTAGCGAACGATCATAACAGTCTTCAGAAAGCAATAGATACATATTCTGATCGCTTTCCTAGAAATATTATTCCTATAGCAAGCTCTGCAGGCGGGAATGAAATATGCATGGATATCGATAATGGAAAGATATTGTTTTGGGATCATGAATTAAGTCATCCCGACAAAGACTTTTTCTTAATTGCCAATTCGTTTGAGGAGTTTGTCTTCAGTTTAGTTGATGAACCAATTGAAGCTGATAAAGAAGATGATGGAATTCTGTATATTGAATTAGATGATGACTTACTAAGCAGTTAAGAAAACGTATGGAGATAACTGGAGGAAAAGTTAAAATGGCAGTTACTTATTGGACAGGGGAGAATCTTACACTGCGAGCAATTCAACCTGAAGATATCGTTATATTTGATTCGTTAGATGATGAAATTCTGCGAAATATGGACTCGCTACATTTTCCTCGTTCAGCTAATAACATGAGAGAATGGGTAGAAGAACAATTAGAAAAAGATGAATTCCGTATATAGTAGGTATGATTGAAACCTTTGACTGTGATAGGAAAAATGGTACCTTCGGTTATTATTTGGCTGTATTCGAGCCATATAGGGGCAAAGGATTTGCCAAAGAAATGATCTTGATGGTTCTTCGCTTTTTCTTTTTGGAACTTGCTTATCAAAAAGTAAATACAACTGTTTATTCTTTTAATAATCCATCCATACGATTACATGAAAAATTAGGTTTCATGAAAGAGGGACAACTAAGAAAGATCATTTTCACTAAAGGTGCCTATTATGATGGTATTTGCTTTGGGATGACAAGAGAAGAATTTGAACTGAATCATGGATAATATCACTTGTGCATCGATAAAGTACTGGGTTCCAATAAAATAATGGTTTTAACCATAAAGCAATAGTATTGCAAATACCATTTTTATATGGTTATAATTAGGATGAGGATTATACTTTTTAAAGTATAAAAAATGCATTTGTTTAATAAGAAATGCATAAAATAAAAAGACCAGGGTGCTACCAACACCCCGGCTCTGTACAAAAAGTTGCCCATCAAAGGGCTTGCTCGATGTGGTTTCTTGGTAGACCTATCCCTTTAGGTTCTGAGGCTCAAGGGAGGTCTATTTTTTATTTATATACGTCAACAGGGCGATTATAAACGACCCGAATGCAAGCATTAACATTAATGCCTGGAATGTTGACATAGCATCACCCCCTTTCATTAGGGGATGAGCAAGACTCCCTTGAGTGAGCAATCTTAATGTACAGGAAATATTATACTATACATAAATGTCCTTGTCGTTAAAAACTCACAATAAATTGACAATATGAATGAACTTGCAAAATGCAGGTTCTTTTTTATTTCAAATATTAAACAATTCCTTTCAAATGACGATATTTAACATGTAAACTTGTACCAAGGAGGATTTAGGAAATGAAGAAAAGAATTACGTATGTGCTGCTTGCTTTTCTAGCAGTAGTAGCTTTTGCTTACACTGATCCAACAAAAGCCAAAGCAGCAGAAGCAACACCACTTTATTATCTGCAAATTACAGGGATTACATCAGACGGGAACGATTTTGCTTGGGATAACATCACTTTTAGTCAAACCAAAGCTCCAAGTGTTTTAAAAGGTGATAAACTTCACGTTAAGGCTCGTTTTATGGGGTATACAAAGTTAACAGTTATCACGGGTAAAGATGGAAAAAATCTGTTATATGATGGTACAGCTAGGATGTATAAATCCGATGCCATTCTTGGTCAGAATAAGGTAGTTATAGGCTGGGATAAATATTTTGAGATTCCAATGGACGCACTTCAAGATAACTCTATACAGATTAAAGCATTAAGCTCAGGCACTACTTTTGTTTACAGCCGAAAAATTGATTTTGAAAGAGAGTGAACCAGGTGATTAGCACTTCTAATTATGATGTAACTAAAGATCCAAAGTTCTTAGCATTTTGCAGTTTGGCTACAGAAGGATACGGAGGGAATAACCCAACTCCTTCATCAATTGGTTTTAGTAAATTCTGTGAAAAACTTGAGAAAAATGAGGTAGTTAAACCTGAGAACAAAAAAAGCTCATTTGACCTAAATAAGTCTTTAGATTATTGGAAATCAAGATTTAATCCGGGAGGCAATCTCTCTGCATTAGATTCACAGGTATTAGATATTATCAAAAAAACTTATAACTTAGGTATGGTTAACAAAAATAATATGCTGCTGCGAAACGAAGCAATTAATGCTTATAAAAATTCAATTTAAATAATGAAAACAATGCCCAGCTTAATAAAGTGCTGGGCGTTTTACTTATTGGGGTTATTTGCTTGCAAATACTCTCGATGTTCTTTCTCCAATTTATCAATATCATCTTTGAATACATAAATCTTATATTTTTGTTTTGCTTCTCTTGACAGATTATGTTCTAAATATTCACGGAGCTTTGCCTCACTTTTGGTTTGATCCATGCCAATTGTAATTGCCGGATCTGTTATTCCAATTTGAAAACTAAATAAACCAAATTCATCCCAAGCACTTTCTAAAACTTCTTCAGGTGCTTTTTTGTTTGATTCGATTAAAGTAATACCCGACATAATCAAAGCAGGAACTAAGATCAAAAATCCGATTAGCCTCTTCTTCATTCACCAATACACTCTCCTTTGTGGAAAAGAATCCCTCCTTTATTAATACTACGTATATCATTATTGACCTTTAATTTTATTTCCAACATTTACACCGAACCTTTGTTCTGGTTTCTCTTGAATAAAGAACGTTTGTTCTGTTAATATTAGATTAATAAAGGAGTGAGTCGATATGCTTAGAGACCGAGGAACAATCAAATGGACATCAATGATGCTTCCAGAACATTTAACACAGCTTAAACAAGATTTGATTGATGTATCAAAAATTGAAAAGCCATCCTTAGATGACCAACAAATTGAAGAGATGGATCTTCTCGTCTCTGAGGCATTGGAATTTAATAAAGAGTTGAAATTCAAACTCTTTAACAATGGATTCGTTGAAAATGTTACCGGCAGAGTACATTACATTAATTTTGAACAACAAAAGCTTCACGTAAAAGACCAGAACGACAATACAGTTTATGTCAACATGAATAACATCATAGGAGTTACATACAATGATTGATTACTCACAATTTCCACGAAAGAATATAACTTGTGTCGACATGAAATCCTTTTATGCTTCGGTATCGGCTGTAACAATGGGGCTTAATCCTTTAACATGCTATCTTGCTGTTGTAGGAAATACGGAGAGACAGGGAAGTGTAGTGTTAGCTGCATCTCCTGCACTTAAAAAAGATTTTGGAATCAAAACAGGATCGAGACTTTTTGAGATACCTGAAGATCCAAGAATACACATTGTAAATCCGCAAATGAAGCTTTTCATCAGAGTTTCGACTGAGATTACAAAGCTGTTTTACAGGTTTGTTCCTGAAAAATGTGTACATACCTATTCAATTGATGAATCTTTTTTAGATGCAGGAAAAGAAGATCCTGAAGAAATGGCCAAGGCAATTCAAAGCAGCATGTGGAGAGAGTTTGGTTTGATGTGCACAGTAGGCATTGGAGACAATATGTTGCTCAGTAAGCTTGCACTTGACCTGGAGAGTAAGAAAACAAAGAGAGGTATTGCACGTTGGAGATATGAAGATGTGCCAAATAAACTCTGGAAGGTTTACCCTTTGTCTAAAATGTGGGGGATAGGAGGGAGAATGGAAAGAAATCTTAATCGGATGGGAATATCAACTGTAGGTCAGTTAGCTAAATTTCCTTTAGAGCTGCTTGAAAAGAAGTTCGGAATAATGGGAAACCAGTTGTATTATCATGCTCATGGAATCGATTTATCAGAAATTGGAGCTCCATTGATGCAGGGGCAGATTAGTTTTGGTAAGAGTCAGATTTTGCTGAGGGATTATACAAAGAGAGAAGAGATTAAGGCTGTTCTTCTGGAGATTTGTGAGGAAGTTGCAAGAAGGGCACGTACACATAATAAAGTTGGTCGAACAATCAGCCTGGGAATTGGCTACAGTAAAGATGAGCTTGGTGGTGGATTTCATCGAGCAAAAACAATTGATCTTCCCACAAATATCACAATGGATATTTATAGATGCTGCTTAATGCTCTTTCATAAGTTTTACTCGGGTAAAACAGTGAGAAGTATCTCAGTTACGTTATCAAATATTGAAGAAGATGTTAATCAGCAGCTGAGTTTATTTGAAGTGGATAATGAAAAGAGAAGAAAGCTTGGATTTGTAATGGACGGGATTAGAAGTAAATATGGATCGAGAGCGATTCTGAGAGCAGTTTCTTATACATCTGCTGGTACTGCGCTTCACAGAGCCGACCTTACTGGTGGACATAAATCATAACATAAAAGCCCACTCAAATGTTTGAGTAGGGCTAATTAATCAACCTTTTTTTTAACCTCCGACAGGCCTTTCGGCTACCTGGATGTTAGATGGTGAATCTGTACTCAATTGCGTTAAAGCTACCCCACTTAAAATTACAGCTAAAATAGATACGCAAAGCACAAGTTTTTTCATAAGATTCCCTCCACCTGGTTCATTTTCTGTTCAGCCCAAATTTTCGCATTGAAAAAGCTTGTTGCTTCTTCAAAAGCACCTATTGATTCAAACCTTTTTGCAGCTATGTAGGACAATTCATCTACACTTTCAAGTTCATTTTGCTGTTTTAAAAACTCAATATTACTAATACAATTGATGAAATTATTTTTTAATTCCCCACAATAAAGGTTATACAGGACGCTGATTTTGGCTTCGTATACTTTATTCTCCATTAATATGAGTCTTTCCTGTGCTTTATTGTAAAAATTAATGGCTTTCATTTTTTCGTCAATTTTAAAGAGTTCTTTAATCATCATGAATAAAGAGTTTAAATAATAAATTGAATTTACCCAAGATTCATTTCCTATTGCTTCTTCAAGTGATTCAATGCATTTATCAGGTTTGTTCCAATCAGAATAAACGATACTAAGATTGTGAAATAATTGAGCTTTCAAAAATTCATCTTTTGTTTCTACTGCAATATCAATTGCTTCTAAGTAATATTTCTCTGCTTCCTCAAATCGTTTCATATCAGCATAGTTTGCAGCTGCAATCATTGTTGATGTAGCAAGTTTGCATTTATAATCAGGGTGTCGCTTATATATCGAAATTGCATTTTTTATATAGTGTTGTGCCACAATGCTTTGTTTAACAAGAGTGTATAAGTAAGAGACTTTAGAATAAAATTCAGCAGCTTCAATTTCATCCGGAATTTCTGCAAGCTTTTTCTCAGCTAATCCATATAAGTTAATTGCTCGATCATAGTTTTTGTTGTATGCCTCATACATTGCTTCAAATAAATAAAAGTTGTATTCTAATTTATCATTTGTTTTTTTAATGAAGTTTTGATTGTCTTCAGTAAAATAGGTGTGTTTTTGCAAAGGTTCTCCTCGTGAGGAATGCAGCAACATTTTATGTCTTTCTTCTAATAGACTATAATACGCAAGAACTTCTTGATCTTCTTCCATTTCATCAAAAAGTTTCTTTATCTCTGAATAATATTTTATTGACTCATCAACCTTTTGCTTTTTTATAGCAATGTACCAGTCATTCAGTGTAGTAGCGACAACTTCTGAAGCGATCTTACTCATACAAACCCCTCTTTCTGAAATTTCAAAAATCCCTCGAAAACAATCATAACATAGTCATTGAAAAAATTGTAAAAGGATGTAAAGTTTTCTGCAATTTTTTATTTAAAAAAAACGAAAAAAATACCCTCCTCAATCGAGAGAAGGGTAGGGGGTTTTATCTCGGTGAATCATAACCCATGGCTTGTTCACTATCAGAAATACCTTGAGTTGTTGGGTCAACAATGATACCCATTGCAGATAAAAAAGTTAGAAGTGCATTAAATTTCTCTATCAATTCGTCACCAAATACAGTCAAGTCGTATCCAAATGCAGAAGCAATTGCTTGTGTGAATAACAGTGTTGCAGAGAAAATCGCAACAAGGAATGTTTTCTTTTTAAGTCTTACTTTCCAGTTGATTTTAGTCATTTAATCGTCTCCTGTTAATTTTATTTGAGGCCAAAATGTATGAGCAACCATGCACCGACAATAGTGGCAATTACACTTGGCAACACCTTGAATACAAGGTCTTTTGTGAATTGTGAGGGATCAATTTTACGAGTAGAATCAGAGCGTTCCAATATTTCAACTCGATTGTCCAGTTTTTCATACGATTTGCTTAGATTTTTTAAACTGTTACTCATTTCGTTAAGAGTACTGAACTGTTCTCTTGATTGTGCTTGAGAGTCTTTATTAATTTCGACTTGTTGCTCAACTAGCGTAGCAATACGACCGATAACATTTGTTCTTTCCTCAAGAGAGTCAATCTTGTTATTAGTGTGTTTTGCTTTTTCTTCTAGTGCACTTAATCTTGAAATTGTGCTTTGCTCAAAGTTATCCATTTGTCACCAACCTTTAATGAATATAGAAAGGTGACATTACATCACCTCCTAAAATTAAGAGGATAGTCACTGATACATTAGATCAACAAATACCCTCCGAGATAATTGAATATATTTAGATTTTTGAACCAAACTGTCCTGAGATGTATCCACGTTTACCGTTATAAATAACTTCCCAGTAACCTTTGGAATTGTTTTTGCCTTTAACTGAACCAGAAATTAAAATAGTACTTCCAAGCTTGACTGTGCCAATATTTTTAGAACTATTTCGATCAGGTTTGTCCATTACGATTGCTGCGCTTGATACACCAACAATTTTGATTTTTCCCACGGATTTAATAGATGAGGAGCTTGAAGAAGTTGATGTTGTTTTTGGGGCAGGAGAAGAGGTTTTAACTGATCCTGTAACATCAACATATTTGTCAGAAGCAGTGATGTAATATGTAGCGCCTTTAGAGTTCTTAACTTTGTATTGGTACGCAGATCCGACTTTAACTTTCTCAACAACTGTAGGAAATCCAATGCCTTTATTTACTGTGCCGACAACATCTTTATCTTCCCAAGATGGTTTTGAATAGAAGCGAAGACCGTCAACTTTTGATTTTAGTGAACCACTTGCTGCTGATGAAGAGGAAGGGGAGGATGTAGTTGGTCTGATTGATGTTTTTGTTGGAGCAGTTGATCTGCCACCGAGAACTTTTAGTTCGGCAGCAATTTTATTTTTAACTTCATCCCAACGACCTTCATCTAAAACACGATGAGGACAATATTTTCCTGACCACTCTTGGTGTTTCTTAACTCGCTCAACTCCCCAGCCACGTTCTTTAAGTAGTTGTGCAATGAATTTGATTGCCAGTGCTTCTGCTTTTCTGTATCGTTCTCCACCAGATTTAGAGTAGCAAACCTCTACGCCGATAGACGTACGGTTTCCGGAATTGACACCTGATCCATCTCCCGTATGCCATGCATTTCGATTCACTGGAATACCTTGAACAACCTCTTTATCATCCACTGCAAAGTGATAAGATACTTCAGCATTATTGTTTCTCATGTATGTAATTTCATTATTTGCCGATGCATCATTAGCTGTATTGTGAAAAGTAATATACTTTGCCGACATTGCATAAGGACATTTAATTGAATATTTACCTGATGGCACCAACATTTGTCTCGCTTGAATTGTCATAAAAACATCTCTCCTAATAATTAAATTTGAGCACAAAAAAGAGAGAAGGGGACTTAACCCAATCTCTCTTTATCTCACGTATGCTCTTACTATCTCTGTTTTTCAAGTATGTATTTTGAATAAAATCTATATTTTATCTAGAACGTAACACCTCCTCAATTAAATAAGACACCCTCTAGAGAAGGTGCCTTAAAAATTAATATAGATCATGCCATTCAATACCATCGAACCCCACGTGTTTTTTCCGGGTACTGTCATATCTAATTGCACCTTCACGTTCAGTTCCATCCCAAACCCCGTTATCCTCAAAGACAACTGAAGATATTTCTAGACCTCCAGACTTTGTTGGATCATTTACTCTCTTGGGTCTTAAGAAATCAGCAGCACCGATTCCAACAATACTAGCCTTACCTGGTTCATACACTTTAAATTCATTAGAATTGTAATAAGCTGATTTTCCAATGAACTTAATTCCATTAGATGTTCTCAATGCATCAACAGCTAAATTGATTAAAATGTTTTCATTAAAATCATTAACGAATTTCACTTCATTTGCGCCACTGAAACGCAAACATGCTTTCCAAATTGAATTGTCCGGCTGAAGTGCTGCTATTTGTAATCCATAGTTCCTTAGGAAAGCATTATAAATCATATTAATGGATCTGACATTTTGTAGGATGTGGACATCGTTTTTGTCTAACCCTTTTAGTTTATAAACATCTGTCCCAAAGCTTAAACCTGTACCACGATCCCACTTTTTGCTTGACCCACAGTAATAAAGGAAGTACACGCCATTCATTTTCATTAGGCAAGCTCTATAAATACCTTGATTATCCCATGCAAATTCCTTGTTAGATGGCTTAAGTATAGGTTTTGCCAAAGACCATGTTACATTGTCAACCGATACTGAATGGTAAAGAGTCATTGTATTTCTGTCTTGGCCAGTTACAAAGGCCGTAACGACCATCTCATACCCAACATCTGTATGGATAACATCAAGATGCCATAGATTCATTGGTATATCCATTGGTATACAAATATCCTTAAACTCATCCCACTCTGTTCCTGTAGCACTCTCAGAGTAAATTACTTTGTATCCATTACTAACGCACCACATCTTGTATTTATTATCCTCAAAGATAATTGCAGGACTTATATAGTCTCGATCACTTCTAATTCCAGTAATTGCAACCTCTTTATCACTCCATGTCTTTCCATCTGTTGTGACTTTTCTAAAAATCGTCACGGTTTTGGCATCTTCATCTACAAATCGCCAATAGACCTCTAATCTATTTAATTGGTCATTATAGACCATATGAGTATCTGAATTATATTGTTTATCTGCACTTCCATTAGGCTGCGGTTCAAGAGGGTTCTTAAATCCGTTAGGTTCAGACCAATTAATCATGTCGTCACTCACTAAAATATGAGGATTCTCTTTTGCTTGAGCTCCTTTAGGATATGGAGTGAAAGCCATCCAATAAAGGTAGCCATTCCATCTTTCCTTAAAACCAACTACCTTTGGATGATATGCTTCAATATCATCATATGCACTTAAAAGTGTGAGCCTTGATTGAGCATTAGATAAACTTAATTGATCAATTGTATCTTTTGCTTCCGTAGATGTTTGATATGCTGAATTCCATTTTTCTCTGTCTAAACTTGTAACATGTAATCCGTCTTCGTTTTTATGTGCATCAATTTTTTGTTGAGCGCCGTCTTCAGTTTCGATTTCATCTATGCCTTCAATCATTTCATTGTACATGGTCATTTCTGACTCAATGTTGCTGACATTGGTTTCAAGTTTATTTTTAAAAGAGAGTAGACTCTTCAATGCCATTATGTATTCCTCCAAAAGTTTCAATTAAATAATAAGTATTACAGTCTATGATATTACCAAATTATTCATTTAACATTATATTCCCAATGGAATTAAAAGTAAAGTAGTCCACATCATGGACTACCTTCTATTTATTACCCTAAGGTATAAGTTATATCTAATAAAACATAATCAGTATTAGCTCCTGGTATTGAGGTAGAGAGTACAACCGTACCTGTGTTGTTAATTGTCATAACAACACTTTTGGTTGATGTTCCACTATTGTATTGTGTGTATGTTACTGCATATGTAGGTCTATATTCTTCGGGTAGAGTAAATATTGCGGTACCAGCAGATCCAGATTTAACTGCTCCCGAAATAGTGACAATGTTTCCGTTTTTAGTGTAGCGAGGGGTTCTAAAAGATTGCCAACCATTTTCTAATTGGGCGTTAATCCATCCTGGGTTATTTATCGTAGCACCAGCATTTTGACCAAGAATCAAAAAACTTGCATCTGTTCTGTTTGTGATTCGAGTACATGTTTTGAAACTGTTATTTGCTATGATCACTGAATCAGATTCGTTAGACATAAATACGCCTGTTTCAAAATTAGTTGCTATGTTCTTTTCAACTATTGTTTCTCCTACACCATCAACCTGAATAGCATTATTATAGAGCGCACCTGTGTTTTCAATTGTATTGCCCGAAATGATGCTTCGTTTTACACCGTTTATTCTAACTATTGAAGAAGAGTAATCATTTGAATTCATTCTAAGGATGTTATCTTTAATGATCGCCGTTTTAGTATTAACGTAAACAAAAGCAGAGTAAGGGCTTGTTGTATGTTCACCTGGTTCTACTCGATTATCACTAAAAACAACGTCTCCTTCATAATGACCTAACCTTGCAGCTATATAGGTATCTTTAAAACTGTTCCCAGTAACAGTTAAATCTTTACCTTCTAAATATGTATAGATGCCAAATCCGTCTTTGGGAGCTTTAATCGTAGCGTTTTTAATGACAAAGTTATTAAATTGTTTCTTCAATAACATAGCGGTTTTACGCATATCTCTTACTTCTTTTTCGTAAAAGTTTCCGGCTTCCCAATATCCACCATGTATAAAAATTTCATCTTTAGTTCCTTCTTGAGAACCGGGGCTTCCAGCAAAAGCATTTGGACTTCCAATTGATGTGCAATTTTCAAAATAAATACGGCCTAATTTACTTTCGAGAGGGGTTTGACCAAGGTGGAAGCCAGCAACTGTTCGTGTCACACCGGCTGATGGGGTATTATTGATTGCGAAGCAGTTTATGAAGTGGATATCTGTAACATCATATTCTGAAGTATGAACGTGAACTTCAAATCCTGATCCATGATTATTTATAGCTCCACAATTTAAGAGGTAGATGTGAGACATGCCATCATCGAATTCATATGCGTTTGCATCCGGTGGAGTGTCAGAATTAACAAGACATGAGTTTTCAACTAGACATTTTTCGAAAAGTACCCGAGTAGAAATACCTCTTTCTCCAGTTAAAGGCTTAAAATTCTGATCTGAAATTGAAATGCCGTCTTCTTTAACGTTATCTAAATGTAAGTTGACATATGAATCTCTAACAGCTCGGAAATCTAAACCTCCAGATGTATTGATAACATCACAATTTATAATGGACACATAATCAGCAGCGACCATCTGTATACCGTAGATTGGATGATTCTGACCATCAAAAGTTATGTTCTCTAAGATTATATTTTTATTTAAGCCAGTTTTATATTCTCTGGTAGCATCATTTGGTTTTTTATATGCAGGTAAGTTAGAATTTGCAATCATCGCACGTGGAAATGGGGAAGACCAACCGGTTGATAGGTTGTGCTTAATTGTTGTTTTTCCTAGACCAAAGAAGTGAGTGTTGCTGTTTATCTTTAGCTGACCAACTAGATATGTTCCAGATGGGATAATTACCTTTCCGCCTATATCTAAAGCTTTTTGAAATGCATCTGTATCATCTGTTACTCCATCACCTTTAGCACCGAACTTGGCAATGCTAACACCAATGCTTTCAAGCTCTGTTCGTAATGTGTCTGTGCTCTTTTTAAATTCATCAAATTTACTGCGAATATCATCTGCAGTGTATCTATTGTCATTTGATTTTAAACCTACTGCATCTAAAGGTATCCATTTTTGGGCTTCTTCATCATAGTAACCCATAGTATTTACAGGAATTAAATTATCGCTCAATATGTAACCTCCTTTAACTTCTGCGAATCCAAATCATGCTGCCATCAGGAGTCTCTACAGAAGTCTTTACTCGTTTTTTCACTGGTGCATTATTTGTTCTAAGCCATATTGTTCTTATGTTATAAGGTTCAATATAACTGCAAACAACATCATAGCCATCAAACTGATCTGAAATACTAATATTAATCCAGTCAAAGCCATCCCATCGATACTCAATTCCTGATTCTTTAACCGTGACAACCCATCCTATTTGAGGGGTAGGGTAGGTGTTCAATAAATCGCTATATGTATAAACCATTGGCAGATATATTTTTCTGGTGTTTTCAACAACATACTCATAATCAGAGGTAGCTTGTCTACACCAGTTTGTAATTTCAATACAGCGTTTTGTAACACGCTCACATTCAGCAATTCGCTCATTCATTCGAATAATTGCATCTTCGGCTTCATCAATAAGCCCCTGAAGAGTTTCGACAACCATGTTTCCTTGGCGTTTAATCCAAATTCGAGAGGCAGGGAAGAAGGAGGCTCCTTCGCCACTATATTTGAATGTAAGCGATTTTCCTTCATTTGTAGCCTTGAAAAATACAACACCCATTAGGTAATCAACTTTAAAATAGTTGTTTTCAAGTTCACCATCTTCAATTTCTCGCCATTCTTTGTTATCGCCAATAACTTCGACCCGGAATTCACGGTTGGGAACTTCAGTTAGAAGAACTCTACCATTGTAAACCGTAAGTGATTCATTATATGTTAAGTAGGGATCTTCAACTGTTCCTTTTCTTTTTTTGCTTAAAATCGGATCGTTATATAGCTCAGCAAAATCAGTCAGATTAATCACCTCCATTAATTTTGTTGGTATGCTTCCCAAATATATTTGACGTTTAATTTATTTCCTCTACAATTAGCATCAGATCCAGTTACAAATAATTTGTCTCCCAAGGCACCATAACTTAAATCTCCTCCTATTAAAGAGAGTCCAGAAGAAGTTATTTGATATGCATAGCCTCCAGAAGAGCTTTCAATAACCAACTGGCTATCCTCAGAAGAGATAGGTGTAATCTTGACCATGTCTGGAGAAAAGGTGAGAGGGATTAGTTTGCTCGTAGTCCCATCACCAATATAAGTTCCTTTAGCAAACTTGGGTGTGACTGGAATGCTTTCAACTAGAGCATATTCTGAGGCTAATCTGCCACCTAATGATTCTGCATTCCCATCAATAGAGGCATTAATTACACCTGAGTCATTACGAACAGGTATAGAATTTGGAAAGTTAGTTGTTGATGCTATGTATCCGTTCAAGGAGTCTGCCGAGCCAGAGGAAGAGACAATCCATTGTTCGCCGTTAAAAAGCTCTTGTTTATTTGTTTTGGGATCAATCCAAATTGTTCCTGCCTCAGGGATTTCAGGCTTTGTTTCTGTAGAGATTGTATAGAGGCCATTAACTTTTCCACTAAGGCTTCCTTTAACTTCAACAGAAGGAGAAGGGAGGTAGGGGTTTTCAGAAGGATGATTCGATTTAACTATATCCGAAAGAAGAATCTGATTTATGTCTATATCCGCATCAACTCTTCGATAAGCTTGAACACCAATAGTGTAGAACATATTTGAAGGTAATCCCGTAAAAGTGGCTGTGCGTCTGTCATATTTAACATTTTGTAAGTTCTCGCTAGCTTGCACTGAGCCAAATGTGTACTCTTCATTGTCATCACTACCGTGCAAGTAAATCTCAAATCCATCGATGTTGTATTTGTCCTCATCGGAATCAACATAGTCCCACTGAATGGTAATATCAACTGACCCGTTATCATTTACCTTATGGGTAATTGCAGTGCCATCAGAAGCAATAGCAGGGGAGGCCGGCGGCACTGAAATTCTGTCATTTCGAATATTGAAGTTTTCAGTTGCTTTGTCCCATTCGATCTTTCTTTTATTTAGTTCAGTACTTATTTTGTTTGTTCTGTAAACAGTCTTTATGATTTTCTCAAAATCAGATTGAACTCTTTTTCCATTTGTAACTGTGACACTAATATTTGATTGTTCAAAATCAATTGTTATTGCTGAAAGTATGGCTTTAATATCGGTATTTAAATCATTCTGTTGAACTCGTACTATGTCTCCTAAACTGAGCCTATCCCAGTTATGTTTTTCACTAAGACAGTTAAAAAAGTTCACTATATCTAGTGTTACATTCACTGGCGGTGTATTGCGACTTTCAAGTTCTTCATTAGCATCATCATAAAGTTCATTCTCGTCATAGATGCTGTCATTTGACCATTCAGTTGTTGAAATGAAACGTGAGAGCAGTTTTTGCTGATTTTCACTAAAATTGTTCTCAAAAGAAAGCTTTTTTTTAAGCTTGGAAATTGAAGCAGATATTTGAGAAATTGTTGATTCAATCGTAGCAATTTGGTTTTTCTTTTCTACTACTGCTTTCTGCTTTATGGCGAGTTGAGCTTTCAGTTGACTTGTGTCATCTCCAGATTTCTTCGCAACTTCAATTCGATCTAATAGCTTTTGGACTTCAAGGTCAAGGGTGTAAAGCTCATTATTCAATTCGGTTAAACTAATTTCAGCTTCGTTCTTTTGTGTGAGGAGTTTATTAAACGCATTTCCTTCGTTATTAACAAGGTCATTGTAATCAAGAATTGCATGACAAAGTTCATCTGGCATATAGGCACTTTGGGAAATAACATTTCGTTGTTGGTCACGTTGAAAGGGGAAGAGGAAATAAGAAAAGTCATCAATGTAGGATTGTCCAGTTGGGTTCACTGAATTAATACCGATACCATCTTTTCCAGTAGCATATAGTCTTGTTATTAATTCATCTGCATCATCCGAATCGTCCATGCTAATCATATACAGTCGGGGGTTAAGTTTAAGGCCTTTGTATTTGGAAATGTCAGATTCTTTATAGAAGCTTACAGTTTCTTTTACTGTATCAAAGACTGGAATTGTATCGAACTTTTCGCAAATTGAATATAAGAAATCAAGCTTGTTAGTCGATGATACATCAAACTGTCTTCGTTTTATGTTAAAGAGAGTATCTATGTATCCAATCGTCCAGCTTGTATGTTTTAAGCAGTCTGTAACTACTTCCTGCAGGTTTTTAGACGTCTCCTCATATTTAAGAACGCTCATTCTGCTTAATTCATGTTGAAGTGACCTACATTCAACTTGTATTGTATCCATATCGCTACTGTGTGACTTAGTTCTTTTAGTAATAATAAACCAAACAGTAAGTCCGTAAAATTCAGTTTTAATTAAATACCAGGGTTTGAGTAAATCTACAACATGGTTTCTTTTAATTATGCCATCATAGGTTGCTTTAAGCGGAATAGAGAAGGAGAGTTCGTGCACGCTGCTTCCATGATTTAAAGTTACAGTTGGATTCAGAACTTCATCAATGTTGGCTATTTTAGTCTTGTCTGGCTTAGCAAGGGATAAGCGTATGTTTTTTATTTCTGTGTCCTTGCGAATAGTTATCAATTTTTCACCTTCTTATCGATACTTAAATCTGAAAGTGAATCTCACTTTGCATTTTCCGGTCACTTTTAATCGGTTTTTTCCGTAATCCAATCTAATATAATTGTCATTAAAATCATCATATCTTTCATTCCCATATAAAGACGATTCAATAATTTCTTTGACGCCATTCACTTTAACCATTTCTCTGTCTTTTAGATTGCTGAAAATAAAGGGGTCAGTATAATCACTTAGGTTCTCGATTTTCACATCGCCATCGCCAATTTTAAGAATTTCAACAGTGGGGTAAATCGCAACATCGCCTTTATTATGGAGTTCAATGATTTTCATTTCTGATGATATATCAAAGGAATGGGTACTTGTGTTTCGACTGTATGCATAAGGGGAGTTGCATTTCATTGTTAAACGAACATATCCATGTCTTGCCGCATTATGAACTAAATCACTTGTATCCACAGGCATTGCATAATATACAATGTCTAAATTTTCGCTGAATGCCAACGGTTTGTAATCATCGACATCTAGCCAGCGCTTAATTGCTCTTATTTTTTTCTCATCATAATTTTCACCAACATAAAAGTTTAAAGGGAATTGTTTTGATTCTCTTTTGACGCCTTCAGTGTACGGCTCTGATCTTCCTTTTACATAAGTTTCATTAACTGATCGTGAACCTAAAAAAGATTCCTCAACTAATCCAGACTCTGTATTAACGTTTTCCACACCGTAGTCGATCGACTTTACGTTATCAAACATGAAATATTGGCTCTGCCTAATCAATTTTTCACCCCCAATATAAATAGAGCCGGCAATCTTAGCCGACTCATGTGATGTTGAAATTTAGTCCAGTATTTTTAAGCCCATTTGCTAATTGTTTGTATACTAAGCTTGCAGTCTCTTTAGCATTACTAGCTTCTGTTACATTAATTGTGAATGAGTTCTGATTGTTTGATGTATTCCCTTGAGGTGTAGAAGGGGGTACAGTAGGGGTCGAGAAGTTCTTAAGAGTTGGAATTAAGCCTTTTGTTAGATTTGTTTGACTAGAAACTGCGGCGTTCATAGCAGGTGTTACAAGAGCAATACTCTTACTTAAAACATCAGAAATTTTACCAGGTTGACCCCATTTAGAGGCAGTCTTTACTGAGTTATCAGTGGACGTTTGACGAACTTGTTTTACAGCTTTCAGCATGTTTTCAGTATCTGTCTTGTTTAAAATAAGTTCCTTGTCATGTAAGAATGCAAGCTTTCCTGCTCCAAGCCCTGTGCCTGTATATCCACCAGAAGCAAATGATGACACCTTTTTACCTGTTGTATTTCCAGTTGTAACTGTATTTAAAGCATTGGCAGCGTCCTTAAGCTTATCAATCAAATTATTGGAGATACTTTTTCCAATAGACTTCATATTCTCGTTTATAAACTTGGTGAATTCATTAAGCTGTTTAGCGATATCAGTGATTTTACCATCCATGAGCTTATCTTCAAGCTTTTTGAATGCTCGTTCATCATTTACCAGGTCATCGTACTTGTTGTTGATTGACTCCTCGTCTTTTTCAAGCTGATCCTGAAGGGCTTCTTTACGTTTTGTGTTGCTACGGTCTTTAATATACTCATCCAAAGCTTCCTGTTGTTCTTGAAGCTGTTTCTCTAGGTCTTTGACTTGCGATTTAGCCTCAGAGGAGTCGTCCATGGAAAGCTTATTAATCTTATTTTTTGTTTCCTGTATTGCTTGGTTTTTCTCCTTCAATTCCTTCTGATACTTAGCTTCTTCGTCTTCTTTGTCAATCTCATCAATCAAGTCTTGTGTTGCTTTCTGATGCGCTTTTAACTCAATATCCCGCATCTTTTCGTACATTTCTTTATAGATTGACACAACTTCATCAGCTAAGGATTTATAGATATCCTTGATAGACTTTTTGGTGTTATAAAGCTCAAGATTGAAATCTTTCTGTTTATCTTTCCAGTTTTCGATTTCTTCAGTGATCTGTTCCTGAATGTCAGGGAAACCTTTCGCAGCTTTCTTTTGCTCTTCAAGCTGTTTGATATATTTTTTGGCTTCCTTTTGTTGTTGCTGAATGAGCTTTATCTGTTTGCTATAGTACTTAACCTTGTCTTCATCTTCTTCAGTCATTGAAATTTTGTTATCGACATCTTTAATTTTCCCTTGGGTTTTAGAAGATGACTTTTCAATTGACTTGAGTGTTTCATCAACTTTAGATTGAACAAGTTGTTTCTGTAGCTCACGTACCTGGTCTTGAACAGAAATTAAATCTAGCTTGGCTTGTTTAAGTTCTTCTCGAAGCTGAGCACGTTGAGCAGAATTCAATGCTTTATTTGTTTTTATTTCATTTTGAATCCAGTTAACTTTTTGTTGTTGAATTTTAGCTTGCTCTGCTACAGCTTTTTTCTGATCAGAGGTGTATTTGCGGAATTCCTTGCTGTCAGAAGTGTATCGGTTAGCCATTGATTCATCTTTAGCTATCCGAACATCAAAATCCCCAATTCTTTTATCAAACTCATCGAGTTTAGATTGAACTAGCTCATACTGAAGTTCTTGAATCTGATCATTGACTGAACTGATATCTCCTTGGAGGGAGAGAAGATCAGATTTAGCCTGTGCTATCCCTTGTTGCCGTTCTGCCTCAGCTTGTGACGCATCTGAAATAGAAGTTCCAATACCTTGCATGTACTTTTCAGGATCGATTGTTTTCCCATTTTGTTCGATTTGTAGATGAAGGTGGTTCCCAGTTGAGTTCCCTGTGCTACCAACTTTACCAATAGTTTGACCGGCTTTAACTGATTGACCTGCTTTTACAGAAGGAGTGTTAAGCATGTGCATGTACTTGGCAACTGTTCCATCATCCTGTTTAATAACAACCCAGTTACCTGCAGTTTTACTGTAGCCAGCAATTTGGACTTTACCACTTTGAAGAGATTTAATTGCTGTACCTGCTTTTGCAGCAAAATCAGTTCCTTTGTGTGGGGAGGAGCGGAGACCGGATTCCTGTTGTCCATATTTGGAGCTTACCCTAAAAGCGCTATTATTTGTATAATAGCTGGCGATTGAAGAAGTGGCAGAGGAGAGGGATTTGCTGTAGTTGGCCATAATCTTCTTAACATAATTCTGTGTTTCTTTAAAAGGAGGGATACCGCCATATTTAATTACGTTACCAGGCCCAGCATTATATGCAGCCAATGCTTTTTCAACATTACCGCCAAACTTTTCAAGCTGTTGGGCAAGATATTTGGTTCCACCCATAACATTTTGATAAGGATCGTAAGCGTTATTTACCCCTAATCTTTTTGCTGTTGCTGGCATCAGTTGCATTAGTCCCATAGCGCCTACGCCAGATCGTGCTTTAGCATTGAACCCTGATTCTTGCTGAATTACAGCTGCAATAAGGGCAGGGTCAACATTGTATTTACTAGCTGCAGAATTTATGTAGCTTGAATACTTTCCTGTATATGAGCCACCAGTTGAAGAGGAGGTTCCGCCAGATGAAGTTGTGGAGGTTACAATACCATATTGCGTAATGTTACCGGATTTAATTTGATCTTTAAGCAGCTTAGCTTGTTCCTGCATAAGCTTTTTCTTTTGTTGTAGAGCTTTTATCTCTTTTTTAATCGCATCTCTATATTTCTGAGAATACTTCGGATAATCATTGACCCGTTTGTTATACTTGTCAATTTCGGCATTAACTTTTTCTAATGCCTCCTTGTATTTATCAGCAACATACATTGAAGTTTTTACTTCTTCAGAAGCTTTTTCTGCAGATGAAGACATGCCTTCCATTGATGTGCCAGTCTCTGAAAGGGAAGAAGAGGCTAAATCAGCTAATTTATCAAGTTCTTTAAGTTGATCTGTAATATCAGTAACTTGATTTAAATCTTCTTGAGTTTTAGGAAGGTATTGAATTGCTCCACCATTACCTTTTTTCATTTCATCAAGAATTTTTTGCTTTTGTTTTTCAATATCTGACTTCATATTATAAGCATCTTGAACGGTCTTGATCGCTTTAACTTCAGATTTATACATATTAATCTTTTTGTTTAAAGCATTAGCTTGATTTATTAGATCCTGCTTAACAGACTGCTGCATATCATTGTACGCTTTTAGTTTTGTGTCACGAAGCTTAACAACTGCATTTCTATTTATTTTTACAACGCCATTTTCTACTGAAATAGCACCTGCAAGATCGTTTTCTTTCTGTATAAGCTTCATAGCTTCTGTAGCTGATAAACTTTTACCCTTCGCCATTTTCTCAAGTAATTCATTTAAAGGGGAGATGTTATCAGCCATAGCATTATAAGCATCATTTTGCATTGCCGAAATAGCTAAATCATTTTGTTTAGATTTAACAAGGTCACTTATAATAGAGCTAATTGCTTCAAAGTCACCTTTAGCATCTTTTAGCTTGTCAGACAGGGTGCCAATAGATTCTCCTAAAGCATCAACACCTTCTCCATTTTCGTCCCATGTTACTTTAGATGCTTCTGCTGAATTGTTTGCTGAGTCAATAGCATCTTTAAGATCTCCATAAGAGAGCACAAGACCATTATTTTTGTCTTTGCCACTCATAGCTTGATTTATAAGCAGTTCAAGCCCTTGTGAAGCTTTTGAGAAGTTATCTTTGTTGCCTGATTGAAGAGCTCTTTGTATCTCGTCCATATAGTTTGCTACATTAATCGAAAATGACTCAAGCTCATCAGGGTTCATTTTACTGAAATCAATTTTATTAAATGCATCATTAATTTGTTTAGAGAGGTTTGGATTGATCTTTACTGAGTTGAACGCATCGACAGTTTGAAGTACTTGTTCTCTGATTTTAGCCTGGGAGCTAGACAGTTCCTGTTCAGTGCGTAGAGCGTCTTGTTCAGCTTTAATCCCTTGGTTCTTTTTATCATTATCTGAAGAAAAAATATCCCAGCTTTTTCCGTCTTTATAATAATCAGCAATTTGTTTATACTGCTCAATTTTATCATTTAGCTTTTCAATATCTTTTAAACTCTCTTTAAAGTTGCTTTTTGCACCAGTCTTAATATCTTCTTTATTAAGATCTGCTAGTTCTTTAGTATATTGAATAGCTTCTTTTAGAGCGTCATTGTTTTTGATTATTGCTTGACCTTGTGAATCGTATCCTGCAATTAAATTTGGGAAAGTCTGAGCTAGTTGTTGTGTAACTTGAAGGTATTCTTGCTCTTTTTCAGAACTAAGGGTTCCAGATTCCTTTGCTTTTTGTAATTCTTTGTATTGAGCAATTAACTTATCCGTTGAGTCTTTGTTTGTTGTTATAGCTTCAATACTTGTTATCTTAGCTTGTTCGAAATCTTCTCGAGCTTGTTTTAATTTGGAGTATGAGGATATTAGCTTCTCAATAACAACACCAAAGGCCATCATTGCTGCCATAGGTAGGAAGCTACCAGCTAAGAAAGCTCCAGTAGTCATTGCGGCCTTTTTTAAGCTTGTGATTGAAGTTGAAAAAGCAGCGGTGATTTTACTCCAAATTGCTGTTTTGGCTGAAGCTGCTGTCACTCCAACCGTAAAAGTATTAAAATTAAGAATAAGATTTTTTAGAGCTGCACCCATTGCAGTGCCTGAAGTTAAAGCACTTGCACGAAGTGAAGAGTTAAATAATATAACTGAAGCTGTTGCTGCTCCAAATACTTGTGGAAGTAATCCAACGGACTTGGTTACTTGCGCACTTAATTGCATCAAACTTTTTAATGCATCTGCGAACACTACGATACTATCAGATATTAACGCTTCACCTGATGCCACAGACATTTCTGTAAAAGCATTGGATAAACGATTGACTCTAGCTTGCAAGCTATCGGCATATTTTTGTTGTTCTTTCCATGAGCTACCGACTGAATTAGTGGCAGTATTAGCGGCACTTTGGGCAATGGAGAAGTTATTCATCATTGCGTTAAAACGAGACAATTGATAAATACCCGCAACGCCTATTGATGTATTTTGTTTTTGGGCATCAGAGAGCGTGTCCCATTTTTCAGCGAGTTCATCAATTAATTCACTTGAAGACTTAGCTTCACCACCAGCTGTTTTTACTGAGATACCGATCTGTTCTAATGCTTTGATTGAACTCTGGTTATTACCAATACGAGCAAAAATCGTCTTTAATGAGTTACCAACAATATTCCCGGATTCACGAGTAGTACTAGCAATTGCTGTTGTATACCCAATTAAGTCGTTTAATTCTACACCGAAAGTAGAAGCTGTAGAGCCTGCCTTTCTAATACTGTTTGCAAGATCTAAGGTACTTACTGCATAATTGTTATCGACTTCATTCAACTTATCCGCAATCGATATAGAATCACCGGCTGCTACATTAAAGTTAAGCATTGCTGCTGTTAAAGTGTTTACTGTATCAGTAGGATTTAAATCTGAGATGTTCTGTAATATTTGAGCAGTTTTAGTTACGTCACCAAGTTCAGATTCATCATATCCCATTCTCCCAAATGAACCAGTGATTTCAAGTATATCTGAAATTTTATTTGAAAGCTGATCACCTAGAGCAATTGAAGACTTAAGGAGTTCATTAAACTTGTAATCAGGCTCGTTCATAACCCGGCGAATATTAGTCATAAGTGTGTCAATCTGAATAACCTGATCCACCATCGATTTCAATGCTTGAATGCCCGAATAGAATATTGTCCCACTCAGAAAATATGCGGGCATACGGCTGAATGACTGTGTTAATTGTTCCCCAAAACCTGAAACATTGCTAGAGGCAGAGGATGCATTTGCAGATACTTCTCTGAATTGCATGTTTAGATTCTGCATCTGTGTTCTTAAATTAGGAGTTCTTGCCGAGAGTTGGTTTACTGAGTTGAGATAATTCTGCAGGACAGAGGAGTTAGCAGTGCTAAGTGAACTGCCGTAACGAGTATTGAGGTTTTGAACATTTATTTGCGCTTGACGTTGATATAATTGAACTTGATGCTCAAGTTCTTTTGTTTTTGCTTTAGCGGTGGATGAATCATCAAGACGCTTAATACGGTTAGCAATTTGATCAATATGAGAAGCTGTTTGTGCACCATTAATTGAAGTCGAGAGACGAGTGAGCACTTGGGAAGAGACTAGTCCTTTTTCTCTCAACTTTTCTAGGCTCTGGTTTAGTTGTTCAACTGCTTTCCGTTGCTGATCATAATTAGTTGTAGTTCTTGATGAAGTTGCATTAGTTTTAGGGTCAGTCGTATAAACAATGTCTTCAAAACCGTTACGATTTTTCTGTACAACCTTAGTGGTTTGACCCTGTAAGTTCTTTTGTTCGGTCTTTTTTTGTACTTGACCTAGTTTTTCAGTAGCTTGAGCGAGTTTGTTAATCTCTTGAGTTTCTTGCCTTAGAGCAGCATTACGATTATTGATTATTTTCGTTTCACGTTGAAGAATCTCACCGTTTTTCTTGTATTGCTGGGTGAGCTTTTCAACTGATCCATCAGCATTCTTAATTACTGTGGACGTTTCTTTTACTGTTTGATTATAAGAGCTTAGATTTTTTTGATACGCATCTACAGCAGAAGAGAATTCTTGCAGAGCTTTTAAGGTTTTAGAATCAATATTTGTGTTGAGTTTGAGGGAGTTAAGCTTTTTTTCTAAAGATTTGATTTGCTGATTTAACTGTTCGACAGTTTTTGATGACGTATCAGCTTGCGGGGTTAATATGATTTTGAGGTTTTGACTCAAGTAAGAATCACTTCCTTTCAGTAGGGGAGGGAGGAAAATAAAAAAGCCACTCAGCTATTGAGCGACTTTACTCCCTTTGCGTATTGCTATTTCCATAATCCCTTGCCAAATTTCAACATTCGATAAGGCTTCTTTAACTTTTTGGTCATCTTGTTTAAATCCTTTAGTATTTTCTAAACCAAGATCATTTTTACTTGGCAAAAATTCTAGTTTAAATATAGGATTTGAAAAATCATCAAGTTTTAATTTAAGGTCAATTTTTCTAAATTGTTTCGACTCAGTTCTGTTTGATGATAACCCTCCAATAAGAGCACCAATACCGCCTGCAGCAAGCCCGCCGACAACTGTACCTGCCATTTGACTACCTCTAGATACAGTTGATATTGAAGTATCATCAATAGAAATTTCAGCTTCAATAATTTTATCGAATGGAATAACCATTTCTTCAAGATCATTGTTTGATTTAAACTGATGAACAATAAACTTATTTTCAGACTCTTTTAAAGTTAATTTTTTATTTTTATCGGGATTGAGAACATATCTGTGCTGGGAAGAGAAGTTCCCGGCAGATTCAATTTTGTTTAACCTTTGTTTTTCCTCCTCTTTTTGTTTATCTATACCAAGAGATCCAATTATAAAAAAAGCTCCAATCCCCAAAACCAAAATAATTGCCCAAATCATTTAACCACCGCCGGTATCATTTACCTGCATTATACCATGTTTCCAAAAGTATAGGACTGATATGAGATGGCCAGAGCGACAAAAAGCACCACATAAAAAGGATCTAATTATGCTGAGGTTTACGGCAGAGGGAATCTCTACTTTGGTCTCGAAATTAATGGTTATGGCTTGGTAGTCAAAGATCAATATATATAAGTTAATTTAACCGGCAATAAAAAAGGAACAATTAGTAAGAAAACAAGCGTAAAATAAACAAAGGAGCTGATGTTTTATGAAACAGTTTTTTCTTTCTAGATCCTTCACATTGTCTTTTCTGTTTTTCGCTTTGTTTTTCGGTTTCCAAATAAACACTGATGGATTACAAGTCAGTTCAATTTTGAATTTGTTATTGGTTAGTTTGATTTGTTCATTGGTGTTCACCTTTGTCGTACGATTATTCAAAAACAAAAGACCCGTAACGAATTAGCAGTATAATTTTTAACTAAATAAAAGAGGAACGCTCAATGCATTCCTCTTTCTCATTTTATATTTAGTTTTCGTGCTCATATAATATGTAATAATCACCTTAAATAATTGATTTGCCGTTTTCATTTCTTAAAAAATAACATATGTGACACCTCTACCAATTATCCGAGAATACGGAAAAATTATGGGGCGTTGTTTTTTTATTTTTTAGAAGCTAATCTTATATCCTTAAATAATTGGGGTTCTTCAATAGAGAATACTTCGTTAATGCTTTGTTCGATAATATTGTATGGATTAGCACTGTAGGAAAGAGGGTTTACATTACGCTGGAAATCATTAAAGATAAGTTCAGCTTTTTGTACATAAATCAAACAACAATTTTTATATTTCATGCCACTTTTACAGACACATCTTTCATTTCTTTTTAGATTCTTATACTTACGAAAACGAAAAGATGTAAAAAATTCATAAGATGTTAGATCTTCTTCATAAAAAAACACTTCTTTTTTAACTTTAAACTCTTTATATCCAGAATTATAATGGGCAAATGAACCGACTGGATTCACCTCGTTAAATCTATCCAATACTCTTGTTAATGCCTCATCATTACAACTGATGCACTTTTGATAAGAGTTATTTAGAATAGCCACGTTTATTTCAAATGTTTGACTTTCATTTAGAGTGCATAGTTGCTCTTTTTTTATATAATTTGGCTTTTTCCCATTGTAAAAGACAAAATAAAACCGACTAGAGATTGGGATTAGTATTATTACATCTTTAAGACCCATATGTCTGTTTGTAATATTTAAAAAACGACTTTTAGCTGAAAGTGCTGCTGTACTGATGTATTGATCACTTAGAATAAAATCATTTTTATCATTTTTTATTATTGACCACTCGTAATTATTCACTATCATTGTTTTAAGATCATTTAAATATTTAAAATTGATTATCTTTTTTATCAAAAGTTCTATTTTTTCATCACTTTTAACTAGCCCATATTGAGAAGTGAACTCATGAAGTAGGGCACCACTTCTATAATAGAATACTAATAATTCTATAAAGATAGAGCAAACCAATTCATAAACTAATCTTGTATTACTCATTTCCTTTTCTAGCTCATTAACAATTTTTTTTAATGTAGGTGCCACTTTGCTTTCCAATTTGCTGAAATATTTTTCAAGGAGATTTTGCTCAAGTTTATTATGCTCATAAGTATACTTAGAGCTCATCGAGCGGTTGATATTGATAGGATATGCTTTCTTGTGCTTTAGTTGGCATTCCACTACTTGTTTTTTTTCATTGGCGAAGTTCCTTAGTATAAATTCTGAAACATAATGTTGATTCTTTACAATATTCTTTGACATTGCTGACATCCTCGCTAAATTATTTTCAAATAAGATAATTCGATAAAATAGGAGGATACTCCTTTTTTGTGTAGAACATTCTATGCTTAAGCAAAATTCCTCTACTGAGGAATCTTGATTCTGCATAAAAGAGGGATTTTAACTAAACAAATATTTGATTCTTTTCTTCTTCAAAATCCCGTAAATCATAGTGCTTGATTGTTGTTGAGACATCTTCATGATGAGCTACATATTTGCTTATCAATTCGATTTTGATTTTCTTAACTTCTAGGAGATAAGTGATACATGAGGCCTTAAAGAGGTGAGGATTAATACGGCGGCCAAGGATGTCTGATAATACATCAGAGCAAAAATAATCAGCCCAAGACTCTGACATCTGTTTAGGTTCTCCGCCATACTGAGTAGTGAAGAGATATTCATGATCATAACCACGTTTTTCATGCCACAATCGAAGGTACTCCAATGCTTCTGTGTTAATCATGTACTCAAGAGGCTTTCCTTCGCCTTTACCTTTTCCAAATACCTTATGACTCATCACATATGACTGACCCTCTAGAATAGGGTAATCTAATATTTCTGTTTTTAATTGTATAAGTTCTGCTCTTCGTCCGCCAACATTAAAGGCAGTAGCAAGCCATGCCATCCCCAAATAGTTTTCATCTTCTTTTAGGGCGTTCATCATAAGCTTATAATCATCATATGTAACTTTTACTTTTTCATATGTAGTTGTTTTTGGTATAGCTGGGAGTCCACGAGTGAAGTTTCTAAATTTCTCATAATTCTGATCATCTTCTGAAACAACATTTTCAATATAATTATTTAACGAGGATACACCGGCTTTTTTGAGGGCAATCCCACTTGAAGACATACCACGATTCTTTAAGAAACTTTGATACCTAATGAAATCACGCTTTGAAATCTTATAAAGCTTTTTCCCGTTAAGAGAGGTATGTACCCACCAAAAGAATTGACGAAGGGAGGAGTAATATTGTTTTCGTGTTTTATCTCTAAACGAGTGAGCATCTAAAAACTCTTGAACCAGGTTTCTATGTTCCTCGTCAACTTGCTCCCACATTGATTCCGTGACCTCAGGAAGCTTTACTGCTCGAGATCTGAGCATATTCTTTTCAATTGATTTGGTCATTAATTCACCACCATTAGTATATTTTAATACCGTCTACTTTTAAATCTCTTTTTAATGCCTCTGTTAACCGTCCATCTTTTAGAGTCTCGGCAGTATTCTTCATAACAGGACGAGGTTTACCGTAGCCATATCCATATGAATCAGGGTAAGTATAACCTTGTCCGGTTTCAATAACTGTAACAACATCTTTCCCATCATCTTCTCTAATATTGTCCAAGGATACCCCGTTACTCTCGTTTGCGGTTATAAAAGCGTCTTTAAGCTTTCCTGTGCGTTCATAGAGTAGGGGGCTATAGTTTCCGTAAACATCTTCTTCAACATGATCTTGACCTGTTTTGGTCATGACTTGCTTAACGTTAGAGGAAGATTTATGTATAGACTGAATTGCAGCTTGTTCAACCATAGCTTTGATTTCTTTTATGTTTTTCGCCATTACTGTGGATCAGTGTTACTTTCAATCTCTTCGACCTTCTGAAGGATAAGATTATTTGCTTCTTCCTGAGATCTTTTTGATAACTCATCTATGTTTTGTTGCAGCATTACAGTGGCTTTACCCAGTTTTTCTAAACTCTCTTTAGGGAAGCTATTGATAATTAAAGGGAAGAATTCTGAGTCTACGAGTTTAAGATACCATTTGACTTTATTTTTAATGTCATTTGGAATGCCCAAGTCCGTAAACTCTTTAATTAGTGAAAAGAATGCCCACTGAACTTGATTTATATCCTTAAATGATTTAATTCCTACTTCTTTTGCTTCTTCTTGATCAGAAATCAATCCGGATAACATTTTTGTCAATCGAGAAGGAGAGAAGTATGGATAGATGAATACATGTACGTCACCAGTTAATTGGACTTTTTCTTTCTTGTCATACTTATTGACACTTTCCTCGATTAAACCTAAATTCAACTTTTTTGATGCCATTTATTATCCTCCTTTAATATCCTTGAAATAATAAAAATACCTAGTTGAAAGGCAACTGGAATTTTAGCTGTTAATATGTAGCCTTATTGCTGAATGTCTTCATTAGTTATGGCTTCATATTCTTGCACTGAAATTAACCCTTTCTCAACTCCAAGGGCTAATTCGTCTTTAGATATATCATTGTATCCATAAGCGATTTTTACTTCCTCTGTATTTGCCCATTCTTGATTTAGCGCTATAACCCAAAAGTTCATGATGAGCTAGTTCCTTTCAATTGCAATAGTTCTAGCTTGGTCTTCGTTAATTGCTTCCCAATATCTACAACTAGATTGTTTAACTCTAATTCCGTGGATACTGAAGTATTGTTGTTGCATAATGTATCAATGTATTCCTGTGAAGCGGATTCATACCATTTGCCAGTTTCCTCGTTAAGTTTCGCCTTGAAAAGTCCACTTTCAGGTTGTATATCTGTATAACCAGCGGGAATCTCAGCATTGTCTTTAATTTCGATTTCTTCACCAGGAAGCCAAAGTAAATTTTCATCATATTTATATAATTTTTTCATTTAACACCTTCCTAAACTCGGAAAATAGCATCTAACCTAACATAAGAGTTTCCAGCTTCAACACTTTCAATTGTGACAGTCCCGTCTGTGCCTATTGATATCCTTGCAATAGAAGGGGAAGAGGAGCCTGTTGAATTAGAGGAGATAAAGTTAAAAGCTTGGGAAGGACGATAGCCACTTGGGAGCGTAAAAACAGCTGTATTAATTGCACCATCTTTTGTAGCACCTCTAATATAGACGTTACCTAAGAAATCAATCCCATATTGCACGTCAGCGCTACCATTGTAATGCTTCCAACCATTTTGCAATGTAGCTGTATTCCATGTGAATGAAAGGTCAGCTGTATCAATTAGCCGGCGCCATATTTTCCATCCATTGCTTTGTGTGTTTCTCCAGGTCGTTCCATCATTACCCATACCTAAAACTTCACTAATTCCGTCTTGACCAATTTGAAGACCACGTAATGAGACAGTTCCATTGGGATTATTTGTTGTAGTTGAGTTTGTATAAAAGGTTGATGTTCTTGCGTTCGTTAACTCAGTAAACATATCCTTATTAGCTAACCCTAATTTATGTGATCCTGAGTCAGATGAAATTTTATACAGCTGTGCATTATTCCATTTTGTTTTATCATCAGCCGTAACATGTCTATTGATGTCAGTGTTGTGAGTGTCAAAGTCACCTTTAGATGCTTGCTGGACATTGTCAACTAAATCTAGACCAACTTGACTCTTTGTGACATTATGAGGGTTCGAAGTATTTTCAGTGTGGGTCTTTAATTCAGAGTTCTGCTGTTCCATGAAGAGGTTTATTTGGTCAGTTAAGTTCTTCTCGTGGTTGACCATATGTTTTTCTGTTTGGGTAAAATTTTCTTTTAGGTTGTTAATTTGCACGTTGTTCTGTTTTAACTGTCCAATGAATTCACTATTGCTCAAATTAGCTCACCGCAGTTCCTTTGATTGTTATGTCTCCATTAGTTGAAACCACCTCAAAACATACTTTGAAGAGTCCACTAATATCGAAATCCCAATACTCATTTGCGGATAAGGTGCTTGTAGATAGCTGGAAGTCAGTTCTATTGACTCCGCATAATGCTGTTTTCTCGCCCTTTTCATCAACTGCATAAAACTTTATTTCTCTTGACGTAGAGGAACCAGAGATCTTAACAGTAAGTGTCTGAAAATGACCCACTACAAATTCTTCACCTTCAGACGGGGCAGTTGTTGCTTCATGAAAAGTAAATGAAGTTTTGTCTGGAATCGTTATGACGACATTTTCAGTCGTTTCTGTCAACAACTCCACCTCCTTAATTTGTATAAAAACTGTCTTTTATCTAGAAAAACAAGAGGGGAGGACTTATTCAAAAAGCCCATCCTCTTGTAGCTTTTTCCATATACCTTCCCAAGCTGGGGTAGAAGAAGGGGATGACTCAAGCGAACTTAAAGGTTCGTACTCATTGAAGTCGCCTTCAAAGCGTTGCTTGAAATCATCAACACTGATATAGGATCCATCTGATAGCACTAGGAATTTTTGTTCCAAACCATCAAATTGTTTGAACAGACCACATACTTCATCAAATGTCATTATTCCATCCCCCAAACAACGATTTTTAACCCAGTTAGATCAACTGTGCCGGCTGCTTTAACTGTCAGATATATTTTTGGAGCAGTGAAAGTTAATTGTTTTTGCAAAGGATAGTTCTGAACAAAGGCAATGCTGTTAAAAAGAACAGAACTATCATTACCTGATGTAGTTGCAGAATAATATGGGATGTTTTTCGGTACGGAATAAATACTTGCTAAAACTTTGCTGTTTGAGCTGTCTGTTTGAGTTGTGTACATAGCAACACCGTAAGTTCTGAAAACACCAAGTGAATCGATTAGATCAACTGTATAAGACTTAGTTGCACCTGTAGCTACGGTATCAGCATCAGTAACAACAAATTCAGAATAGGATTTTTGAACTTGGGTTTTAATTGCTGCAGTGTTTTTAACCAAAACAGGGACAGAAGCCGTATTAGTTATATTTACATCAAGTGCAGTGTTGGCCACATTAACATTAAGAGGCTGGTCATTATTGAGACCAACCTCCAAGGGGACAGTGGAACGTTCAATTGATACAGCTGTTATGGGATTACCTGTCCCATCATCTTTTGCAGAGGTGTATTTATCACCGTCCTGGTTTAAAAAAGCAATAATAAACGCCTCCTTAATTATTCAGTTGTTCCGCCAAGATCTGAGCTTTGAGTTGAACCTGTTGTATCCTCAACCGGAGCTGCGGTATTTTCATCTCTACTTGCTTCGATTACTACAGCCATTTCGTCTGTATCTGTATCTGCTAACGCTTCAAACTTAATTTCAGGTGCTAAAGCATTTCCATTTTCTAATGACATTTCAAATTCCCCTGAAGGAGAAACATTAGGGAACTGGATATAGATGTCACTGTAAACTTCTTCTGTATCAGGGTTATAAGCAATGGTGCGATATTCAACTTCATATCGTTCTGAGAACTTGCTGGCTTTAATGGCTAAACGTCTACCGACTTTTTCAATTTGATACACAGCTGTTAGTTTGTCTTTAGCAGCCGCAAATGCTGTTGGAATTGTATATGTGCCATCAGTTGAAACAGCAATCTTATATGTTAAACCTTTTTTGTTATAGAAAGTAACATCGCTTACAGGTTTTCCTTTTAGAGTAACTTTGTTTGTATCATCTACAATCAGTCCATGTTCTCTATCGAAAACCTTTACTTTTGTTTCTTCCTGAATTGTTTCACCCTGTGTCATTGCAAGCCATTCTAAATCAAAGAAAGCATTTTTGACAGTTAGGTTAATTTCCTTCTCAGATTTAAGAATGTAAAGTGGTTTATTTCCGATTCCACCTCTGAGTTTTTCTTCGGAGATTGCTTGGGAGAATGATGCTGTTTGTGCCTCGGCTGTGAATACAAGCTTACCGTCAGATTTTCGTTTAAAATAAACGTCAGCTGTATCTTGAATAACTGTTTTCATCTAATTGTTGCCTCCTTAAATAATAAAAAAGACAGCTATGAGCTGCCTTTACCAAAACCTTTAGTTTGTTTCATGAAACTTTCTCTGCTTATATAGTGTTTTTCTTCTTCAAATAAGTCGATATGTTTTCCCCAGCTTTCCATGTGTTTGGCTGCATCAGGTGAAACGGTTGCAAACAGGGTGGAGGTATCGTACTGTTTGAATTGACCAACTCTGTAGTAAGTCATGTATAACTGAAACAGAGTCATTTCATTTATATCTTTGTACAAATATCCAGTGTGAGCAGCAACACTGCTCATGATGTCTGCCATATCAACCATATCTGAATCCTGACTTTTCACCCTTTTGCTGCGCTCGTTAGCTCGCTGGATCTCTGGGTTAGAGCTGATTTTTTCCTCTTTTAGACAAGACATTCTCAAGACCAATTCTCTTAGGGCTTCAAAGTTTTCCGGTGTAAGTTTCTCTAAAATTTCAACACCATTAAAAACTGTACTAAATATTACTTCATACGCTTCTTTAAAATTCGGAAGGATACTTGTAATTTCAAATAAAGACAGTTTTTTAAGTTCGGCAATAAGACCATCTAATTGGCCAAATTGATTATTTTCCTTTTTGCTGTAAGTATAAATAATCTCTTTCTTAGACATCTTAAACCAGCTGAGGTACGGAGTTAAAAGTGCATATTCCTTAACTTTTATAAATCGACAATCGCCAAATTCAGTAGGGATTGGTTCACCGGTTATAAAGAATTCACTATCAATCATTTCATCGCCCCAAAGGTATATATTAATTTATATCCGAGGTAACCGTCAGGTGGATTAGTGATTAACAGTCTTTTATAAGAGTTTGTTTTACCAATACCAGCAAAATTCTGATTGAACAAGAGTTTATTAATTCTGTCATTAATCTTAAGATTTCTAAATTCAGTTTCTTCAAAGGTGTTAATATGGGTGAAAACATCAATCATCAAGTCTTGATCCAGAAGCATAGCGCTTTGATTTGTCGGCTTGGGCAGCGCATTCCCTAAATAAACACACATTCTACATAATGGTGAATCTGATAGATCATCTGTTTTAGGTGCTCGCTTGAATATGGTATTGATTATAGCGGGAGAGTCATTTGTGGAGACATAATAATTTTCGAGTGATTGAACATCTGGATGAAAAGGGGAGAGAGGATCAGTTTTGTAATACAAGAGCCGATTCAGTTCAACATCATCCATAACTAATCTGAAGATTTTTGTCATCTGTTCAACAGTCATGCTCATGTCTTTTCACCAACTTTCTTTTTGGCTACCAATTTTATTGTTCCATGGTCTCCATAAACTTTAGAAAAGTCTATATCATCGACTTGATAATCTTCGCCAAAGAAGGTGAGAGTAAGTCCAATTTTCAATTTTTCATGAACAAGATAAGGAATTGTAATGTTTGCTTGACCATCTGGAAGATTTACAGCCAATTCAGTTCCATTTATTGAAGTTGTCCTTTCGAATATGCAGGGGACTTCAGTTTTTTCACCAGGTACTTTTTCATAAATTGGCTTACCTGTGATTTCGTTAATTTTGCCAGTATCGATTAGCTTGTCTTCTGAAGTAAGAAAAAATGATGTTCCACATATTTTTATCTCAGCCTTTTTGTAAATCTTATTACTGAGAGGGTGGGAGGTGATGAGCCATGTTTCATCATTAAACTTAACAACTCCGCCACGATAAATGTCAGCAATTTCACCTAATATATATCTTGCAGAACCATCGCCACTAGAGTACTTAGAGGTGATCATTACTGTTTTTTCGATTCCATCAATTGTGACTTTTTCAGATTCAAACCCCTTAAGGCCTTGTTGGAAAATAAGCTTACCATCATGAAGAAGTTTATTATTAATGTTAACCTTGTGGTAATTACTGTAGTCCTTCATTCGAATCACCGTCTGTTACTAAGTTATCCCTAAGTCTGCTTAATTCACCACTTACTGTTAAAATAATGTCCCTGATTTCTGTGAGTTCAGGATCACTTAGCAGCTTTTTATTAAGGTATTTCTCCAATTTGAAAAGGACTGAATTGTTTCTCTTACACAGTTTATTGCAAAAAACATCTAAGTCCTCAAGCTTTATTTGTCCATCTTTATTTGCAGATTTAACTTTAATTGTACTCATAGATAATCCACCGCAGCATTCAATATCAAACGTTCAATTTCGTTTTTCTGATCTATTACACTTTGTTTAAGAGAATTGAGTTGTGTGCCAAAGTTCTTGATCCCCACGTCATTAGTGAAGGGCTGCCACGTATTCTCAAACAAGGTCTTTTTATTTAACAAAAAGATGTATCTCAAGAAGTGTGCAAGAATAAGAAGATCATCCTCAGATAATTCTCGATTAACAGTTTCAGTTGAATTATCAGCTTTTAAATTGTCTCTAAGCCGGTTATTGAAATGAAGGATCGCATTTCGAATTGATTTATAAATGTCCTCTTCTTCTTGAGGAACATCAAAATCAGATGTTTCACAGTTATTTAAAAAGGTTTCCCATATTTGATCATAAGATGTCATAAAAATCCCTCCTCTTAGTCAAAGAGAAGGGAAGGATCAGCGACTCCCATCCAATCAGCCAAAACTTTTAATTTGCCTGCAGCAATGTCATCGCTAAATTCTGAAGCAACGTCAATAATAAATTGCTTCTCAGAATCCACTGTGATTTTATCGAGCTTATTTTTTAGTTGAGCAATATTTCCCGATTTAATCATCTTTTCAATTTGTTCTTTGGTGTGGATGTTATTTTCATAAGCCTCCGACTCAACAATAGAATCTTTAATTTCTTTGGTTGTATCATTATCTTCAATAATAACTAATTCACCTTTATCGAAACAAACGCTGTTCATTGTGAGCCATTCAACAACTTCTTTGGGAACTTCTTTAATATCGGCCTTCCCATTTTTACTTCCAGCCCAAGTGTATTGTTTATGCCCACCATCTCCGGTATACCCTACAAAATAAGATGTACTTCTGTATCGTGCTAACTTAATTTTTTCAGTCAAATTTATATCCTCCTAAAAAATCCTCATATTTTGATTTAGATAGATACTGCAGCTTGTTCTTCAATAATTCCGATTGCTTCTCCAAAAAGAAGGTTAACAGAAGCATCTTGAACAATTTTCATTTTGATTCTTTCATCTTCAATGTCTTGTTCAGTCAATTGACGTAGTCCGCCATACTCAACAACAGAAAATGGTTTTTGAGAAACGCCGCCGGCAAACATATATCCTTTGTTGACAGGAAGTTCGACTTTACTATTTGTATCATCAGTAAATGGGTTAGTGAGGTTAACAGCAGTTGTTCTGCCGATTGTAGTTGGATTTAGGGCAGTAAGGAGTTCTCCTTTTACTTCTTCTGTTAAGAAGTTCTTAAACGTGGAGTCTGTTCCTTGTTGGAATGCGAAGTAGTCGATAAGAAGGGTATCAGCTACGAAGATAGGTTTTCCACCATAACGTTGAAGCACGGAAGCTACTTTGTTGTATTGTTGAAGAGTAAGGTTTGAGCCTGTTTGAACATTTTTTGCAGGAATTTTACCAGCTGTAATTGCGCTTGCAGTTAATTGATGAATTTTATCGAGGTACAAACGGACTTTAGCATCTGCAATATCATTCACCAATTTATTGAAGTAAACAATTGAATCTGTTACAAGATCTAGTGGTTCATAATAGAAACCAGTTGACATAGTTTTCGGAACAGCAGGAACTGTTTCTTGTCCTTCAACACGAACTAAATCAACACCAGAGCCTGTAGCAGACCAAATGACTTTTGCCTTATTCTTTTTCGGAATTTTAATTTCTTTAATATTGCCTCGTTTTTCTTGTTGGACATTGGCCAAAAGGGAGAGGAGCTGTGTTACTTTTGGTTTCGCAATTTCATCTGCTTGTTCAACGACAAGGTTATTAAATTGATGGAGCATGGAAGGGTCAGGTGTAGTACCGCCATCACCAAACACTTTCTTAATGTAAGTTTGGATATCAGCTTGGTCTGTACCGTCCATTTTGTTATTTAATACACGGCTAAACAAGCCTTTGATTTTCACAGTATCTAAATTCATTTAAAATACTCCTTTTATTGAAATTTATTTGTTATGTATTAGGCCTCGATTACTTCAAGGCGAACAAGTTTTTGTCCCATTGTGTAAACAAGGTCATCTTCATTATTTACAACGAGGAACTTAGCAGAAGAATCAGCATAATCCTCATGAGGTGAAGCAGGATCACTGAGAATATACTTTTGAGTAGCAATATCAAAGTGAGCTACTTGACCTTGTTTAACCTCAGTCACTCCTGTATTAAATGAAAATGCAGAAACATCAAAACGGGTATAAGCTGGCTCAAGGATAACAATTCGAGCATGTTCTCCTACACCGTTATAAAAATCTCTCATTGATTCACCAAGGTAGCGTGCTTCAGGAGATGCAATTAAATATGCTTTTTTTGTTTTATCTGATAGTTTCGAAGCTGTACGGTTCCCCTCAGCATCAAAACCAAGTTCAACAAGCATAAAGTTATCAATGTCTGAACCAGTCACTTTTGCACCGTGAGCAACTGTTTTGATTTTTAAAGAATTCAAGTTTCCAGTAGTATGATTACCTACTTCAGTAAGGGCTTTTTGTAATCTTGTAGCCATATTTTATTCCTCCAAGTTTAAAATTTATTGTGAAAAGCGTGATTCAAAAGAGTCATCGTTAGGGATTAAATTTTCCCGTTTACTTGAAAATTCTCTAATGGTTGTATTTGTTTCAGTAGGAACACTAACTAAATCAACTAACATTGTGTTAAGTTGTAATACAGCTTTTTCTCCTTCTTCATCTTGTTTAACCGAAGCATGGATAAGGTTTTGTACTTCTTCTGTACTGAATTTTTCCTCAGCATTTAAAGCTTCAAATTTCGCTCTATAGAATTCATTTTTCTCATTTAGTTTTTGCTCTAATAAAGTTTTCTCGTGTTTTTCTTTGTAAGGCTTCAATTGTTCCACTTCAGAATTTAATTGCACAAGCTTTTCACTGGCAGTGTTGAATTGCTGTTCAATATCTGCCTTATTCTTATTGATTTGATTTACTTGTTTTGTTAAATCTTTAATGTGCTCATCTTTTTGGTTAAGTTGTGTTTGAATAGGTTCAGGAACAACTTCCTCCCAGTTACGTGTCATGAATACCTCAGTTTTACTGTCAAAATCAATTGAAACAGTATCGCCTGTTCTTGTGTAATTGAACTTAAAGTATTTGTCATAGCTATTGTCATCTGACCAGCTATACACGTTTACGATGAAATAAGTATCATATACATCTGCAATATAAGATGCTGACTCCTTGTCAAGGGTTGGATCTAATTGGTTATAAAGAAATGTTCGAACGTCAGAATGAGACAATTCAAACACTTTTCTAAACTTATTCATTTTTTCACCTTCCTCATTATTTTGTCTTGTAGCTGCTTGAGCAACTAATCTTTCAAATTGTTGAATTTCATTAAAGCTAAGAAGTTTGGAAGAATCATAAGCGGGGAGGACAATGTCATGCTCTCCTCGTTTCTCTGAATTTAAAATTGCATGACCTTCGAAATAGATAGGGGACTGTAGGTGTTCAATACCATCTTGCATGGTGTAATTTGAATAAAGGATCTCACAACTTGTATTAATGTTGATGCCTCGACCATACCATTCGAGTAAAAGTTCACATGCATCTTTAAATCGGGAGCTCCAAAGTATTGCATCTGCTGCCAATACTTCTTTCTTACCTTCTGGGGTTTCAATTTCAGTTATGTATCCCTCAGAAGTAAAGACACCAATTGGAGCAGTATCTCTTTTTACTTCAAGTTCTCCGTGCTTGTCTGTGTCTAGATAAGCTTCATGAGTTCCCAATGCATCTGTAGAAGTATTTAATTCATCAACCTCGTAATATTTTGCAACAATCGGTTTATTAATAATTGTTGAAGCAGCCTCAAGAGCAACATCCTTTGAAATTACTGCGTTATTGTGAGAGACATCGAAATCAAAAATGACAAAGCTACATGACAACTTTGTTGGGTCATCTGATGTTTTAATCTCATTCAATTGAAGTTGGCATAGTTTTTTCTTTTGCTTCTTTGTCAAATAATTTCACCTCCCTTCAAAAGTGAAGTTTTAAATAGGATTGTCATTACCGTTGGATGTAGCTGACTTCACTGTGTTGTCGTTGTTTTTATTTCCGTTATTTGGACGGCCTGCTTCATTCCCAGTGAAGGTATATGAAGTTTGATAAGGTCTAATTTTTTCTTGGAGTTTCAGCTCTTCAGTTTCATATAGAGTTTGTTCAAGGTAGCTTTCCCAAGACACTCCTGCCAAATTATCAACTACGTGCTTAATAGACCAACCTTTATCGTTTAATTTAATTAAAATGTCCATTTTTTCTTTAAGAGTGAGCGGCTTGTCTTTATCGTAATTCATATAGTAATTGTCTTTTTGGGCAGCAGGCAAAACAAGGTTGAATAACTTTTGATAAACCTCTTGTTCAATATCCTCCATTAAAACACCAATACGCTTATAAAATGTATCCAAGTTTAACGACGATGTTGCGTAGTTACCCCCATCACCATTTAAAAGGGAGCCGGATAAGCCGTAAGCAGATTGAATGTCGCTATTGATATGGTCAAACTTTGCTCCATCTAATCCATCTGCTTTAACATCTGGAAAGTTGATGTCAGCAAAGTCAGGGATTGATACTACAGTTACTCCATCTTTTTGGTTCTTCTCTAAAGCTGCTTTAACTCCACCGTGAATTTTTTGTTTAATTGCTTTAGGCAGCTTCATGTTTGTGTATTCGCCATTACCTTTATCTGTTCCAATCGTTAGAACTGCAACAGCGTTAATAATTTTATTTGCAATCGATCTTTCAACATCTTTAAGTTTCTTTTTATGGAGAACGTCATATAGACCTGGGGTAACCCAAGATGTTCCCAACCCTTGATTTCTTTTTAGCGTCCCTGTGCGTAGTGGAAAAGTTCTTTCTTGTGGCAATTCCTTAAATCGATATTTCTCTCGATCTTTCATGAAGTTTTCATAATCGCTTTGTTTAATATAAGGGGAGAGGCTTTTTAACAACTCATTTCTGTGATCATCTTTATACTTAGTGAACAGCTCCATGTCAACTACACATACCCAGTCTCCATTTCTTCTAAAGGAGGGGAATACATATTTAATTTCATCAAAAATAAACGGATAGGGGTTTTTAGCATCCCCAAGCCATATGCCAACAAGGGTGCCAGCTGTAGCTACCTGTTTTAACAGATCCCTAGTAAGTCTTTTATGTTTGACCTTATGTAAGGATTTATTCAAAAGGGAAATGTGCTTATCTGAAGACTTAACTTTATTAAAGGAGTCAATTTTATAGTTGAGGGTAGGGAGGGCTTCAATCAATTCAAACAATTGGTGAATCTCTGCAGTCGAAATGTAAAAATACTCAGCAAGATCTTCAATTTCTTCTTGAAATTCATCGGGGTTAGAAAAATAATTCTTTAATTGTTCGGCCTCAATTTCCGTAACAATGCCATTGGAAAACATATTTGAGATAAAGCCGGAAGCAAATGTAGAAGTATAAGTTGAATAGTCATTCAGCATTTGCTTATACTCTTCAGACTCAATGTCAACTTTATTTAAGGTTACCATGTTTCACCTCATTTCTTTTAAAAATAGACTAGTTCATCTTCAACGTCATATCTTTTAAAAATAGACTAGTTCATCTTCAACGTCATATTCAGTTTGTTTGTTTAACTGTCTTTCTAATACGGTAGCAATATAGTTGCCATAAGCCACTGAGCTATATCTGTCTTTTCGTTTACTCTTTGGCTCTTTAAGCTTAACTTGTCCGTTATCGCTATATTCAGCTTCCAAGTTGATCATTTCATTTATTAGAAGGGTAATCTGAGCATAGCTTGAAAGGAATTTTCCTTTAACTTCAGGAGATAGCCCTTCATAGCCTTTAAATCTTTTCAGATATTCTTTTCCTTCATTTTCGTTGATAGGAATTTTGATTTTCCCTCGTTTAAATCCATCTTTGAGTAATACAGCAATTTCACTGTTCAATTGTGCATTACCTTTAATGCTATAAATTACTTTTTCGGCATTTTGATAAGTACAACGCTCAGCCATTCTGTCATCGTTAATACATGAAAATGGCTCATATTCTTTTGCACGTTCTTTATCATATAAAGGCTGGCATAATGCATCATACACACCTAGTCCGATACTCTGAGTATCCAATACAATATAATCGCATTCATAATCTTCGTATATTTGTCGAATTCTTGTTGCTTGAGTTCCTGTGTGACCACCTACGATGCTCTCCATGTATACAATATGACGATCATATCCATTGGAGTTTGGGATAAGTCTGAATACAGTGTAAACACTTGCGTCATTATCCTTACCGGCCATTCCAGCGATATCATTGCTTACCAGCCTAATTTCTCCTGGTTTCTTGCCTTCATATTTGAAGTTGGAATCCTTGATCAGACTGTAATAGTCAGGGGGGAAGAGGGGGGAAGCAAGCTTGCGGTTCTTTTCAATGTCTTCAAATTTATAATAAGCTTTTTCAGATTCACCAAACCATAGAGCTTCCATTTCCATTGACCAACCAATAGGGTCAAAGTCTTCTTCAGCCATTTCATCTCTAACCTGATCTTTATCCAAAAGGCCTTCTTTAATTGCGATCTGGTAAGGAAGACCGCAAACAAAGTATTTGGATCCTTTCATCATGGCATTGTAGTAAGTTATGAATCTGTTAAATGACCAATGAACCTTATACCAGCAGGATGACAAGTAAATTTCTTTGTTTCGTTCTTTTAAGTGAGCGTATTCTTCTTTTTCGAGATATTTAGGAGAACGGGGAGCTGTCAGGAATTTTCTAAGTACCTTACTGATGATTTCAAAATCAACCATTCTGAATTCATCTACAATAAGGAGGTTTGCACGCTTGGAGCGGGCGCCATCATTTGAGGCTACGATTTTAATCCAGCTGCCATTATGGAACTCCACTTTAGCATCATTCGTTGAGGTTTTTAAATCTTCTATTTCTCGCCTTAAATTAGGCGATTCTTTACGTAAGTCATCAATTTTCTCTATGACTTCACGAGCTTGTCCTTTTGTGCCCGATGCGATAACTATTTTAGTGCCTGGGAAGAGTATGGCTTGCACACAGCAGTATACAGAGGTTAACCATGTTTTACCCTGCCCACGACTGGCTAGATACATAAAGTAATGATTATGTACCATCATGTAAATTAAAATACACTGGAACAATTTAAGTGTAATACCCAAGTATTCTTTTACAAAACGATGTGGGTTTGCTCTATAGAAAGAAGTCCATGCGCCGATACCATCCATTAATCGTTCGGATTTTGATTTCTTTTTTAAGTTGTTTCCCTTTTTAAAAATATTGATTCCTCGACTGTGCTTGTTGCGATCTGTTGTAAAATTTTTATGCGAAGTCATTTTCTCGATCCTCTTCTTCTGCAACAGGTTCTTCAACAGTATGCTTATTCATTTCTTCCCAATATTCCTCTGAATATTGATTTTTCAAACCAAGCATTCGGGACAGATGCCCAAGGAAAAATACCTTAATGTATTTCCCGATTTTATCAGGATCTTTCCATCTAGGCTCTGGCTCAGGAATAGGTTTCTCATTCTCATATTTTTTGATCAGAGTGCCAAAAGACTCTTGTTCAACTCCACTTGCTCCAGTTTCTTGAACCGGTTTTAAATTACTTGACCCAAGTAAATCTTGAAGAGTTTTTTGCTGCTGATCGACTTTTTCGCCATTTTCACGCCGTTTGCGGATATCTAGCCGAGTCAAACATATTTCATTTATAAGAAGTTCCATTCCTTTAGAATCACATTCATACCTATTCGTGAAGTCAATGTACTCATTCTGAAGCCAAATGTAATCTTCAACATCAAGACCACGACCCCAGAATTGCATTAATTCATCTATGTCTTCCTTAGATATATCTTCTGTACTTTTAGCTAGTAATAGCTGTGTTGTATATTCTTGTTCTTCTTCAAAGTCAAACTCACTGTCTGCCCAATTTTTTGACTTGTAATCTTTCATTCCGATATTTTTCATATACGTACCTAACACATTTCCAGCTGATTTTTTCTTGGACTCTGATTCATTAACAGCGGAAACCCACAAGTCGTAAACAAAAGGACGGTCAATCATTCTTAAGATGTTTTGAACATTCTTTAAGTTATCTTTGTCTTTTTGGAATTCATTTTGGAGACAGCTTTTACATACTGACAGCTTGCCGGTTGCAGTATTGAAAGGAGATTCCGAGATATAATATTGATTGGCATTTTGTTCTTTGCCGCAGCATGAGCATTTGATTTTCTCTGCAGACATATTTCACCTCCATAAAGTTGATGTAAACACATTTTATGAAACGCCCAGCAATAGAGCGGAAGGGGAGTACTGCAATCATCGCTGGGCGTTCTAAAAAAGTGCTTATCTGGATAAAATTAAAGTTTTAAACAAAGTTGGAGCCTACATCGAGGCTCCCTTAGTTGAAAAAATAATGTCCTAACACTTCGATTAGGCTCAGTTGTAGGAATTAACCAGCAATAATTATGGAAAGCTCCGTTTTAAATTTATCTGTGAAATTAACCCAATGACCACTTAATTCGTTAATAAAACTTTTTGTCTTCATTTAGTTTTACTCCTTATTAAATTAATTCAATATGTAATCATACTGAATAGTACGACCTTTACCGGACTCATAAATTGATAGGTTTGCTCCAGCTTTGGCACCTGTCATTAACCTGTCACTGTATTCATCGGATCCCATTATAGAAGGGAGTTGTATAACTTGGATATTATGAGTGGCTGCTTCACCTACAGTGAGCATGTTTCCGTGGTGGAAGTGGGAGATGTACATGTAATCGTAAAATTTTCGTTTCATCTGTGAAATGTCACGAATAGCATTCTTTTTGTTTTTAATCTGGTGTCCGTGACAAGCAACAATTTCAAATTCAAGTAATTTAAAATCCACAATTCCTTCGTCGTATAAAGGAACTTCAATTCGCTCATTGTCTTTGAGTACGTCATGAATATAAGTAACGATAATACGTTCTACATCTTCTTTAGGCATTTCCGAGCGATTTGTATTATGTAATCTTAGTTCAGTATGATTTGCAGAAGGGATATGTATGTACTTAATTTTGACGTGCTTAGAAAGTTCTAAAAGCCATTCAGCTTTGTACCTAGAGTATTTTATCACTTGGTCAATAAACCCGTACTGAAGGGCAGTTAATTGCGATACGCGCAATGCCATACCTTCAACACTATCAGCACCATTTAACACGACCAACTCATCTAAATTTTCTTTTTGAATGTACTCAACAGTTTCAGAAAGGATCTGATTCATACGCTGCAAATAAATCTGTTCGTTGTATTCATTGTTGTTGCTTTTAAATTGCTTTCCGAAGTGTTCGTCTCCAAACCCTAGAACAGCAGCTCTTTTTCTTTCGCTCTTATTTAATGGATAGAAGGAAGGGGGAGGGAGAGTGCCTACTTTCTCAATTGCTTCAGTTACATTTTCATATAGCAGCTCTGTTCGGCCTTTGACACGTGTGTTTTTATGTATTTCATGCTTTACAGCTTGAAGCTTTTTTCTCTCTTCCATGATTTCAACCTTTTTCAGTTCCAATTCAAGGAGAGAATTATTTGATTCATCTGACTTTTCTCTTTGGTATTCAACCCCCTCAATGAAGTTGTTGAACCATTTTCTATAAGCTGATTCACCTTTAGATTCGCCGGTTTCTTTGTTTATTAACTCTTTGATTTCTTCCCAGTTTAGATTATAAATGTCTTTATTAGAGCAGATTCTTATTTTCCATTCTTTAAGGTTTTCATCTGAGTGACGCTTAGTTTGAATAGGATCGATCATTCAGTCATCTCCTTACTCAACGTCTTTAACAGGAAGTTCATTTTCTTCTTTTACAGTAATTGAAACATTCTTTCCATTAAACTCTGAGAGAATTTCTTTGAAGTCATATGTGTATTCAGCTTCTTTAGTTTGTTCAGTAACTTCCATTACGTCCATATCGAAAAAGCCTTTAACATTAATTTGATGTACTTTTTTGCTTGCCATTTAATTTCCTCCAGTAGTTTTCTATTTACGTACAATAAGCTCCTTCGGAAGCCCGATGATCCGAAGCATCGGTAACGTCCGAGAAGGGGATATAAAGGAGATGAAAGATAAGTCGGATAGGCGTTGGGGAAACGCCCGAAGGAGATTATTGATAACTTGCGTACATATGTATTACAGACCTATTCCAGTTATCAAGAAGTGCTCTGTGTGGTAAAATAATCCATGTGTATAATGAAGTGTAGATGAATTTGAAAAAGGGGTGTTTTTTTGATAGACAAAGTTTTGAATACCTGTATTATAATAGGTGTTTTGTTGATAGTTGGAGCGGTTACTGTTTTTAAAGATTTTGAATATCATCAATATCTTCGTTTTGGTGGGGCAGCATTGATAGCTTTTGGCTATATGTTTGGTTATGATAAAGTAAAAGCTACAAAAAAAGAGTAAATGACTTTTAAATACTATTGTTCTAGTTATTTTCTTACCCATCTCACCTACGTCAGTAGCTCACGTAGGAACGCAAGCCTTCGGATTGACAGGGAAATTTGAAAACAATTATACGGAAGGAAAGACCCATTATAATCCTTCTCAATGGCATTTTCAGTCTCTCTTGTTAGGTTACACGCCTTATTGAGAAACAAAGCGTCTCAAACGCTCGCCATTTATTTTGCACAGTTTTCTCTGACCCGTGTAAGGAGGTATGTGCATGGGAAAGGTAAATCTCCATTCAGAACATTTAAGGAGACATAGCGAATGTATTGCTTAGAAAATTGAAAAGGCAAGACCGAAAATAATCCTTTTCTGTGAAATAGGAGCGGTGATCAATCGCTCAAACACTATTCCCCTTATTTTACGAGTATAGAAGACTCGCTAACCGGAAAAAGTTTTTATGTGACCGCATAATTAGCTTCAAAGCTTACAAGGGCATTATTTAAAGGGAAGGAAGACGCATCTGCCTTACCTAAGTGTAAGCCGAAGCATTACACCGCAATTAATAATCAGGTTATATGCCACCCATAATAAGACCCTGATGGGAATCAGTCGCAATTTATACTAATGCGTTAAGTCTTACCGGCATTTTTAGCCCGATAATAGCCATTTATCCGAAACCCTGACACTCCAAGTCCACAAACTAATGAATATTAGCAGAGAACTGATATCCCACATATCAGTACACCCCCATGCCATCAATAATAAAAGAACTCTAATTAATTAACCTGGAGATGAATGCGGGAGAGGATTTGCACCTCACATAAGTTTACGGCCCTCCGGCTTGTCTGCGTCTACCTATTCCGCCACCGCATTTATAGGTGAAGAGAGGGGAGGGATACTAATCTAATCCTTCACTATAGATTGTTAAGCTTTCACTGCGTCCTTGAGAGCCTTAGCAGCCTTAAATGCAGGTGCTTTTGTAGCTGGAATATCAATTTCCTCGCCTGTCTGGGGATTTCTCCCTTTACGAGCTGCACGTTCACGAACTTCAAATGTTCCAACTCCTGGAATCTTGATTGATTCACCTTTTGCTAGTGTTTCAACGATGACATTAAATACTGCTTCTACTTTAGGATTAGCTTCTTTATTAGTAACACCTAATTTTTCTGCAACTGCTCCAACAAATTCTGTTTTGTTCATGTTTTAATTCCTCCTAGTGATTTTGTTTATTTTTGTGGTAAAGTATAATTACGGTAATGTTTGTACATTTTGAAAAGTGGGAGACTTACTCACCCTTTTATGTGGAAATTAGCTTTCTTTCTCCCTTATGGCGATTATCTCAAAAGGGGCTTTCAGCCCAGTTATATCAAGGGTTCAAGGCACTTTTTTTGTTAAACTTTTTCCGGTAAAATCGCTGTACCCCTTGGGGGAGTAAGGCTCAAGGCGCTTTCTAAATGCTAACAACTTCTTTTCTTTTTTTACGCATCAAATTTTTTTGATAATTCCTTCTCTCAATTTTAGAGCAATTTTGACACTTTTTGTGTCTATTTGTTACAGCTTTAAATAACTTTCCGCATCCTCCGCACTGATTAAACTTTTTAAAATTGTATTCTAAGTTAAGCAAAATCTTTTCTCCAAAACACTCCCACAAAGTTGTCTTAAACTTACTCTTTTTCTTGTATAGATACTTAACTAAAACATCAGTAACATATTGCTCATCATTATGGATTTTCAACAATCTGTCTTTAATGATCTTATAGACATAATGTTTTTGCCCAGGCTTAATGTCTTCATCATTCATAAGCCATTTCTTGTGCTGGTCTAATCGTTTGTATTCACTAATAATTGCCTCGTCCAATTTAATCTCCTTGTTCTTAAGCAGGAAACGATAATCGAACTTTCCTGCAACAGTTGCGAAATTAATTCGGTCGGAAGGGATAATTGAGTCTAACTTATTTACTGTACTTTCATTAATCAACTCTACGCTATGTTCTTCTTTATCCTTTGCATTGATGAAGAAGTGGGGCACTTTATTTTTTATGTAATCTTTGATTTTCTCATCAACAAGATCAGGGCGGGTGGGCATGAATAAGGTTTTTGCAAAATCGATAGTAAAGTTATTCTCCATGCATAACCATTTGATCACGTCCATGTTTATATTGTCACTGTTCCATATCTTAGTGATGTTGTTACTGTACTCCCCGATATTGATTCCATAAGCAAGAGTTAGTGCTTCATAGATGTTTCTGCTATTAATCTCTTGTTTCTGGGCTACAGACATTTCATAATACAAAGGAACGATGTTCTCCATATTACGCTTGGCAATATTGACGATTAGCTCATCAGAAATAATTAAAGCCTTATCCCCGTCATTATCAAACTGCAGCAGTTTCGATATCGGATCATGAATGCTGGTATAAACACCTCGGGTAATAAACCACTTTTCATATTCCTCATCTTTTTTGTTCCATCTAACGCCATGTTCTCTGTATAGGTGAGGGGAGCGAAGGATATCAATATGCCCTTCATCATATAAAGAACAATAGACATTGCTGCCGGTGAGAAGTCCTTTTGGATTCTCAATTCCAAGAAACAGTCTTTCACAAAAAGCATATAGATCTGGACATAAATATGTATACCCAGCATCACTGACAAGTAATTTTCCTGATTTGGCGTCCTTAATCATACTCTTCTTCTTATTCTTAATGATTTCTTTGGTGTGATCATCATTTAGCAGCTCTGGATATGATAGTAGAGCTTCTTGAAGGCTTGTTTTATGTTTATTTTTCTCGGTAGCCCCCAAAACTTTCATCATGGTTTCTTTATCAGTGCCTAATTGAGTAATCTCACTAACAGTCTTTGAGCTGATTTGTTTCAATTCCTCATCTGTGATATCAGTGAGTGTTTGTAGCATTTGGTAAGTCAGTTTTCCCTCAACAGATGGATCTTCTTCATTTAACTTAGCGCCTAGACATCCATGCTTTTTAAATTTAGAGCGATAGTCATCCCATGAATCATAGTACTTCCACATCTTAAACTGGCTTTTCGTAAAAATTATTTGGATATCATCTTTAATAATGTCCCAATCTTTACCGTAGACGTCCTTAACTATAAATGAACTGTGTTTTTCAGCAAACTTTCTAAAGTCAAATGGAACAAGTAGACCCTTAACCCAAGGTAATCTGACCATAAAGCTTTTCTGGCTCAAACTGGGAAGCATCATTCCGCAACCATCTGTATGTTCTATAGGAATATCCATAACTTTACGATTGATTTCATATGTATCACGATCAATATAATCAACCAGGCTGGAAACGTTTGTTTCTAAGTCATTTACGACAATTGTTTTATCAATATCAATTTCCCATGGACTGCTGGCGCTATTCGATAAGGCCATGTAGCTATTCCATTTGTTTATGCTACTCCCACCTTGAGCATTGATTTGCTCCACACTAAGGCCACAAGTTAAAGCATTTTGATACTCATCTAAGGTGCTTTGCTTGATAAAACAAGACTTTTTGGTTCGTATTTGACCTGCACTGCTAGTGAAATAAACGTATTTCTCATTGTTATGTATGAATCCTTTATCAATAATGTCCCTTAAAATTTGAAAGTGATAAGTTTGGACAACCATGATCTCTTCAGAGAGAGAGTTTTCTTTGATTCCCAGCGTTCGAGTTAAGACTGAATCAAATAATGAAATCACATTATTATCTTTCAGAGAATCTGTTCTAAGTGTTCTTATTTGAATATGATCGTTAAAGGCTTTATAAAGCTTTTCTTTTAAGGAAATAATCCTTTGCGTTATGTACTTCTTATGTTTTTTATCAACATGTTCAAGTTTTTTGAGATGATCTCTGTACCTATATGATTTTAAAATCTTGTTATGTAATTTGTTTTCTTGATCATTATAAAAAGCAGAAGTATCAATACTGTAAATATGTACTTGCTTATTTAGACCGTCTTTTTTTCCTTTCAATAAATTCTCCCCTTATTTCTTTTATGCATATTTTTTGATTTAATAATCGCTGTTTAGATACTTATGTACAAGATTTTTGTATGTATAGCTCTTTTTATCGATTGTTCCAAAAAGTTTATAGCCCTCATAAAGAGTGTTTTCTTCTTGTGAAGCAGTTCCTTCAATAATAGTAGTCTCTAAAAATCCAATTAAATTACTAAACATGTACGTTACTTTCTTTGAATCCTTTTGCATTATCTCACCTCCTCACCTATGAGATGATTATATACATATTATTTGTATTTGTCTATTGTTTTTTCGCTAGTATGTTAACAGCTCCAGGTTATTGAGATGAATTCTAAGCCATATAGAGTGATTATCGTAATCTAAAAACATGCCTATCGTAAATAATATAATAGAGTTCAAAAATCCAGTAAACGTAAGGGGATTTGATGCATCGAATGGTGATTAGGGATAAAACGATCGTAAAACATAAGTGAGAGTAGGGGGAAGTGGATGCTTTATCTAAATATTGATGAAAACGAGGTAATTTGAAAAGGGGAAAACGTTGATATAAAAGGCTTTTACGAAAGCAATTACGATGTGAAATAGGGCGATTTTGAGGTGGAATTAAGAAAATGAAAATTTGTATAGGGTGTGGAAATGGAAGTGCTATGGGTACATCTGTTCCCTTGATTTTACCATTAGATGTAAATATACCCCCATATATTGGTATTGTAATACGTGTATAAGGTACATTATACGTGCATTTAATGACTTGGGCAGGTCTGCAACAGTGCTAACATAATTCCAAGGCAAACACAAGAATAAATTTTTAAAAAAATAAAATGATTAGTAATTTGAAAATGAATAACCATTCATTAAAAATAATCGTATTTATAACGGATCCGAGGGAATCGAAGACATATTTAACCTAACCTCATCACTATACATAACCATACCTTACCCAATCATATATCCTACACTAACCACTCATCACACTCACACGATCTCAGAATCAATATAACAACCTCTAAGCATCCTTAATCAATTCCCAATCCAATTGCATTCTTGTTCACTCAGACAGCAAACAAAGTATCTCAACACCATCCATTAACACATAAATAACTTAACACAAATATAAAAAATATGTATATAAAGATAACGAAATGTGTTATAATAAAGTCATAGGAAAGGAGGTGTACATAGTGCTTGAGAAGGTGGGTATCTTAGTTGCTTTCCTTATCTCATTAACAGTTCTTACTATCAACTGCCTCACAATAGTTGAGAAGGTAAGAAACTTAATGAATGGGACAAGCAAAAAGAAAAAGCGTACACGTAAGCGACTCCGTAGGAAGAGACAACGCAAACGTATACGCAGATGAGTACCAAGCTAAAGGGGAATGAACTTCTCCTTTAGTTCCTACTCATATTATAACATGATCAAGCACATTGCAAACATGAAACGATTTTCATTATGGTTTACTCATATCACATTCATTGGCTTATTCTTAATGTTTCAACTCATTAAGGATTACTTCAGCAGCGAAGCACAAACACTTATTAATACAATATTTGTAGTCACATGCATCATTGTCATACTGTTATGGATCATCTATTTTGTATTCTTTAAACTAAGAAACAAGTCACACTAATCATATAGGCCTCATGGTATGATAAAATCATTGAGGTGAGATGAGTGGAGAAAAAATTCCCGGATGCTATTCGGCAGCTTGCTAAGGAATTAGAAATGCTCAAGAAAGATATTGACTCCATCAAAGACACAACTGACAGAATTGATTCAGAGCTATTAGAGTACAGAGAAGAGATAAGCAAAGTAAAACAAGATGATTCTTATTAATCATTCAGCGAACATAAAAGGATAATTTAATATGAACTACAAATTAAGGAGCGGTAAAGCAATTATCGTTCCTTATTTTTAGATACAAATTTAAAATATAAGGGGATTGTATGGAAAAGGTTAAAGTGATTGATTCTATTATGGGATCCGGTAAAACAACTGCAGCAATTGACATGATGAATAATTCAGGGACAGACGAAAACTTTATTTTCATTACACCATACTTGGATGAAGTGGATCGTATTAAGAAGAGCATAAGCAGTAAACAAATTTATGAACCTAAAGTAAAGAAGAAAGGTGACAAAACACAATATAAGTTTGAGTCATTTCATGAACTTTTATCTCAGAACAAAAATATTGTTGCCACACATAATCTATTCAAAAATGCTAATGACGAAACAAAGGAGCTGATCCTTTCAGGTAACTATACATTGATATTAGATGAAGTTATGGAAGTAGTTGAACAGTTACGCGTTAAGAAGCATGATCTTACTACACTATTTGAATCAAAGTTAATATATGTTGAAGACGGATTTGTGAAATGGAACGAAGAAAAAAAGGACTATGAAACACGTTATGATGATATTCGTGATATGGCTTTAAACAATAATCTGATGTACTTTAAAGACAATATATTGATTTGGAATTTTCCTGCAGATATATTCAAGTTGTTTAAAGAGGTTTACATACTCACTTACATGTTTGATGCTCAAATACAAAGATATTATTATGATATAAACAATATCAAGTATCAAAGATACGTTTCTGAATTTATAGATGGGCAATATAGGTTTACAAAACATAATACTGAATTTGAGAGTATTCTAAAGGCTCAATTAAGAAATAAAATAAAAATATATGAAGGTAACTTGAATACAGTTGGCCAATTGGATTATTCTTTATCATCTAATTGGTATAAAAATAAATCACCATATACGATCAAGAAGGTAAAGAACAATGTATTCAATTACTTTAACAACATTGTTAAATCATCAAGTGATGAAGCTATGTGGACGACTTATTCAGAACACAAAAACAAAGTAAAGGGGAATGGGTATACAAAAGGGTTTGTGTCATGTAATGCAAGAGCTACCAATGATTTTAAGCACAAAAAACACTTGGTGTATACAATAAACAGATACGTTAACACTGTTCTATATAATTATTTTAAAGAGAAATATCAAATAACAATTGATCAAGATGCATTTGCATTATCCGAATTAGTACAATGGATTTGGAGATCTGCAATAAGAGATGGTGAAGAAATAACATTATACATACCCTCATTAAGGATGAGGGAGCTACTTATTGAATGGTTAAATGGGTAGCTAAAGAGAATAAACCTCTTAAACTCTAAAAAAAGCTCAATAATACCAAGGGTTTTCCCGTCTAAGTCTTTAAGAGAGACAAAAATAAATTAAATAATAAAATAAGAGAATGGGGGTGCTGCTAATTGTTCAAAACGGTTCGTTCCTCACCTGAACAATTTTTGCTCACACCACCCCCAAACCCCCTCATGAGCGATTTATTATAGAGATAATATAAAAACAAAAAATATGTATAATAAATGGTTGATCATTAAGGGTAATCAGGTTATAATACAATTAACAAATACAAAAAATATAAACATTATAAAATGCATATTTTAAACAGAAGGGAAATGATGAAAATGGAATTTATTAAAACAAATAAAAACACTTATGAAGCAATGAAAATTATTGGAACAACATTTAACTGCGTAGGAACATATGAATACATTTTAGATAATGAGGTTATTGAGGGCTATGAATATAAGGAAGTAAACGAAAATAACAAAGATGAATTTACACCAATTGTAAAAGTTGAATGTACTGATGGATATTTCTACGCAACAAATTATAAAAATGATGTTAAAAATCGACTGTAAGTTATGAATAAAACAACAATTTTAAGGGGTATATGAGATGTCTAAGAATGAGCAATTAAACACTATTCTAAATTTAAAAGGTAAAGTTAAATATGATGAAGAATCCGGCAGCTGGTATCTTGTTGTTCAAAAAGGAAGTGAGATTGAAGCGGCAGACTTTTTGACAGGGGTAGATTTTGATCTAGGAATGAATACAGAGCCGGGAGATATTATTGAAATAACCGTGAAACGTATACAAGAAAAATCAACAAAAAGCAAGGAAAAGGTAAGTGATATGTGAATTTTGTATCGACGAGGTACTTGAATTCAAAATAAAACAGCAGTTTAAACCCAAATAAGTCTTTTAAGAAACAATAATCATTAATTCTAAGGGAATAAGGAGTGTTAAACATGTACACGATTGGTCTATCGTATGACGTGTCAATGGAATTGTTTTATTTGAAAAACTGGAATGGAGACATCAAAGAAGCGCTTGAAACGATTACTTTGTACGGTGATGAAAGTGTTGAGTTTGTTTTTGAAGGGAAGCCAGTTGAAACACTATATGAGATTTCAAGCCTTAAAGATAAACTCGATGACTTTGAAAAGAATGATTTGTTTAGCACTTACTTCAATGAAGATCAAAAAGAATATGTTGATAAGCTATTAGAACTTTTGAAAGAAAATTTAATCGAAGAGAACATTTAAATACTTACTGCAGCTTTAATGAGAGGGGTTCTAAGTGATGACAGTGTTAAATGAAAACAACCTTAAATTTTTACTGGATAAAGGCTTTAAACTAAAGCAATATGAGGATCAAGGATTAACTTTTTATACAAAAGAAATAAAGGACAGCCACTCTTTGAAGAAATTGATTGAGTATCATTATGAAATTCAGGAAGATGAAGAGATAAACACAAAAGGATCAAGTTTTATCATGGAGATACAGACAAATGGGGAAACCCTCAATGGCTTTTTACCGGTGAATATGAAAGCTTGGTATTCTTCAAGACCAAAATCAGTTTGTTGAATTTGTAAAGAAGGTTGAAAAGTTGGTTACATGCTGACTCCATACACAAAAGCGACAATAATATATTGATTGAGCTTTGGTCTTAATATGTGATAATTAGATATAATATAAAATCTAGAAAAGGTGGATATTATGTCTAAGGAAATTGATATTTTCATCAGAGTGCTACAAACTGCGCCTGAAAAAACTGGTTTAGCTATCGTGATATTTAGATACAAAGGAATTGTGAAAGAAACATATTTTAGTTGTTTAGAGCGGACACAAAATAGATCAATAATCCTTGCTGCTAAAATTGCAATTGCAAGTCTTTCATCCAGTTGCATAGTCAATTTACATACACAAAACAATTTTGGTTTTTCATACCTAGGAGAAAGAAGGCATAAAAAATGGGTTAATCGTGATGTAGGTGATCAATTATTGACTACTGTTGAAAAAGGAGGCCACACGCTTAACCTAATTGATTGTTCAGCAACTAATGAAGGGAAGAAGTATCAACAGGCATTGTCTCAGAGGCTAAGAAATATACAGAGAAATTCAGTAGAAAGGGGAGATTAATTAATGTCTATGAACGTAAAGCAGCTAATAAATTCATTACAAAGCATGTTAGAGAGAGGTCAAATAAAAGAAGATACAACTGTCCTTCTTAATACTTATGACGACTGTATGTACGAAGTAATATGTGTTGAACCATTAGGAGATTTTTGCAAATTGAAGCTGAGATCAAATAAAACATGGATTTTAAAGTGATTTTAAGGAGGCGTCTAGACAATGATGAAGAAGCTTTTAACATGAAAGGGGTTATAAAAAACATGCAAGTTTTTAGGATCATGTTTGTTCATGTCTTGTCTGCGTTATCTGCTGCTGCTGTTTATGTTTTTTGCATCGATTATAATGGTTACTATCCATACATTCTAATAAGTGCCATTCTCTATATATTTTATTTAATCTTTGCAACGCCTGTTCAATATTTTTTAAATCGTAAGCCAAAAAGGTTTAGCCTGAAATATTTATTCATATACTTATTCTTTTCCTTCTTAGTATGGTTATTCTTCGCTTTAATCACTGATCCAATTAACACCTTAGGGATTCTATTGTCATACGAAATTTACTTGTTTAGCATTTCATTTGCTTTTATCTTTTGGGTCTGGGACTCAGTTTTTATGCAAAACAAGGCAAAAATAGCGTAAAGTAATCTCAGTTATCACTACCTTTCCGAATTACCAAATTATGCTATAATTAGGTGAGGGGAGGAGAGGGAATGAAAAGGTTATTCGTTTTGACTTTGATTTGCTTTGGCTTAATCTCAGGTTTTTATGTTAACAGTGCTACTGCTAAGATTACAACTGAATACAAGAAAGTGAGTTTTACTATGACAGAGGAATCTACTGGGTTTTCGATGGCTGATTATGATAACGAGAACTACTATCCCACTTGGTTGTGGTACAAGTTTACGGTTTTTGATGCTGAAGGTTGTACTCTAACAATGACAATCAACAGAATAACTCTGGGTGGATGGGTTTTCCCAAGGAGTGTAAAAGAATTCACAGGAAACCACTTTGATTTTACTGCAACAGACAGAGTAGAGGGAGATCCATATAAAAATCACTCTCTAGAGATTACAAAAAATCCAGGATGCGGAGATGTGAAAATAAAAGGCACTTATGGATTTGACCATGAAGAGCCGGACGACTATCCTTTTTAATGTTCCACAGGGTCAAGGAGAACGATAACCTTGGCCAATATTATAAGTTTAATGATCATTTTAAGTGATCAAAAGTAATCAGAGGTGAGAACGATTGATTAAATCAAATTTAAGGCTCATATTAGACGAAAGAAGGATTAGTATTAGGCAACTATCCAGAGATATTGATCATGAGTATCCGACTGTCAGGAAGCTATACAGAGATGAAATGGAACGGTATCCAAGAGAGCTGTTAGATAAAGTCTGTACATACCTAAACATTGAGCTACATGAATTGTTACTATTCCAAAAAGATCATAACCATATCGATCACTCGGGAAAAAATGGTATACTAAAGTTATAAGGTTAGGAAAGAATTACAAGTTTTTTAGGTCTACATAAAATCGTACTTTTAACTTGATAAGGAGATAAATATGGAACCAACAAACTCTGATTTTTCACCAGTTGAACCAAATAAATTGAATCCATTTGAAGAAATTGAACAATTACTTTTAATGCTAAATAATGCAAATGAAACTCTTAAGAATACTGACCCCGAGTTCTTTGATAAAGACGATTTAGAGAAGTTGATTACATTTGCTGATGAAATTAAATTGACTTCTACAGAAGTGTTTTCCAATCTAAATAAAGGCGGTTAAAACTAATCAAGGCAAACCAATGAAAACAGGAAGATGGAGAGCAGAGACGTATCATTTCAAAAAACAATTATGTGAATGAAGCAATTAGAGTACAAAAATAAAATCACTATAAAATCATTCTTTTATCAAAAAAGAGTATGTTGACATTTAAATGAAACACTCCTGTTATTCCATAATTTTTAATTGTTATAGGAAGGCAAAAAGCGAGTGATTCAAAAAATTGCTATTCGATTAACCGAAAGTGAGAATGTGTGAATGAATTTAATGGGGTATATGGAGGAAAGGTTTCCAAGACTCGAATTAATTCCTAGCATCTATAATCAATGGAGCATAGGAATCCATTTGTGTCTTGGGGAAAATATTTACCAACTCAAAGAGAATGAAGAATTGAATCTTAAGAGATTTCGGTTTGTATATGAGCAAATCTCAACCATTTTCAATGAATTATTTGAACAAAACGATGACATATTCCTTGTGACGAATATGTATAAGCACAAAACCAACGACAAATTTATAAAAAAATTGAAGGTGTATCAACCGTTTCTAAAGTGTAAAAATTATTTAAATCAAATTCAAGTAAAGACATATTCCTACCCCTTTGAGATAGATGAAGCTGAAGAATACGAGATGCAACAATTTTCCTTGTTATGCAAACCTCGAGACTTACATGTAACTGAACTACTTAAAGCAGCCAGTAATGAAGATTTTCCATTGAAACCGAGATTCGGGGGTTACTCAATTGATTACCCTGATGTTTTCTTTGTGAACATTACAAAAGACATTATTTTCTTTATCTATGATGACCGAGGATGTGAAGTCATAGCTCTTGATTTCAAACGAATACGTCCACTTTATGAAAAATATCACAACTGGGTAGAAGAATATAAATACATGTAATACTCTTTCTAAAACGATTTATACCAGGAAAGGCAGAATTAGATTATGAGGGCACAACACACAAGATTTAAACGGTTATTGAAACTAAGAAACTTAGAATTTTTTCAATTGGTCTTAAGTGATGATGAGAGATCTGCATTTTTATTAGTACTTGAGGAAAGATTAGAGGATTTTGATTCTCAAGGTGGTAACCATATTAGTGTTTATTTAGTTACTCACTTTGAGTTATCTGATCAATCATATAAAGATGTACTAAGCTTTAATGATGATCTTTTGGGTATGAAGCATAATTGTTCGTATTCAATGGATATTCTAAGCGTTAAAGAGGAATTTGATTTCGATTTTCCATTTGATATGCTTGCAATTAAAAGATATGTACAAGAATTAATAAATATGTTAGGGATTAATCTAACTTTACCTGAAATGAAAGAAAGAGATTTTGACAAACTTTCTCAAGACTAAATAAAACTACGATTTTAAAGGGAAATGTGAAACAAGCGGAGGTGCTGATTTAAGCCTCAATCAAAAAGCGTTAAACAGTTATGTTTATACTCTAGCGTTTTCAAGTTTGTCATTTGGTCTAATCTTTGGTCTGTATCTGTTTGTTTACTCTGGTTTTATGGCAATAGCATTAGTCACAATTGCCATCATTGCATTTTACGCTTTAATCACTTACTTGGTGTTTGCCGTCCCTTTGCAAGTGTTGCTAAGAAGAAGGGTCAGAAAGTTTAATTTTCTTAATCTTATTATTTACATCGTAATAGCTTTTGTAGCTGCGTTAACGTTCTTTGTTGTGACTAATCCAACAAGTGCTCTTGCTGTGCTAAAAAGCTTAAATTATTACATTATGAGCATTGTTGCAGCTTTAATTTATTGGTTCTGGGATTCTATATTCTTACGGAATTGAGAGCATAAAGAATCAAGATGAAAGAAGTGTTTTATAAAGAAGTTTGAAACTTTTCCCATCCTCATTCGTAATTAAAAGAAAATTAAATGGAGGTAAGTAACTACAATGGGGAGAGGAAGATCAATTCAAAAAGCACTTATAAAGGTAAATGGAACTTTAAAATCGATTTATGCAAGAGATGTCACAAAAATAATGAAGGATAGAAGCCAAGTTTTTTATTGTCCAAATACAAATTGTAACGCTAAATTAAGTCATAATAAGGGTTGTGGTAAGAATCCTAAACCATATTTCTTTTTGCGGAGACTACCAAACGGTGAACCAAACAACCATATAAATGGTTGTAGTTATCTAATTCCTGATGAATATGTGGATGTAATTGAAGTAAATGAAAAAAGGACAAAATACGATGAGGTAAAGTGGGTTGTGCCACTAGAAGAAGAGCAAACTTATTTTAATAATAGGGGGACTTCTAATACTGTAATTTCCAATCATGCCGCTGTAACTGTAAATAAGTCAATAAAGGAACATACTAAACCTTATATTCAAAAGCTTATTAGCGTGAGATCTTTCTTTACTTTGAAAAAAGAACTTGCTGCATATGATAAGGAGATTCAAAGAAAGATATATGGAGAATTGAAAGATCAGTGTGTTCTTTACTGGATACAGGATCGAGGGAAATTAATTAATGATATTGAAAATGAAAAACTTGGTCATGCTTTTTATTTGTTAGGTTATCTATGGATGTCAGAGTGGCGACATCTTAAATTGGCTAACCCTTATTTTCTTTTAAGAGATGCAAACAAAGGCATTATAAAATGTTATATTGGGAAAAAAACTGTGAAAAGTGATGTTGGGAGTATAACCTGGGAATTAAAAAAGCAAATTGAAGCAGGCACTTCTGAAAAAAGATCTGTTCTTGTTGGTGTTAAAGCAACTGCGATTGGAAAGGAGACTATCGAAACTTTTGATGGTGAAGCAGTTGTTCCTACTATTAAAATTTATGAAATAGGCACAGAATTTTACTGAAAAGAGCATTGAACTAAATGCTCTTTTTCATACCGCATCGCCGACACTCGCGCAAGAAAATTCCACTCTTCACAGAGCTTTTGAATAAAGTGTAATCACAATTGTCGCAGCGGCCGTATTTTACATCAGGATACTCTTTGTAATCATAAACGATAGTAGTATCATACCCGTTTGTTTCATATTTCTCTTCCACAAGATCACCCACATAATTTATTCAACATATTTAAGAATAGCAAATTTCGTTCGATATAGGGAGGGAACAAATGATTGGATTAGCTTATTTTTTAATTATCTGGCTTGGAGTTGGATTGTTGACTGGCACTAAGTTTATTTTTGTTGATCAGGTCTATGATAAAGAGTTTAAAGAACTCATGGAAAAAGAAACAGCAGCAGGCATGGAAAGGAATTTGGCCAGCCTCTTTTTCAAAAATAAGCTTAATGTGATTGCCTTTTTCATGTTAATTGGTTTACTGCCATTAGCTATGAGGATTATAAAATTATTTAAAAGAGGTTGATTTATGCCTTTGATTGATTATTTTTATGTACTGCAGTTTGAAAACAAGGAATATTTCAAATCATTTAAGTTAGATGAGGACGGTTATTTGACATCTAGCGACCTCCACGGAGCTTCTAAATTACAAACAATGTATGAAGTCATTGAGGTAGCAAGTGAGCTTAAAACAAAGTGTAATGTTCAATGTGAGGTAAGAGAAATTCAAGTCGTAAAGCGTTAGGAGTGTTCAAGTGTACTGGATAGAGTGGATTGAGGATGAGAAAAAGAAAAGCATTGTTGCAGAAGGTTGGATTGAATGGGCTACCATACTTGAAGACCTGTATCAAAATCGGTTTGAGTACGTTGAATGGAAGCGGCTTTGAAAAGGGGTGAAATTATTGTCCAGCTTTTAAGGGATTGTGCTATCAATTAAAGGGCAATTATTTGAAGCCCTAACAGATTTCTTTAATCCAGGTATTGCATGGCTTATGGGGACTTTAGCTGACCTTCTAGTATACTTAACTTGAAGTTAAGAAGCACAGAAATACAGGTATTTATAGTGGGTCAAGTACCGCGTTAAGTATATAATGGGTGCAAGAATTTTATATTTTCCATCTGGGTAGTCAATGTTAATTGGGTTCAAGCTAAACAAAAAAATGAGAGAGGAACACTAATAGAGCGGATCTGAGGAGAACGTGTAAATTGAAAGTAAATCAAACTTCAACTTCTTATCAAAAAGATACTGATTCATTTAGAGAATTTATTAAGTATAATATAAACTCGATTAAGAGGACATTGATTGAAACAGAGCAATTATTAAACAGAGTAGGTTTTTTGAAGCTTTTTGTACTTTTTTCTGTATCATTATCATGGATTACCTATGTAATTTATTTTGAGCATGTTGGCAATTTTATACTGAGAATATCCCAAGGGAATATCTTAATAGCAAATTTGGTGTTGCCTGTATTTCAGACGTTTCCCTTGCTTCTAAGTTTTATCTATGTTTTTAAAGGCAATTACCGAGCTTTATTCTTTAAAGTGAAATTTTCAAGAATATTGATTTATATAATTTTGGGAGTATTAACGGAGATTATACTATCGGTAAACATAGGTCTCTTACTAAAAGGAATAAAGCCAAGTGCAAATCCTGCAGTTGAGGATCCAATCGGTATTACTTTTTATAGTTTATCGATTAGTCTTATGGCAGAGCAAATTCTGTTCTTTTCTGTGTATTACTTTTTCTTTTTATTGTTTTTAAAACTGAAACTTAACAATAAAATTGTAGTAATAATATCTTTAATCCCTGCAATTTTAATTTTTGGCCTAGCGCATTTGGCAGTATATAACGGTAATGTTCTTCAATGCGTTTTTTTAATCGGCTTACCTTTTACATTAATGCAAATTCTTTTGTTTTCCCGGTCAGGTAACTTTTTTATTGGATACATAGTGCATCTGGTGTTTGATATTACTATACTATTAATCGCTAAATTAACGTAGTTGTTTTTATGGTAATCTGCATTGTTAATTGGTACAACGTTTTAAAAATTAAAAATGAAGGTGAAAAGTATGAGCAATAACAAAAGTCAAGCAATTGAAAAAATTCTTTCTTTTATTGAATCAAATGAACAAGTTGCTTTAATAACTGGAACAAATATGTTTAAGAAACATGAACTTGTGTTTAAAACCATAACTGAGAATTTTGTTGGATCAAGAATTTTACTTAGAACTAGCAGCTTAGATAATGCTAAGGAGTTTATGAAGGCAACTGGAACTTTAAAAACAGGAGTCCCTTATAATTTGAACGGAAGTACAGTTTATATTGACACTGTTACTAGAAGCACATGGGATAAGACACCAAGTGATTTGGATTTTGCAATTATTTACCCTCTTATGCCTCTGACAAAACAGAAGCTTAGAGAAGAATTATTGAAGGATATTACTTTCTTCAAAAATGTTAAAAAAATATTATTAGTGAGTTCGCAAGATACATTTGATATGTCTTGGGCAGATGATTTTATCAAAACAAAGATCATTTATGATGTTTTAGAAGAGGATCCTGATTATCATTATAGAGTCTTAGAAGATTTAAAAAGGTATAATTTAAAATAGCAGAAGAGGTTATAAAATGATTGAAAAAATGTTGCATGATAATTTACGTATTTGTTTTCCAAACAAAAAAATTTTTATTTCTAGAGACCATAATTTCGCTTTTGCAGCTTGGGAAATAGGAAGATTAAGGGGATACATACAACCTGGGGCATCCCTAATTCATATTGATTCGCATTTAGATTATTGTGACAATCCAATAGATGTTTCGAATATAAAAGAGGAAAGTCAGGCAGTTGAAATCGCTAACCAATTAGATATTGTAGAATTTATAATACCAGCACAAAAAAATGGCACATTAAAGGGTTGTTTTACTATTAGCGATGATACGGTATATATTGAACAATCTGAAATTTTTCAAAGAGCATATACATACAATCATTATGAACAAATTTTGAGAGAAAATTGGTACAAGGAAACAGAAGGTACAAGTTTGATTCTTGATTTGGACTTAGATTATTTTAATAAAAACTACTTAGATTATAACTCTAATGCTTTGTTATTATCTAAAGAAGCCATAAGGACTCAATTATTAAACATGAAAGAGAAAATGTGGAATTGGGACATGATAACTGTAGCTTTATCACCAGAATTTTGTGGTGGTGAAAAGGAGTGTGAATATTTACTAAACCTCTTTTTAGATGTGTTCGATTTAAAACTTGAAGATGGAGAGCTATGGTGAATATCAACAAATAATTGTTTTATTCTGATAGTATAAATGGAAAGGGTGTTCTCTTTGGGTCTCATGTGGATAGGAATTGGCTTAGCTGCGTTAGGCTATTTTATTAACGATGGTTTGAAAAACTTCAAAAATCCTAAAGGAAGTTATTCAGACTATCCAACTTTAATTAAGGAGTCTGATTTGCATTACCACCTTGGTTTAAGTAAAGCGGAGGTTAAAGAGTTACTGGAAAAATTCCCTGGTGCTCCAAAGGTAGAATTGAAAGGAACAGTCTATTATCCTTATCAGCAATTTTTGCAGTGGATGTCATCGCTTGATTATACAAATAGTTGAATATTTGAGGAGAATAGTTATGACTACAGATCATATAACAATAGAGCGGCTTAAAATTCTGGAAAAAGAAAACGAGGCATTTAAGACGCTTTTGCTTGAGTTTATTGGGTATGAAGACGAATGGTTACTGACTAGACCAGGGTTAAAAAAGAATTACAAAAAAGACTATTTAATTGAACATATTCAATACCAAAGAAAGCTTATAAGGGAGCTTTACAACAAGTTAGATGATAAAGCACAAGAAGAACTTAAAATAAGGGTGGAAAGCTGTATTTGGCCAATTATGCACAATGAGGGTTAATCCTCATTGTGTCTTGATAAAATAAGAATTTTAAAGAGAATACAAATACAAAAAATATGTATAAATTCATTGACTCGTAATGTGATCTATAGTATTATTAAGTTAACCAATAAAGACAACAAAAAGAAATGAGGGGAAATAATGGATTTAATAAGGATAGCTATGAAGAAAGACTTGGAAAATGACAACTCTTTAATGAATAAATGGGCAACAGTAGCTGGCCTTAAAAACCCAAATCCTCTTTATGACTTCTTAAACCATAATGGGAAAACTTTTAATGAATTTTCTTCAATAGTCAACATTGTTAAGAGTCAGTATCCAGACCGTGAATATGAATTAATGAAAGATTACTGTTTAAACCTAGATGTTAAGACAAAAGCAGCAAGAAGTGCTTTGGAGTACGCCGATGCAAATATGTTTTTTGAAATAGAGGATGCTTTAATAGAATCAATGATTTCTTGTAGCAATATGAAAAGTAAAGAATATGGAAAAGTGTATAAAATACATAGAGAACTGTCTAACTTTGATATTACTGAATTTGAGGCAGTGAAAAGGCTCGGTAAATTAAATATTAAAACACCTGAAATGAATTCTTTCTCAAGACTCTTGCTGCTTTATCATTATTTAAGCACTGGTAACTTTTCTCCGATGGCCCAACTTATAAAACAAATTGACCTTAGTGAGATTTCTGAGAACATGTACATTAGAAATACATATCAAACAAGAGTTCATGTTCTAATGTCTAATATAAAGCTAAATGAAAATTCATTAGAGGAGTGCAGAGAGTACTCTAGAATGGCATTGGAAAGTACAAATATCCTGAGATTTCAGGTTTTCAGCTACTTAACAATTGGCAACTCTCTATTATTTTCGAATTATGAATTGGCTCAAGAAAACTTTTTAAAAGGGCTAAGCGTTTCTGTTCAAAATGAAAATTACAACATGATTTTCCAGCAGGCTTTGTGCTTCTTAAATAATGTATGGCGCAAAGAAAATAAGTGGATTAATTTTGAATCTGAGTCAATTATGGATTTGCAGGAGCAAGCTCATTGTTTTATCAACTTTAATGAAAATTCCAAAGCAAAAAAAGTTTTGGATAAATTATATCTTTTACGTCATAACGATAATGAGCTTGCAATGCATCATTATTTGAAAGGGAGACTCGAACAAAATAAAGCATGTTTCTATTCTTCAATCGAGTATTTTAAAAAGTCTAATGACAAATTCCTTATTAGACTGCCGTTGTTGGAACTGCAAAAAATGGGTGAAAATCAAAAACTTTTAGATTTACTTTTACTTTAAAGGAGGTGAGACGATGAAAAAACTTATTATGGCTTTAGTTATCTTGGGCGCACTGGGCACTTCTTACATAAGCGCAGATTCTTCAAACCAACAAGCTTCAGGTGATTATGAAGTAGCTGGAATGCCACGTGGAGCATAAAATCCATTGACACATAAAGTTATTAGTATTATTATTTACTTAATTAAATTAACCAGAAAAGGAAGACGTTTGGCTCTTTTGAGCTAAGCGTCTTTTGTAGTTTTAAGGCCATCACTTAAATATTAAGGTTTTATAACATCTAGTGATCAACTTCAAGTACATACAACCTAATTTAAAATGAAATGCATTACAAAACAGCACATTTGCAAAAAAAATTGCGTAGAATGTGCTATTTGTCGTTAAAAAAATCTTTACTTCCCTTATGTAATGCATTACAATTGCTATAGATGTAAAAGATAAAAAATATGTATATAGGAGGTTGGTGGTATGTCCGCAATTAGTTACTTAAAAAACAGTATGACAGTGCATAAAACCATTTACCAAAAGAAAGTTGAAAGCTTAGTTAAAAATGATTTATTCTTTCATGAAAAAAGCATTGAAAAGTCAAAAATAATGAAGAATGAAAATGTTAGAAAACAACTAACTAAAGGATACATGAAATTGCTAAGTGAATACAAGGAGGATTAGTTATGCATGTTGTAGAACTTAGGTCTACAAATCATAAAGATATTGATTCCGATTTTGTTTTAAATGCAAAACAAACTTACATAGAGAGTGTACTAAACATAAGAAAAATGATTGTTAATGCAAATACTGAAGATGATCTACATGGTGCAAAAATAGAGATAGCAGCATTATTAAATGATCTAAATAAAGTATTATTAGGTGGGGATGGACTAAAAAGAAGCATTGAAAATAATCCTCATTTTAGATCCCTAATACATTTTGCTAAGAATTTAAAAAGACACATAGCAATTGAATTTGAAGAGTTTATTTATAAACCATAACATACTCGCACTTCAATCTATACATAAAAAATAGGAGGTCGGCATGTCAGAGCGAATAAAACAGCTAATGGTCAAACGTGGCATCACAATAGAGGAATTATCGAGGGAGACAATGATTAATATTCAGAGTTTAAACAAAATCATTGAAATGCCAGATGAATCAGATGTTACAGCCATAAAGCTTATCGCTCTGGTGTTGAATGTCTCTATTGATGAATTATTAGAGGGGAAAGGAGGAGAAGATTGTGCAAAATAAAGTAAAACAATTAAAAAATTATGCAGTTTACGATGATATCGAGGGCTTTTTAATCAATAAAGATATAAGAAGTAGCTCAGGGAATTCTAACTATATGATCCCTTCATCAACTATAAGAGTGTCTAACACCAGAAAGAATTATGAAGGGGATATTAAGCAGTTCTTTAGTGTGATTAAAGGGAAAGATGTCAAAAGTTTAGTTCCCGATGATTTAGTTGTAAGTAAAAGCGAATTAAGCAACTATGTTAAGTATCTGCAGGAAAAAGGATTAGTTAATAATAGTATTAACAGAAAAATGACCTCCCTGAAAATGCTCTATACATATTTAGAGCATGATTATAAAGACTATATTGACTTGTCTGTGTTTAACACTGTTGAAAGACTTAAAACAGTAACTAAAAACTGGGATAAAACAACACAAACAGAAGCGGAAAGAATTGCCCAGGATATGTATATAAATGAAAGGCAAAAGCCTTTAATGAAAAAGCTGTTTGTTAAATTCGCCATCAGAACATCTTTTCGTGTAAGTGCCATTTTGCGTGTAAGATGGAAAGACATAACACTAGATGAAAGTACAGGCCATTATTTAGTAACAGTTATTGATAAAGGATCTCAGGTTGTGTCTACAGGCATTAACCAGGTATTTTATGAGGAATTGTTGCAGCTGAAGGAAGAGGATGTCAGCGAAACTGAATTGGTTTTTCAGGGACTTTCGGAACAATCTTTGCGACACTCATTGAAAAGGTCGAAAAAAAGGTTAGGTATACCTCCTGAAAGAGAATTAGTCTTACACTCATTTAAGGGTGTAGGAATTGACTATGTCTATGAGGATTCTGGACATGATTTACTTGCAGCAAAAGAACAAGGAAATCATAAAAACACATTAACAACAGAGAGATACATGAGCAGAAAGATTAACATAGCGAACTCTGCTGGTGTAACAATGGATGAAAAAATCGACTTAAATCCACTATATGAAGCAACTGAAGAGGATTTTATTAGCTTTTTTGAAAACACTGATCTTGTTACATTAAAAAAATTTATAAAGCATGTAAATGAGCGAAAAACAATTATTTCGGAATGATTACTCAGTTCAAATGATAATTCTTCTTGATTAACCAGATTGCCTTTGGTAACTTTAAATTTAGCAACATGACATGAGGTGAAAGGCTATATGACAGTGATCTTTGATCAGTCTGCAAATGAGAAACTGCTTTCAGAAATGAAAGACGTTATCTCAAAAAATAAGCACATAAGATCTTTTATTAACGATATTCAATTAGAGATGGCTAAAAATAAAATTACCCCAGGAACAACGCAAAAATTAATTTACGATATAGAAAATCCAGAAGTCGAAATTTCTAAAGAGTATATGTACTTTTTAGCCAAGTCACTGTACTCAGTTCTTGAAAGTGAAAGGTTTAACCCACGAAATTACTTTACAGAAACGGATATGAAAGAAATTGAAACGTTATGGGAAGGATCTGTGGAGGAAGATATAAAATTTCCGTATACAATTAAACAAGTTGTAAAGTATTCTGATGATAATTATTTCTTCCCAATTACGGCTAAAGAGTTATTTATGTTATTTGAAAATAAATTATTGCACTATAATCCTAATGCTCAAAGAACAAACAAAACAAAAAAACTAGAGGGTTCTGATATTGAGATACCTGTACCGCAGCTCAATAAACAATCTGTTGAGGAAATAAAAGAACTGTTCTTAGAGGGGAAATTAATTAAATCAGTTTTTACCTTTAATGCACGTGTAGGAAGTGCAAGTAGTGGTGAAGAATTAATATATGATGAAGACAGTATGTCACTTACAGTGACTGAAGACACCATTTTAGACGTTTTAGACGGGTATCACCGGCTAATAGGTATTACTATGGCTATAAGACAGCATCCTGAGCTAGATCATTTGTTTGAAGAAACCTTTAAAGTGGACATTTATAATTACACTCAAAAAAGAGCGAGAGAGCATTTTGGTCAACAAAATACAATAAATCCAGTGAAAAAATCTAAAGTGGCTGAGATGAGCCAAAATGTTTATTCTAATAAAATAGTTAAGTTTATTCAGGATAATAGCATAATTGGTGATTATGTAAAGACAAATGGAGACTGGATAAATCAGAATCAGAACTTGCTTATAACTTTCTCTGACTTCAAAAAGGCAATTGAAAGAAGCTATTCTAAAAAAGATTTTTCTACTCAGGCAGACATATTAAAAACCGCAAGATACCTTACATCCTTTTTTGATGCGTTAGCTACACAATATGTGGATGAATTCTTAGGTGATATAGCAAAAGAAAGGAAGAGAAGTTTTGTAAACAACTACTTGTTCTTTAACGGATATGTTGTATTAGCTAAGAAGTTGCAAATAGATGGGGTAAGTCTGGATGATTTGGAAAGTAAGATTACTGATGTTTTAAGCTCTATAAACTTTAGTAAGAAGAATAAGTTGTGGGATGAATTAGGTGTAGTAGACAAGAATGGAAATGCTAAATCACCACAAAAGATATGGAATTTCTTTAACAATTTAAAAATAGATGAGTAATTACTTAGGAGTTGTTTGCTGCAATGTTCAATAGTGAGATTAAGGAAAAATATTTAGATACCTTATCTGAGGGTATGGTTATGCAGATGAGGCCTATTTTTGCAAAGGCAGAGATTACTGAGACTTTATATAATAAAGACATATATGACTTCACATCAATGCAAATTTTAGAGCTAATACGATCATTCGATCAAACCACTATCGGCAGTGTTCGAAGAACCTTAGCATTATTGTCATTATATATTGATTGGGCAATTTCATATAAGTTAAGTAAAGGATTAACCAATTTAGCAAGAACTATTTCTGAAGAAGAGCTTTATGAATGTCTCGGGGATAAAAAATTATATATTACTTATAGCGAATTAGAGGAAATGGAAAATCAATTAGTTAATTATCAATCTAAGGCTGTGTTAAGACTATTGTTTGAAGGGGTTTCAGGTTTAGCTCATTCTGAATTGCTAAGTTTAACGAAGAAGCAAGTTGAGGATGCAATGCTTAACGGTAACGTTTTAACTCTTTATGATTCAAAACACGGTGAACGGAAGTTAAAAGTAAGTAGTGAATGTCTTGTTATTGCCTTAAATGCTGCTCAGGAAACTAAATATAAATTAAAGAATGGGAAGGCAAAAGGCCAAACAAAAGAAGTCTTTTTAGTTGAAAATGATTATGTAGTTAAAACAAAAAGAACGTCCAACAAAGGAGACGGCCAAGCAAGCAAATTTGTCATTACTAATTTAATTACTGATATATCTGAGTTCTTTAAAATTAACTTTTTAACACCAAACACTATTGTTAGATCTGGTCATTTGTATAGAGCATATCAACTTTATAAAGAGAAAGGGGTTATTGATAACTCTGTAAGGTATCAGATTATTGATGACTTTAATTTAAGAGTAAAATCCAAATATCGAGCAGTTTATTCAATGCAAGATTATATTAATGAGGAAGAAGTTAATAAATATTACGCAGAAGAACTAGGTCTAAAAGAGACCACAATTTAAATATGAAATCCATTTGACTATATTCGTTAAATGGATTTTTCTTTTATCTCGAAGAATTGTGAAAAAATTCTCATTTCGACAAAAATAGACAAAATAATCACTTTAAATGCATGTTTAAATGTAGTAAGATGGTCATGTAAACCATATGGTTTACTTAGGAGGAGACCAAGACCAAAGTCTTAGTCGTTTCAATGCCTTTCAACCTTGAATTCATAGAGGTCTTCGACATTACAATCTAATGCAGCAGCAATTCTTTTTGCAGTTCGAATAGACATATCTACTTTAACTAATCGATTATAGTCGCTCAGCTGCTGTTTCTTAATCCCAGTTATTTCTGAAAGTTCATTGATTGTAATGTCTTTCTTTCTACATAGTTCAGGTATCAAGCATTGCCCGATCTCAACTTTAATCATAATCGGACATCCTCCTGCGTTCTGTTATGGAAAGACATAATACATATCATATCATATGAAGCTGATAAATAACCACTAGCATAACACCTACTTTCTATGTATAATGATTATACAAAACAGAACGCGCGTTCCCTTAACGCCATAAGGGTTTATCACAGAAAATTGAACATAGGAGAATGAGGATGGCAGGTTATTTAAACAATATTGCACTTAATCTGGAGATTGTACTTAAAAACAAAGCAGATAGTCCAGAAGTCTCGGGAACATTGGTCACCAGGATTTGTGAAAATTTACTCTTATCTAAAGAAGTTTCGTTTTTAAAAGCTGATGGATCAGTTGAAAGTTTTAAATTAAATGATATGGAATATGAAATAACAAATACAGAAGAATTGCCTGAGTAAAAATAAAAAAAAGAAAGACTCCGTTAAACATAATGTAATAATCAGCAGCAAGAGGAGAATGAAGGTATTGTTTTGAATATATTTGTTGATCAAGATAATTACAAAGAGGTTAGTCTAAGACTTACAAAAAAATTGCTGACTTCAGAACATTATCAATTCCTACTTGGTTTCAAGGGAGAGAAATTAGATATTACAATTTCAGTTACACCTCAAAGCCTCGTTAAGCTTAGGGATGACATCAATGAATTGATCTTTATGTTCTCAGACTAAAATTAGATTCGGTCACATAAATTGGCCGGATCTAATTGACAGATATTAATTGATGGGTTATAGTTTATACAAATACAAATACAAATAATATGTATATAGGAGTTGGTAAAGAGGGCTATGTTGCTTGAGGAAAAGCTCGAAAAATTAATGAAAACACTTTTGCAATTAAAAGCATACAAAGAAGAAGAAAATTTACGAAGGGTAATCGGAGAATTTCATTCAATAATTGATTATGCTTACGAAGGGATGTATATAGCTGAAGATATGTTAAGAGAAGAAGAGAGTGAGAGTAAAGAAGTAGGTACATATTGAATGGTGAATTTTCAATCTAACAAAATTAAAATTAGTGAATAAAATGTAAGTTTTATTCAGGGTTAAATTGGAGGGGAATATCACTTGGAATTATCATTAGATGAATTGAAGCTCTATCTTAAACCATTAGTGTTTTTCGGTGAGTTAAAACTTGAAATCAGTGATTATGAAGAAGGTAAGAAAATTGAAGTGCTGGATCATGATGAAGGGTCTTTAATTAATTTAGAAAGCCAAACGATTAACGAAAATTATGTGTGTACTACATGTAATTGTACTTTATATACCGATGAAAATAATGAAGTATGTTTCATAGAGCATCCGTATGGTGCAATCACAGCTGTAAATAAAGATCAAGTGATTCATTTAACTAAGCTAATTGGAGCAATCATAAATACGGATGAGGAGGAGTATTGATGAACACAGCATACAGAGTTTGGGACGGTGAGCAGATGTATTATGGGGATGATGAGGGGCTGAGCCTTATTATCTCAGGAGAAGATTGGGGGTTGTACCGCAATTTCGGGGCTTTTATCCGTATTGCGTCTAGCAAACAAAAAAACTCGGCTCTCATGTGGGGCATAGGGTTGAAGGATAAGAATGAAAAAATGATCTATGACAAGGATATCGATATGACAGACAACGAGCCGATGATTGTTGCACGTGTAAACGGGAACTCGGGTCTTAGATATCCCAATGATCCCGACTATTATATTGATGATTGTGTACATTGGGGAGAGTGTAACATCGGCGGGAACGTGTTTGAAAATCCTGAGTTATTGGAGGGCGCGGAGTGAATCCTGAAGAAAAGAACGAATTGAAGTTCCGAATGATTACGCCAGAGGGAAAGGAATTTCCGGTTAACTCTTCACCCATTGAAAATTGGGATAATGCTATTTGGAGAGCATTTGATGAACAGAAACAGGTTTTCGATGCAGAGATTAAAAAGGCATTTGAACACTTTAACGTATCACTGGAAGAAGCAATTGAACGGGTGGAATTAGCCATAGATAAGGACGACAACACTATTCTGACAATAGACAAACGACCGGTTTTAATCTCATATAAACCTGAATTTTTATATTCGGAAGGAAAAGCAGTGCAGAGATTCAAACGACTTTATGAGGAGGACGCTGAATGAAGGAATTTCATTTGCACAAATATCCCGTGACATCAGTTGAAGGGAATGAGTATGCCGTCAGCGTTTATAACGATAGACACTCAAAAGGTTTTGTCAAAGTATCTTTATATAAAAAGGTACGCGGTTTTTTCAGGAAAGAAAAATTCAAGTGTCTTACAAGAGAAGGAGACTTCGCTCCGAGTTATTTCGAAGTAAAGTGGGATTACGATTACATACAGATGGCAATCAATGAAGTCATTATCTATGAAAACTCTATAAAGGAGCAAATTAAACATGAAAATAAACAAAAGGCTGCAATAGAGAAATTCGAAGCGTGGAGTGGCCAGGAGGGATAACTGTTATTGGAGGTTAATGTGAAAACAAACCAAAGAGAAAAATTCATCCGAAATGGTATCCCATATGATGAACTTGATACACAAATGATTAATTTAATTAATATTTTAAATTTCAAAATTGGATTAAAAACACGCCACTGTTGTTTTGGGCATAAACCATACGAAGAAATTCAAGATGTTTGAAGACGAAGTGAACATAAAAGAAGATCAGATTCTAGAATTAGCAGAACTAGCGGGTAGGGAATGGAAAGGGCTACAGTTAAGCTTTAGCAAATGGGCAAGATTTTCTCCATTGATGTTTAATTGGTCATTGGTGTTATCGAAGAGATTCAGAAACCCAGAAGATCCAAATAAATACCGTTATCTAAGATCAGTTGAAGAATTCTTTGAGAGCTATGCTGCAAAGAAGTGATAAAAGATGCATTTTAAAGTGAATTAGATGAAGTAAAGGAGATGAACAGATGGAAGCGTTACAACCAAATCAATATTTTGAAATGATTAAATCAAAGAAAAATAAGATTACAGACAAAGAACTTCAAAGATATTACGACAATTGCTTGGTGTTACTCAATAAGTATAAGCAAACCAATCAAATTAAAGCTGCAAAGAAACTGATATTCCATTTAGAATCAATTGAAAAAGAACGGGAGATTGTAAAGCTTGGCATTGATACGTTTGTTTATCGAGATGACATTGAAGAATACATAGATAACATTGCAAAAGATACAGTCAAAATTATTGAGCTTGAAAATTACGAACGTGAAATCCCTGATGAGGTAATCATTAAATACAACAAAGTGAAAGACAAATTGGATCGGTTTTATGTTGTGTTTACAGATTATACGGGGAAGGTTGAAAGGCAGATCGAAAAAGAACGGAGAGATAAGGATCCAATTTTATTCGGTACTTTTCAAGATGAGTTGAGTGGCACTCTGATTGAACGTTTTTATTTCATAGGCGACTGGGAAGATGAATATTGTGATCTCACTTTAGATAAGATGATTTCCGAAGTACAGGAAGCAAAAGAATCCAATATTGCAATGACCATCAATACACCCCAAGATATCGAGCAATTGAAGAAGCAGTTAAACAACATGGACAAGATAGCAAATGGGTTTAGGATGAATAATCCCAGATTTACAGTGGTTAACGAAAAGAAAAATTGGTTTAAAAAGCTGTTCAAAAGGGCGAAGTGATGAAAAGAACAGTTGACCTTACTGTAAATAGAGAGTTCATGAAGATTGGAAGTAACCAAAGCAAGTCATTATTGCAAAGGTACTTAAAGAAGCGAATATACCCCTGGAGTGTAGAAGCAGAAGTAAGACAGAACGACCTTTATAGTAACGGCTTATTGTTAACTGGCAACGGCTTTGAAAGAGAAAAACAAAAGGAGTCAGCAGCCTTTGAAAAGACGTGTCATTGTTGCGGTAAGTGGGACTCATTCCATATGACAATAACTAAATCAACTCTGTGTAAAAGTTGCGAAGAAATGCTTGATCACAGTGTTGTGGGCAATGTCCCTTGGAGAAGGCAGTTTGGATAAAAGTAAAAATTAGAAAGGTTGATAGAAAATGAGAACATTAGTGTTATTAAGAGGGTGCCCAGGAGTGGGGAAATCAACTTGGATCAAGGAAAATGGACTTGAGCAATACACTCTTTCTGCAGACAACATTAGACTGCTGTTTCAGTCACCTGTGTTAAACAAAAGTGGAAAATATGAAATCTCTCCAAAACACGACAACAAGGTGTGGGATTTATTACTAAAGTTGCTTGAAGATAGGATGGATCGCGGTGAATTCACAATTATCGATGCAACTCATTCAAAGCAAAGCATGATTTCAAGATATAAGCCACTAGCTCAAAAATATAGATACCGTGTATATGTAATTGATTTTTCTGATGTTGATGTTCGGAGAATCTTAAAAAGAAATAAAATGAGGGCCGAACATAAGCATGTTCCTGAAAGCAGTATTCTAAATATTTATGAAAGAATGACAACTGAAAAAGTGCCATCTTGGGTAACTGTTCTAAAACCAGATGAGTTCGAAAACACGATGACTTATAAGCCGAGATGTTTTGACGATTATAAAAAGATACATATTTTCGGAGATGTTCATGGCTGCAATACTGTGCTTCAAGAGTACTTAAACGATGATTTGAATGAAAATGAACTATACATCTTTGTAGGAGATCTTATCGACAGAGGTACTGAAAATGCACAGCTGTTAGAATTCATGATCAAAATTAAAGATTATAAAAATGTGATTATTCTCGAAGGAAATCATGATAGATATATCAATATGTATGGGAATGATGAAGAAACACCTAGCAGCACATTTAACAACAAAACTAAGCCAGAAATTGAACAATCCAACATTGATAAAAAAGATATTAGACAGTTGGCCAGAAAGTTTCATCAGTTAGCTTACTTTACATATAAAAACACTACATACATTGTAACCCATGGTGGAGTTTCAACCGTACCAGAAAATCTTTTGATGACTGCAACAACACAATTCATCAATGGAGTTGGAGATTATTCAGACGATATTGATTATGAATTTGCAAATAATACTGCAGGTCAAAATGTTGTACAGATTCATGGACATAGAAACATGTACCGTTTGCCTGTGTTAGCAGCAGATAGATCATATAACCTGGAAGGGCAAGTGGAAAGAGGAGGACATCTTAGAGTCGTTACACTGTCTGAGAACGGAATTGAAACGCATGAAGTGAAGAATAAAGTCTTTAAACAAATTTCAAGTGAAGTACCGAGTAACAGTGCAACTGTTGGAACAATTGATGAATTGATTTCCCACTTACGTGGTCATGAATATGTGCAAGAGAATAAAATGCCAAACAATATCTCTTCTTTTAATTTTACAAAGCAAGCATTTAGAAAGAAAAAGTGGGATGAAACAAATATTAAGGCAAGGGGATTGTTTATTAACACTGAGAGCAATGAAATTGTAAGCAGAAGCTATGATAAGTTCTTTAACATTGGGGAACGGTCTGAAACAAGAATGCATCATCTCGTAGATACAATGAAGTTTCCAGTAACAGTCTTCGATAAGGCGAATGGATATTTAGGAACTGTAGGGTATGACTCTTTGTCAGATCAGTTGGTATTCACTTCTAAATCCTTTACGTCTCAATTATCAAATGAACATGCGAAATGGGTTGAAGAACTGTTTTTCAAGTCCTTTGATGAAATGAAGGTAAATATCATTAAAGATTATCTGAAGCTAAATAATGTTTCATTCGTTTTCGAAGTAATACTTACAGAAAAAGATCCACATATCATTGAATACAATCAAGACAAACTAGTCCTCTTAGACATAGTAAAAAGACAGATGAAATATGAAAAACTCCCTTACAGTGAAGTGAGAGCTACTGCAGAGTGTTTATCCATTGAGTGCAAAAAACAAGTTGCGGAGTTTAGTAATTGGACAGATTTCTATAGATGGTATCTGGACGTGTCACAAGATTTTTCAATTGAGGAAGAGGGTTATGTAATTGAAGATGCTGCCGGCTTCATGACAAAACTTAAGCTCCCTTACTATAACTTTTGGAAACAAATGAGGGGATTAAAGCATAAGATCAGCAACAAGCATGAGCATATGGTTAACACAGGAAGCCTTTACACTCCTTTGCATAATAGATTTTTTGCATGGGCTAAGACAAAGGACAGAGGATATCTAAAATCAACCTCCATTATTAAATTGAGAAACGATTTCGAAAAAGAAACTTTGGCATTGGAAACTAAATGATTTTTAGATAAAAGTAAAATTTTATTGGAAAAGAAAGGAGAGAATTTTTTTGACACATTACAAGTACATTTGCAGAACTGGCTGTGGCCGTACCACTACCATTGATAAATTTTATAAGAGACAGAGGGCGTTTTGTGGAATATGCGGGAGTCGTTCAACAATGGAGTACATCTGCGAGGTTGAACTTAAAGAGGGTTCCTTAGACTTAGGATTAAAAAGATTAAGCACTTTTCAAAGCAACTTGAAAGATTAGCGAGTTTTAATCCAGCAGACGGTGAAGAAACTTTAAAGGAATGAGGGTTTAGACAAGTGGGTCTGTCAAGCATTCTTACACTAAATAAAAAGACTGTTTTAACGGAAATGAGAGGTGAACAGTTAATGAAATTAAGGATAATGAAATGTTCAGATGCAAGCTACTGGTACAAAGATAAGATAGGTATGTATTACGATGTATTAAATAAAGGCGGGATAGCTCACAGTGTACAACATGATTCAAACACTCCTTTATCAAAAGCTGCAGTTCTTAAAGAAGATGCCATTATTTTTGAAGATGAAAAGCTTGATAAGGTTCAGCAGTTGTTTAGAAAACTAGATGATCAGCTAAAAAAGATTTGTTTATAGGATGGTGAAAATGCATCATGGCAATTGATTTTGCAAAGCTAAATGATCCAGAATGGAAAAAGCAGTGGGCTGATGAAAGAAAAGAACGTGAGCGGCTTTTAGAAGAACAAGAAACACTGAGAAAGAAAACAGTTTGCTTCACAGGGCACAGACCAAATAAATTGGGTGGTTATGACATGAAAAATCCCACAATGCTCAAACTCAAAGGTAAGCTGCTTGAAGTAATTGAAGAGTTAATCATAAAAGAAGAGAAGTCCAGGTTTATAACTGGAGGAGCGTTAGGAACTGATCAGGCTGCTTGCTGGTGTGTACATATTCTCAAAAAGAAATACCGTCATATCAAAAACATAATTCCTACACCTTTCAAGAAACAAGATAAAGTATGGTCTGCAAATCAAAAAATGTGGTATAAACGTATGATTGATGTAGCAGATGAGATTATTAATGTTGAAGAATTAGATAAATATAAAGTTAGTGGAGATGAACCAGGAGAGTTTTCGCCGGCTAAGATGCAAAAACGAAATGAATACATGATTGATAACAGTGAAGCAATAGTAGCTGTTTATGACGGAAGTAAAAGTGGGACAAGGAACTGTCTGAATTACGCAAGGAAAACATACTTAGGACATCAAATTTGGAGGTTGCATCCAAAATGTGATTTTGAATTAGATATATCATATACACCTTAATAACCCAGCGGGAGGTAATAAAGCATTGAATCCTTTTAACTACAGATCTGAACAGAGAGGACATGAGCAATACTATGGGGGTTATTGTAATCAAGTGAGAAACCTTGGTTTAAAACCTATCCCATTTCACAGGTTTCAGGACTTTTTAAGGGAAAGCTACAATTCAACAAGAACAAAGAAGGAAAGGATGAGATTTCTAATTAAGATCACAGAATCACAATAAAAGGATTATTTTATTCAGAACGGAGGACAAGAGGATAGGCTACATTAAATACATAATTGAAACAGCTTGGTTTAACTTAGTTTGGTTTAAATGGCACCTAGGAGCGGACATAAGCGTATTTGATGGCTGCGGATGGAATACATATAAATGTTTAAAGAGTAAAAATAAAATAAGTGGAGGTTATGGAGATGATAAAGAGGAATCTGCTTAGCAACCAAGTTGATGAGATTATCGGAGAATATTACGCTGCTAAAGGATATTCAGTGCAGAGTATTGATCGCCAAGAAAATGGTCAACTAATTGTTGTTACGCAGCGAGTAACAGAGGAAAGGGAACCAGAGAAAGTTGATTTAGCATTTGATTTCATACATAAAAGACCGCATAGAAAGAAATATCTTGCTTAAAGGGGATGAGAAATTGGACAGAATGAAAGAGCTTATTAGAAAACATCTGAGTCTGAAGAAGATGTTAGAAGCCAACGAAAGAGAGATACTTGAGGAGAAACGCAAAATAAGAACTCAAAAATTTTCTCGAAAGTTGATCGAAAGACAGAAAGAAAAAGCATTAGTCTAGGTGAAGGGGTTAAATTAATGAATACATATGTAGTCGATAACAGTAAATTTAGATGCATTTATGCGGGATCCGAAAAAGAGGCAGCTTTTAATGATGAATTTGAATATGGAACAAGAGTAAGGGTTTGGTTCAAAGGGCATCACATAAAAACGTTTGAGAAAGAACAAAGAGAAGCCTGTGGAGTAGGAGAATGGATTCTGAAGTATGATGCTGCAACTGAATTGCAAAAGGAAGTAGATCGTTTGGAAAAGACCTATTTCAAGAAGAAAGAGTTGTTAGACACTATTAGACAAGCTGATGGAGTCGGAAGGGAAATCAATGAATAAAAGAAATCAATACTCAATTACAGTGGGTGTTAATGGAGGAGAATATAATCAGGAGTTTGTTATTTTAGCTGATTCGCTAAGTAAAGTTGGGCGAGATAAGATAATTGCTGATGGTGTGACAATTCAATTTAATGACCAGATTCTTGAATTGGATAGTAATAAAGAAGATTCGAATGATTATTATAAGGGTCAAACATTAACTGTTAAAGAAGATTGCCTAAATAACTTCTGGAAAGGCGGAACCGTTACTGTTGAAGATGTAGATGTACATAGAGGCATATTAATAGACGGTGTCGTTTACTTAGAAAAACAAGTGGTAGATAAGTAATTTTCAAGAGAAGAGGAATGACATGTACAGGAAGATTTTCGATACGGTTAACGTTATTGATGGGCAATCAAAAGTAACTGATTGGTTACATAAATTAATGCTTGAAGATGAAAATTCACTATACAAAATCGATATTAAAGTTTCTAAAAGGAGGGTTTCTGAACAAGGAGAGGTGTATAGAGAGGAAGGAGAATGCATAGAGAACGCAGATCTTCGAACTTTACCAATTGGGACAAAATTCTTTGTGCAAAACGGTTGTTGGAAGGGTGAAATTGTTTCGGTGAATGAAAAGAAACATTTATATATGCCACAGATTGGAGAGATGAAGGAAATTAAAGTGGGAGCAACTGGGTTGAATATAGAGATTGAATAAAAGATAGTTTTTAAACAAAATCTAAAAGGAGGTTGCTGTTCGTGTCTTTATTTTACCAAGACACCAGTCGGACAAAAATGCTTCCAACATAACATCACCTCCAACTTTAATAATAGCATATAACCATTGTTTACAAAGGTTTAAAAGTGTTAGGGGGAAAAGAATTGACTAAACAAGAACGAGAAGATTATTTAAACAGGCTTGCTGATCACGGATTAACAGAAGAAGAGGATGATGCAATGACAAATATTATGGACGATTTAAGACTGGATTGGTGATCCAATTAGAGCGAAAATAAAATATTTTTTTAAAGAAAGTAACTAAATGATCCATGTACTAAATATTCATTAATTTTTAATTACTTGGCACTAAGGAGTTATGTAACGGAGAGATTATACTCTCCAGGATTCGAAGGAAGGTATGCGGAGTTTCCCGTGCTTAGTCTTAAATCTGTGCTTAACCTTACATAATATAGGCTCAATAAATACATACTGATCAGATTCAGAATTTACTTGTTTCATAGAGTGGAACTTACTTCGTTCCGCATTCGGCATGAATTCCATAAATCCAGCTGCAGTTCCATCAGGATAAGACAGAAGGAATTTAATATCGTTCTTCGTGTAGCCGGTTATGAGAACTTCAGTGTAATCATAATTAATCACTTTAAGCCAATTATGCGAACGTTTATTGATCTCATAAGGGGAGTTAGCTTTCTTGATTACGATTCCCTCTAAATTCTTTTCTTTGGCCAGGTTGAAGTAAGCAAGACCGTTACCTTGAGTTCCCTCTATAACAAAGACATTAGGATGATCCAGTTCAAGTGAATTCAGAACTGTCTTACGCTCAGTGAGTGGCTTAGCTGCAATTGATTGACCGTCTTTGTAGATAACATCAAAGACACAGTAAACAATATTATGAGCTGATTTTTTGGACATAAAACGTTCCATTACAGCCTCAAAGTCAGGAGCACCACCTGAGGCAGCTACAATAACTTCGCCATCAAGTACAGTTCCATCTGGGATATCTAAGTCCAAGAGTTCTGGAAACTTGCTTGTTACTTCATTATTGTGGCGAGTGTATAGCTTAATCTGATTATCAAATTTAGAAAGGATGAGTCTAATTCCATCAAACTTCAACTCGGTAATGTAATTCTCGTCATCGAAAAGTTCAGGTTCCTTTATTGAATGTAATAACATTGGCGATACAAACAAAATATCACCTCCTACTTAGAACATAATAGCTAAGCGAAGGTGATATATAAAGCAATATGGCAGTGGTACTTAATGGGATTCAATAAGTTCTGGCGAATTATTTTTAGGTGAATTCACTAAAGAAGAAACCTGGTATGCTTCCATGTCATTGAAATCGTATGGCTGCAGTAAGCTTTGTAGATAATCAGGATCAGTATTATTAGGATTAAGCCATTCCTTTTCGTTCTCATCAGTAAGGATAACTGGCATACGATCATGAATGTCTTCCATAAGCTCATTAGGCTTTGTTGTGATGATTGTGCAAGTGTACAAAGGATTCCCTTCTGGCGTGTTCCACTTTTCATATAAGCCGGCAAAAGCAAAGAGATTAGATGATTTAAGCTTAATCCGTATAGGAATCTTAGTCTTTGGATCAAGGCGTTTCCATTCATAAAAACTGTCAGCGGGTATGATACAACGTTTGCTGACGAGCGGCTTTCGAAAACTTGGTTTCTCAGCCAATGTTTCAGCTCGAGCGTTGATCATTTTATAACCGATCTTTTCGTCTTTAGCCCATGGAGGGACAAGACCCCATCTAAGTTTGCCCAGACGGTTGTTTGATCCGTCGTTGATGATTGTAAGGATGTTTTGTGATGGAGCAACATTATAGCTTGGGTGATATTCATCTTCGGGTAAGAATTGATCTATATTGAATTGCTCAATGATGTCATCAAACTCAGAAAATAAAGTGAACCTGCCACACATGTTCATCATCCTTTAGGGTTTTTGAATATTGTACAGGCTTGATACACGAAAATCAAAAAGGAGGAATGTGATGCAGCAAACAGTTGAGGTTAAAGAAGTTGAAGTGTTGATCAGGGGAATCTGGAGAAAGAAAAAGTTCACTGATATTAAAAAGGGGCAAACTTTTAAGATAGAGGAGAACGGAAGAGCAAAGAAATACATAGCGAGAACAGATCCTTATTGGGATGACATGTATGAGACCTACATAATTGATTTGTTAGATAAAAATAAAATTAGAAGATCTAGATAAAACAGAGATTTTATAAGAATAAAAATAAAATATTAAAGGGGATTTCTAATGAAACTGATTGGTATTAAAACAAATAACTGTTTTTTGGTGTCTGACAATATTGAGGGTAAGAGATATTTTCATAGTCAATTAGATGAATTGCTTTTCGATGGGGAACGAGCAACTGAAACGTATAAGTCAGACTGGTTTAAGCTACATAAAGAGCCAAGTGTTATTGAAAAGCAAATGCCAGCTAAAAAAATCAATCATAGGTATGAATTAAAAGAGGGATTCCAGGAAACTGATCTGACACCACAAGTAATTAATGTTTCTTACATAGATGAAGAAAGTGAATACTACGAAGTAAAAGGTCTATATGATTTGAAATTTGAAGAAATCCCACAACAAAATGAAAAAATTGAGTTTGAAATGAACATAATTGAAGAGATTGACGGAGAACTTAAGCTGCAAAGTCATAATTTTAACTTGAATTATAACTTACTGGATAGAATTCAAACTCATCCAATGCTTCTTGAAACAAAGCCGTGTTACTTGTCCCGAGAAGAAAGCTATAAGATTATCAGAAACCATATAAAAGCCAATATAAACCCTAAATTTGCAAGAATCACGAGTGATTATGATTTCTGTTTAACTGTGGTCAAAGTTTTGGAGCTTTACAAGCCTCACGAGTATGTAGTTGATCTTAATGCAATGTACAAACGGAGAAAGCCTAAACTTGAAAAAAGATTTCAAACAAAGCGAGAGGTTGAGATTTACAAGGTTGCACCTGAAGCCTATCAGAGTTACCCAATTGTAGAACCGTTTAGTGGAAAAGATGTTGAAGATTTAAAGAGTAATATTAAGAATTTTTTAGACGATCTAATGGATAAAATCAATGAGCCTTTGGTCGAATGCAAATGCTGCGAAGGAAGAGGGGTTATCTTAAGTGAAAATTAAATTGGACAAGGACTACATGCTGAATAAATTGGGCCTGCCGGAATCCTCACTATTGGAAGAAATCACTGACACGTCTAGGTGGAGTGTTCACTATAGAATTGTATTTCCATATCAAGGACGCTTTTTTGAAACTTTCTATAGCAAGGGCGCCACTGAAAGCCAATATGAGAGCCCTTGGGAATTTGAAGATCAAGTGGATTGTTATGAAGTGGAGTTAAAAGAAATGAAGGTTAGAAAATGGGTAAGAAAAGAAACTGAATAAAAACGATATTTTAAACAGAATCCAGGGAGGTAATGAAATGAACTTATATGAAGTTATGCTAGAGCACTTTGCACCTAAGGGGAGTGAGCGGGGTATCTTTACATATGTGCTTGCTCAGTCTGATGAAGAGGTATATGAATGGTTGAAAACTGATCCAAGCCTGTCTGACGGCAGGGCAGTCTATACCCCATATCAAGACAAAGAAGCAGACGGTAAAACATATGCAATTTATAATCAGAGCTTTGATATTGTTGGTCATGAAAAATATAAAGATCGAATGATTCGATTAAAAGGTGAGTTGAATGATGAAGTTGAATTAACCGATCTTTATTACGGAATGACCTTAGTCGGGTGGAGTATGGTGAAAGCTGATATTCCAACGGAACAGATTGAATTGTTAAAAGATACTGGCATCAGTATTGAGTCTACATAAAAGTAATTTTTTATTCAAATAATGGAACAAGGACACTTCGTCACCGAAAGATAAAATAGAGTTTTAAGCACAATGAAATAAAGAGCGGACAAAATGTAATCGAAAATAGCAAAAAGGAACACTTGTTCCCTTTTTGGTTATGGTTTATAATTTAAGAGTACCAAAAATTTCAAAACAGGGGATGAGAGTATGAGTGAACAGAAGCTTAGAATCGGAGAAATACGATATGAGGTTTATAATGATTATGATCCATTCACTGGGGAGTACTTAGGAAAAAATCTAGGAAATGCTTATTTTATTGCTGTAATTGAAAAGGAAAACATAGCGCAAGTAGGTAATAGGGAAATTAATTATTCAAATGAAGTTAAAATTGGTTTTGGTGCTTTTGGAGAAGAAACAAAAGAGAAAATCAAAGAGCATCTTCTGGCTGCATATAGTTTAATAGTAGAAGGTGCAAAAGACTATGGGCTGGAAGAATTTTAATTAGAGTCAAGATGGGCTAGTCAGACTAGCCCGTTATACATAAATAAAGGGGTTAACTAAATGCCAAACATTATTTCTAAAGAACAGGATGAAGCGATTAAATACTTTAGAAACAAATTAAATTTATCAGACAAAGATTTATACATACCGTTAATTAATTTCGAACTACTTAGAGACAAAAACGAACAATACGCAAACATTCTCTATGAGCTGTATAAAAATGATCCTTATTTGTTTATCAGAGCTTTAAAGGAAGGTTATGTGGTTAATCAGCCAATTGCATTTGATGAAGCTATTGTACGTTTCTTTAATGGTGAAGAACTAGCTATTGTACATAAAACAACCGGCAGAAGATACAATGTAAATGTGAAAATGAAGCAGTTGCCTGATGGCTTTTCATTGCAAACAATGGATATGTGGCTATGGAGTGAAATTGTTTAATTGGCTTAAAAAACCTTTAAATTTGCCGATAGAAACATTGAGGTGAAATGAAATTCATGAGGATACTTTTAAGCTTATTATCACTCGCATTAGGCATTTTGATAATTGGTGTTGGATTTAGATCAGGGATCTCTCCTTTCAGCAGCGCTTTTGGATTATTAATGTTAGTTGGGGGAATCTTTTCACTCATCAGCCCGAAAATTTCAAAAATTATCTATGGAGTTTTATTATTTTTTTCGTTGCCATTAATATTTCTGAATGTTGTTCTGTTTGCTTTTGTCTTTATCTTATTTGCGTTATTATTTATGTTCTCAAATTTATCTGATAATAAAAAAGCTAAAAAAGAAGCATGAAATTACATTGCTTCCTTTTTAGCTTTCCGAATAAAATGATAATTTTATTCGAATTAGAAAGAGCGCAAATGAAATACAAAAATAAAAAATATAAAAGTTTATAAAACATGTAGACAAAGGTAAAAAATATGTATATAATAAACTCAAGTTAAAGGGAAGGAGGCGAATTACTTGGAGGTACTTGGGATAACAGAGAAAGCATTAAACTATTACAGAGAAAACGTTAAAGACAACAAGACCATTGCTCCTGATCAGGCACTGTTAAAGATGATAAGGAATGTCCTACTTGTCAAAGAAACTCATCCTGAGCGAGTGAAAAAACGTTTATTTTGCACAGAGTACGCTTACGGAAATATGATAATCAAAGTTAACAGAAAAAAGCAGGTATTTGAAATTGTAAATAAATCAGGATGCTTTTCTGACCAAAATGATTGGAAGTTCCCAAAAAGAAGGTACATAGAACTTAGTAAAGAACTTGGAATCAAAGACTGCAAGTTTAGCAAAATTACATATTCAAAGAAAAATCACAATAGACAAAAATAAAAATAGAGGATGATTAAAAATATGATAGAAAACAAAACGGTATTACGGGAAGCATCAAACGTTGTAACACTTGAAGGAACTCTGGCAGAAGTAAGACACACTGAGTGGAAAAATGGAAATGGACTAAATATTGAATTAGATATTGAGGTTGCACCTAACGAAGTGCATACAGTTAAAGGCTTTTCAAAATATAAGAAAGCTGATGGTACAGATAATGCTATTGCCAAAGGGTATCAAACTATCATAAGTGATTATAAGTCCATCGCAGAACATGGAAGAGATCAAGCTGATAAAGTGAGAATCACCCAAGGTAAGATTGGATTAAATGAATATTACTCTCAAGGAGTATTAAAGGCGTACCCACAGCTAACCACCAACTTTGTAAACAGACTGGATGCTAATGAAGAATTTAATCCTAAAGCTGAATTTGATGTTGAACTGTTTGTTAAAAATGTAACTGAAGAAAAAGTAAAAGGAGAAGAAACAGGAAGAGTTAATTTAAATGGTTATATCCCTTTGTATGGCGGGAAAGTCATTCCTTTTACATTTGTAGTGACTAAGGAAGGTTCTCAATATGTTGAAAACAATTATGAAAAAGGATCTACGGTTAATGTCTTCGGAAAGATTATTAATTATAAAGAACAAAAAGTAACAACCAAAACTGCTGCATTTGGAGAAGACAAAAAAGAAATCACCTCCATTACAAAAAGAGAGTATCTAGTTACAGGTGGGAACGATCCTTATGATGAAGATAGTAAAAATGCTTTTAATCCAGAAGTAATTAAAAAAGCATTGACTGAAAGAGAGACTTATCTAGAAGGACTTAAGAACGAAAGCAGCAATGAAAACAATAAAAAGTCTGGCTTTGGTGGAAGTGCTCCTAATAACAAGCCTTCAAAGCCGGTTGAAATTTCAGATGATGATCTCCCTTTCTAAAATAAAATAGATCATTAATCTAATACATAACTGGGGTGAGCTCCGACTCACCCAACAAATTCAAAATAAAAGGAGAACTATAATGGCAATTGATATTTTCAACCCACAAGTTTCTGTAGTAGCAAAAGGATTAGAAGGAAAAGTTATCACAATCTACGGTTCTAACAACTTAGGTAAAACTAAGCAAAGCACTCAGATGAAGAAACCGTTATATCTGCCATTCGAAAAAGGATTAAATGCCATTGCCGGTGTCCAATTCATGCCTATCAATAGTTGGGCTGATTTTAAAAAGGTAAACAAACAGTTAACTAAAAATGCTGAAAAAGCCAAAGAAATGTATCAGACAATCATTGTTGATGAAGTAGACGCTTTTGCTAAATATGCGACTAGATATGTATGCGAGCAATATGATGTAGAACGGATTAAAGATGGTAATGATGGGTTTGGCCTTTGGAAAGAGTATGAAACTGAAGTATGGGAAGAAATCAATAAATTAATTGGCGTAGGATTTACGGTTATCTTTATTGCTCATGCTGCTGAAGACAAAAAAGGCAAAGTATATCCGAAGGGGGATAAACGAGTTTTAGCTCCAGTAATTGATAACAGCGATATTGTTCTCTATCTAAGTTCTAATGGTGTTGATGAAGATAGAAAAGTAATCAAATCAAGTGCTTGGTTAGCTGAAACTGAAGAGCATTTTGCTCGTAGCCGATTTGATTACATTGACACGTACCTTCCTGAATTTACTGCAGAAAACTTAGAAAAAGCAATTATTGAGGCAGTCGAAAGACAGGAGCAAGCAGAAGGAATTGTTGCTGTTACATACGAAGAGCAAAAACAAAACAACGCTTCAGAAGAACTTGATTTCAACTCATTAATGGATCAAATTAAAGAAATTGGCATGAAGCTTAATGAAGAAGGCCGTTTAGAAGAAGTTAATGAGATTACAGAGAAACATTTAGGTAAGGGTATAAAAGTTACTGAGTGCAGCCGTAAGCAAGTAGGTGTCATGTCTGTAATTCTAGATGATCTAAAAGACCTTCTAGCAGAATAAAAGAGGAGGGATTATTCTCTCCTCCTTAATAGGAGTGATTATTTGGGGAGACAAGTTAAATGTCCTTATTGCGAGACCAAGTTAGACAAAGACTCAGCCATTCCTTATAAAAAAAGATATTACCATGAAAAGTGTTTTAATACCTGGAAGCAAGAATCAGATCACAGAAAAGAGTTAATTCAATACATATGCAATTTATATGGTCTTACATCTCCAACTGGCATGATGTTGAAACAAATTAAAGAGTTTCAAGAGGAATATGGGTATAAGCTTAAAGGCATTGAACTAGCGCTTAGGTACTTTTATGAAACTTTGGATAAACAACCCAGAGAAGGTGATGGCATTGGAATCGTTCCATTTGTTTATGATGAAGCAAAGCGGCATTACATTAGACAAAAGGCCATCCGAAAATCAGCTGAAGATCCAAAGAATCATAAAAGAGAAGAAATTACTTTGGTCATAAAAAAAGGAATGAGAAAGAAAAGAGGGCTAGTTGATATCTCAACGCTATAGGAAGGAGAGTCCATTTGCTACAAGACAAACAGGCAATAATTCAAGTTTTAGGGAGCATCTTAAAAGATCCCACAATCTTGTCAGAGAGCAATAAATATAAGATAACTTCGGATGATTTTCCTTCAAGGTTTCATTCAATATTATTTTTTGCCATGAGCAACCTATTTCATCAAGGAACTGAAGTATTGAATGACGTTGAAATAGATGGATATCTAAAGGATTACGATATTCAATATAAAATTTTCCATGATAATAAGGGTCTTGAATATATAGAAAAAATACAAGAGTTGGCAGTTGTCGAAAACTTTGATTACCACTATAAAAGATTAAAAAAGTTTAGTCTGCTTAGAGAAATGGATGGCTTGGGATTCGATATTAAGGAAATATATGATGAATCTATGATTGACCCAAAAGAACAAGAAAAGATGCAAGAACAGTTTGATAAGAAGTCGATTGATGAAATTTTGACAGCTTATGAAATGAAGATTGTAGACATAAAAGAAAAATTCAGAACTTCATCTGAAAGTGTGGGAATCCAGGGCGGAGAAGGTATTAATGAATTATTGGATTCATTCGAAGAGTCGCCGGATATTGGAGTTCCATTAAATAGCGAAATGCTTACTTCAATTTTTCGGGGATCACGGAAGAAAAAGTTCTATCTGCGCTCAAGTATTACAGGTGGCGGTAAAACAAGAAACATGGTCGCTGACGCTTGTCGCTTAAGTGCAACCGAACTTTATGATCCTAAAAAGAAGGAATGGGTATCAAACCCATGGAGTGAAAGTTCTACGGTTATTTCAACAGAAATGATGGCCGAAGAATTGCAAAGCTTAGCACTTGCCTACATTAGTGGTGTAGAAGAGAAAAAAATCCTTAGAAATACAATAAATGAACAAGAAAAACAACTTGTGCGAAAGGCTGCTAAAGTTCTTCAAGAGTCTAACATATGGTTCGAACATCTGCCTGATTTTAATATTCAGGAGATTGAAAGAACAATTGAAAAGAACGTCATTAAAAACAATGTAGAGTACGTTTATTTCGATTATATTCACTCATCAGTAACCATTTTTTCAGAGATGAGCAAAAAAAGTGGTGTCAACTTGAGGGAAGACCAAATTCTTTTACTTATGTCGGATAAGTTAAAAGGCTTATGTAACAAATACGATGTCTATATGATGAGTGCAACTCAGCTGAATGGTGATTGGAAAGAAGCATGGTTAAAAGGACAAGTAATAGATGCTTCATACTTGAGAGGAAGTAAGGCCATCGCAGATAAAACAGATGCTGCAATGATAATTCTTCCTTTAAGTAAAAAAGAGAAGGATGCAATTGATCCAATCTTAAAAGAAGGATTTTATCCAGAGCCAAATTTTGTTACACATGTATTTAAAAATAGGGGAAATGAGTATGACAAAGTTAAAGTCTTTTCCCATATCAATATGGGCAACATGCGGATTAAGGACTGTTTCACAACAAATCTTGACAATGAACTAATCACAGTTGAAAAATTGAATATAAAAGCAGGATGAGGGGTGTAGCGCCCTTTGAAGTATGATAAAGACAGAGTAAAAGAAAGCCTGACCATTGAGGATATACATAAGATTTTAAAAGATTTAGGTAGCGAGAACAATCTGTGGGATCAACAAGGAAATCCAATTTACAGAACCGTTTGCCACAATGCTTCTGGTGGGAGCTATAAGTTGTATTACTATCATGAGGCAAAACAGTTTCACTGTTATACAGAGTGTGGGGACAATTTTGATGTATTCGAACTTGTTATAAGAGCAAGATGCCAAAAAGGTATTAATATCTCTTTTAATCAGGCTATCGAATATGTTGCCAAAATAGCAGGAAGAACATTTGGATTTGGGAATAGAGAGACATACATAAACAATGATTTGATTGATGACTGGGAATGGATGGGGAAGTTCAAAAAGAAGAAAAAAATACATATTGAGCTCCCCAGCTTTGATGAAACGGTACTAGATGTGTTTGTGCCTTATCCTCACCAATTGTGGCTAGGTGAGGGAATAAGTCACAAGACATTAAAAGAGTTTGAGATTGGGTACTATTTTAGACCTCATACAGAAGGGATTACCATTCCTCATCGAGATTTAAATAATAGGTTGATTGGTATACGTAGGCGCTCAATGATTAAAGAAGAAGTCGATGCAGGCTATAAATATATGCCTTTAAAAGTTGGCAATATCTTATATAACCATCAAACAATGATGAATCTATATGGATTACATAAAACAAAAAATTCGATAGAAAGGTTCAAGAAAGTATTGATTTTCGAATCTGAAAAATCAGTGTTAAAATGCCAAGACTTTTACGGTGAATCAAACTTTACCTGTGCTGTTTGTTCAAGTAATATTTCTAATTTTCACCGGGACATTTTATTGTCTCTTGGTGTTGAAGAAGTTTTTATTGCTCTTGATAAATACCGACCACCAAAAGAACATGAAACAGAGGAGAAATATCAAGAAAAACTGGTTGAATATCAGAAGAAAATTCTAAAGCTCGCAGCAAAATTTACTCCTTATGTTCGTGTATATGTTTTGTGGGATTATGAAGGCTTACTGGATTATAAGGACAGCCCAGCTGACAAGGGGAAGGAAACTCTAGAGGAGCTAATGAGAAGGAAAATTGAGATTGGCACAGATGAAGGGGGAATTTAATGGAGTATAGACTAATTGGCGACAATGATTATAATTTCGATCCTTTAGCTACTATCTTAAAAAATAGAGGCATAGAAAATCCAAAGTTGTTTGTTAATGTTGATCACAGTTCAGTTATTCATTATTCAAAGCTTAATAATATTGATAAAGCTGCAGAATGTCTTATCAAGCATTTAAATAATAAAAATAAATTGTTTGTTCAGGTAGACAGTGATGTTGATGGATACACGTCCAGCTCAATCATTATAAATTACATAAAGAAGATTTGTCCGAAAGCTAATATACAATACAGAATTCAAGATGGGAAAGAGCATGGGATTTTTATTGATACAATTCCTGATGATGTTGACTTAGTCATAATCCCAGATGCAGGTTCAAGTCAATTTGAGGAACATGAGGCTCTTAATAAGAGAGGCACAGAAATAATTGTTATTGATCACCATGAATGTGAACGAGTGTCTGAACATGCGATCGTAGTAAATAATCAACTTTCGCCTAATTATTCGAATAAAACTCTGACAGGTGCAGGAATGGCCTATAAATTTTGCCAGGCAATTGATGAAAAGCTAAATAAAAATGAAGCCGAACAATTCTTAGACCTTGTATCTATTGGTAACATTGCTGATTCGGCTGATTCAAGAAACCTTGAAACCAGGTATTTTATGAATGAAGGCTTGAAGAAAATAAAACATCCATTATTAAAGAAGCTGTTTAAGAAGCAAGAGTTTTCAACCAAGGGTGACAAGAACATACAGAATACACAGTTCTTTATTAACCCTTTAATTAACGCTGCCATTAGGGTTGGAAGCAGTGAAGAAAAAGATCAAATGATGAGAGCATTCCTCCTTTCTAAAGAAAAGGTGCCCTACAAAAAACGTGGGCAAAGTGAAACTGAGCTTGTGCCAATACATGATGACACAGTTAGGATTCTAGGAAATCTAAAAGCAAAGCAGAAACGGATTGCAGATGCAGCTGGAGTGGAAATTAAAAATAGAATAGAGGAGAAAAGTTTAACAGCGAATAAAATACTGATTGTTTACATTGAAGGAATTCTAGATAAAAGCCTAACTGGACTGGTGGCCAATCAGCTTGCAGAAGAATATAAAAAGCCGATCTTGTTAGCCAGAAACGATCCCGAAAAAGGCAAAGAGATCTTGAGTGGCTCTATACGAGGATATGACAAAGGGTTTATAAAGGATTTTAAGAAAGAGCTTATAGATACTGAATTATTTGAGCTTGTTGAAGGTCACCCAAATGCAGCTGGCTTTGCAATTAAACGACAGAACTTAATCCTGGTGAACAAAGTGCTGAATGAAAAATTTAAAGACATAGATATCGAAGAAGATATTCAGAATGTTGATTTTGAGATACCAGCAAAACAATTGAGAAAAGAATTTATCCTTCAACTTGATGGCTACAAAGACTTTTGGGGTTACAAAGTCGAAGAACCATTAATAGCTATAACGGAACTTGAAATTGATGTCGAACAAATTGAACATTTAGGAAAAAAGAATAAGACAACAGTTAAATTCAAGCATGGTGATATTGAATACATAAGATTTAAAAGCGATGAGAACTACTTTAATCAGCTTACAGAATCAAATGGAACGTTAGTCATAAATGTAATTGGTAAAGCAAAGGCAAATGAATACAAAGGCAAGAAAACACCTCAAATCGAGATTTATGAATTGGAGGTGGTTCGCACAAAACAAAAAGAACTTGTGTTTTAAGGGGGAAGAAAGTTGATAGGATGTCACTGCCACACAGATAGGAGTAACATAAGGCTTCTAGACTCAACAAACTCAGTTAAAGAACTGCTCAAAACTGCAGTAAAGATGGAATATAAGGGATTGGCCATAACAGACCATGAAGTCCTCTCAGCACATTTAGATGCTATTCGAACAGTTAGAGAAATGAAAAAGAAGGGGGATATGCCAGAAGATTTTAAACTGATATTGGGCAATGAAGCGTACCTAGTCGATTCTTTAGAGGAAGTTCGAGATAACTATAAATCGGGAGTGACAAAATTTCCGCATTTCTTGATGTTGGCAATTGATCCAAAAGGACATGAGCAGTTAAGAATACTGTCTTCTCAAGCCTGGGAAAACTCATTTTATACAGGAACAATGGAAAGAGTGCCGACAGTAAAAAAGGATGTAGAGGAGCTATTAAGTAAAGATCCAGGCCACATCATTGCTACCACAGCTTGCTTGGGGTCTGAGGTAAACATTCACCTGTTAAAGATAAAGGCTTTTGAAGAAACTGGTGATTCTCAGTCAATTAAGCAGCACAAACTAAAGATTCATGAGTTTATAACTTGGTGTATAGAGGTTTTTGGGAAGGATAAGTTTTTTATCGAGCTTCAACCTGCACTGAGTGAAGAACAGATTTACTGTAACAAGAAGCTGATAGATATAGCCAACGGGTATGACTTGCAAATGATTGTTACAACAGATGCTCACTATCTAAGACCAGAAGATAGAGCAATTCATCAAGCCTTTTTAAACGCTAAGGATGGAGAAAGAGAAGTTGATTCCTTTTATGAAGCCTGTTTCGTTCAAAACGTTGATGAAATTCACGAGAGAATGGACTACATTGATAAAGAAGTCATCGATCAGGCCATAAAAAATACAATGCTCATTGGCGAGATGATTGAAGACTATACTATAGAGCACGAACCAATTATCCCTAAAATGGATCTTCCAAACTTTAAATTAAGACATTTATTTAAACCAGCATATGATCAATATGAATATATAAAAAAGATGTCTGAATCAGCAGATGAACAAGATAGATATCTCCTTAATTTAATTGAGGACGGATTTGAAGAGAAATTAAAGACAAGCGAACTAACGAGAGAAGCTTTTCATAAAATATTAAAGAGGATTAACGTTGAGCTAGGTGAACTTTGGGAAATCAGCCAAAAGCTGAATCAGTCTATGCCTTCTTATTACATAACAGTCAGAGAAATCATTAATATTATTTGGGATGAAGAGTGTGGAGGAGATAGTTTAGTTGGGGCAGCCAGGGGAAGTGCTGCAGGTTACTTAGTTAATTATCTACTCGACAATACTCAAATTAATCCAATGCAATATGATTTACCACATTGGAGACATATACATAAATCGAGACCTGACCTTCCAGATATCGATATTGATACTGAAGGATCAAAAAGACAAAAAATTCTAAATGCGCTTAGAGAAAGGTTTGGAGACAAACGTGTTCTTCAAATTGCTACTTTTGGAACTGAGGGTTCAAAATCAGCGCTTCAGACAGCATGTAGAGGCTTAGGAATCGATAATGATATATCCCAGTATTTAAGTGGAATGATTCCATTTGAAAGAGGATCTAACTGGCCTTTGAAGCATTGTTTTTATGGTGACAAAGAAACTGACAGAAAGCCGATTAAAGAGTTTATTAAGGAGGTTGAACAATACCCTAATCTTAAAGAAACAGCTCTAAAAATTGAAGGATTAACTAATAAGCGGTCTTCTCATGCAGCCGGAGTAATAATCTTTAACGATGAATATACAAAGTCGAATGCAATGATGAAAACTCCTAAAGGAGCTTATATTACACAGTTTAATATGGGTGACAGTGAAGCCATGGGCTCAGTAAAGTTTGATCTTCTTACGATCGAGGCTTTAGATAAGATTCGAGTAACCTTAGACCAATTAATTGAGAATAAAGAAATTGAATGGCAAGGTAGCTTAAAGAAAACATACAACAAATACATCCATCCAGACGTAATTGAGTATGAAGATGAAAAGCTATGGGAAATGGCAGGTAATGGGGAGATCATGGACTTGTTCCAGTTCTCAACTGAAGTTGGTCATCAATCAGTTGTCAAAGTAAAACCTAAGAACTTACTTGAAGCAGCAGTAACCAATTCTTTAATGAGGCTTATGTCAGACGGTGAAGAACAGCCTGTAGATACATATGTTAAATACAAAAATAACCTTAATAAATGGTATGAAGAAATGAGGCGGTACAGTCTAAGCGAAAAGGAAATCAGAGTAATGGAGAGGCACCTTAAGGACATTTATGGTGTTGCTGATACTCAAGAAGTGGTTATGCAGATGGTTATGGATAAAGATATAGCTAACTTTGACATTAAAGAATCAAATTATCTTAGGAAATCCATAGCAAAAAAGAAAGAAGATGTACTAAAAAAAGTGGAAGAATTGTTTTTTAAAAAAGGAAAGGAGATTGGCACTTCCGATAACCTTTTGAATTATGTCTGGAATGTTCAATTTAAAAGACAGTTCGGCTACAGTTTTAGTTTGCTCCATACTTTGGCATATTCAATTATTGCGTTACAGGAATTGAACTTAAACTATCGATATAATCCTCTATACTGGAATACTGCTTGTTTAACGGTAAACAGTGGAGGGATAGATACCGAGGATACAAAAGACAGCAAAAAGACAGCTGCTACAAACTACGGGAAAGTTGCTTCAGCCATCGGAAACATCAGACAAAGAGGGATTAAAATAGACCTTCCAGATATAAATAAGGCTGATTTTGGTTTTAGAACTGATATTAACAACAATTCAATTTTATTTGGACTTAAAGGAATGAATGGAATTGGAGACGATGTTATTCATCATATAGTTCTAAATAGACCATATAGTGACTTTAACGACTTTATTGAAAGAATGTTTAAGAGCGGCATTATTAAGAAAGGACAAGTAATCCAATTAATAAAAGGAGGCTGCTTTGATTCTTTTGGAGACAGGCAAGAAATCATGAAGGCCTTTATTAACTTAATATCAGAACCAAAAATTAAGCTTACGTTGTCTAATTTAAAAATGCTAATTGAAAACAACATTGTTCCTTCAGAATTTGCACAAGAAGTGAGATTCTTTCGTTTTAGAGATTACATCAGCAAAAAGGTGTATAAAACATTAAAGTCGCCAAAAGATAAACTTTTTTTATTGGATGATGTATCAGCTTCGTTTTATAACCAGCATTTTAGTGAGGATAGTGTAGTTGACATGTTAAACGGGCAGCTTGTCATTTCTGAAAGAGCTTTTAAAAAAGAATATGATAACAAGATGTCTAAAATAAAGTCCTGGATAACAACAGAAGAACCACTGAAGAAATTGAATGATTGTTTATTAATAAAAGAGTGGGAAAAATACGCCGATGGATCGTTAGGTAAGTGGGAAATGGATTCATTGAGCTATTATTATAATGACCATGAGCTTTCTGGTGTAAACTTTGCCAAGTATGATATTGCTGACTTTTATAAACTGCCAGCAGAGCCGGTCAAAGGTAAACCTTATCAATGGAGAGGGAAAACTCTCTATGAATATGAGACTACACGGATTATAGGCACTGTTTTAGATAGGGATAAAAACAAACATACAATTACTCTTCTAACACCTACAGGGGTGGTTACAGTTAAACAGTGGTCGGGCAGCTTTAGTCATTACAATAAACAGATTTCTAGATCCATTGGTGGCGGAAAGAAAGAGGTAGTCGAGAAATCTTGGTATACCAGAGGAACATTGCTCATGTTTACTGGTTTCAGAAGAGGTAACAATTTTATTCCGAAAGTCTATAAAGATAGCATATATAATCACACTGTCTGCAGAATAGACAATGTTGATAATGAAGGAAATATGAGTTTGACAACTAAAAGGGCAGAAATATAAATCTTAGCTGATGATAGGAGAGACGAAAATTTTCAAAAAACTTATAGACAAACACAAAAAATATGTATATCATAGAATTAACGAAATGACACTTTTTGCTACAATTGGTTTGTTAGGAGTAGGGCTCGTATATAGCGCTAAAAACTTGTATACACATCAAGATAGTCAAGTCTTAATAAAAGAGTCATTTTATCTAAATAAAGAAGAGGTGAGGCAAAAACTTATTCATGAAATTGACGTTCCAAGAATCCTTCCCAGGCTAAAGAGTGAGGAAGAAAAACAGGCTGAAAGTAGAAAAAAGTATCTTAATGCGAAGATTACATATCTAACAGAAGAAAATAAAAAAGCTGCAAAACATACAAAAACAAAAAAAGTACAAAAAACCAACAAAAAGAGGAGTGGAGATAAATCAGCTTCTAAAAGTACTAATACCAAGGCAGTGAAGAGTCATGAAGTTGTTGCCACAGCTTACACAGCATTTTGTTCTACAGGTTGCACAGGGAAAACAAAAACCGGCTATGATGTATCAAACACATCCTATTACAATGGAAAAAGAATAATTGCTGTGGATCCAGAAGTAATTCCTTTGTATTCATTAGTGCAAGTTTCATATGAAGGAAATAGTTTTCATGCATATGCAATAGATACAGGAGGGGATATTAAAAACAATCGAATTGATATTCTGATGGACAGTGAAAAAGAAGCAAAGGCATTTGGCCGTAAGACTGTCAGAGTGAGCTGGTAAATCGGTCTAAATAATTGAAAGGTATAAACATTTCAACAATTCGTTCGATGGAATACATATCATGAAATATATCCCAAGGAAAACTATTACATAGAGAGAGTGAAGAGGATGTTCATTTTAGATAAAGAGGCAAAGGTCAAATCAACTGGAGAGTACGGGGTTATTGAAGCGATCTATCCAGAAACAAAGACAGTTGAACTTTGTTATTATGATGGAACTTATGATGAAAGGCGTTTTGATGATATTGTTATGGCAACAAGCAGTTAAAATTTCAAGACAAAATTAAAAAATAGGGTGAGACAATTGAAGTGTATTCAAATTGAAATGTCATTCACAGACGAATATGGGCAGGTGACCAAATTATATAAGACTTATAAACCGTCCATTATCGAAGAACATAAAGGGGAAATCCCTGGATTGTTGTTAGATGATTTTAAGAGGTTCTTGTCGTCCCTTGGGTTTAATGAAAAACAGGTTTCTAGAATAGTAACAGAAGATTAAGAGGTTTTTTATTGAGGGGAGGTGGTATTAAATTGCCTAAATACTGGAGTTATCCTGTTGGACTAGCTGTAGAAATTAACAATAATGCACGATATGGATGCCCGCATCATGTGGGGAGAAAAGGAAAGATTATCGAGCATTTACATTCAGCTACATATGACTATGTAGTTAGCGATGAAACAGGTGACATTACTTACTTTAAAGAACATGAATTAACACCACTAAAGGGAGGTTTAACTTATGTTTAAGAAAGGTCAAAAGGTGATTGTTGATTTTACAGATGAGATTGGAGCTGTTGCGAAAGTTGATTATCGATACAATCAGGTGGAAGTGAAGTATCCTGATGGTACTTACCAGGTTGTTGGATTTCATAAAATAAGAAAGGTGGAGGATTAATGGCATTAATTATCTTGGAGGGGCCTGACTGTTGCTTCAAATCAACAGTTGCATCAAAGCTAAGTAAAGAACTGAAGTACCCAATTATCAAAGGTTCAAGCTTTGAGTTGGCCACAAGCGGGAATGTGAAATTATTTGAGCACTTCAACAAATTAGCTGACGAAGACAATGTGATTATTGACAGGTTTGTTTATTCTAACTTGGTATATGCAAAGAAATTCAAAGATTACTCGATCCTTACAGAGCAACAGCTTAGATTTATTGAGGATAAAATTAAAGCAAAAACGAAGGTTGTATACTTACATGCTGATCCAAGCATTATTAAGGAACGGTTAAACGTACGGGGAGATGAGTATATAGAAGGAAAAGACATTGATTCAATTTTAGAGTTGTATAGAGAAGTTATGAGCAATGCGGGATTACATACATATTCATGGGATACTGGACAATGGTCAAGTGACGAAATTGCTAAAGACATAATCTTTTTAGTGGAATAGAGGAATTTATGAAGAAAGTAATTGCAATTGACATGGATCAGGTCTTAGCTGATTTACTAAGTGATTGGGTAGCTAACATTAACACACACGATGATCCTTTTCTGAAAGAGGAAGACATCCTATGCTGGGATATAAAAAAATATACAAATACCAACAATAATGTTTATAGACATTTAGATTACGATTTGTTCAGAAATCTTGATGTTATAGAAGGCAGCCAAAGAGTAGTAAAAGAACTGATGAAGAAATATGAAGTATATGTTGTGACTACTGCAACAAACCATCCAGAGTCCCTTAAAGCAAAGCTTGAATGGCTCACTAAGCATTTTTCATTTATCCCACATAGCAATGTAGTGCTTTGTGGCAATAAAAGCATAATTAAAGCAGACATCATGATAGATGACGGAATACATAACTTAGAATCATTTGAAGGAATGAAGATTCTATTTGATGCTCCCCATAACAGGAATGACAACAGATTTATTCGTGTTATGAACTGGGAAGAGATTGAACGAAAATTACTTTAAAATATCTCATTTATTTAGAAAAGGGTGAAAAAATGAGGCTCAAAATAAAATTTAGAGATCAAATATTAGAGTTGCGTAGAAAAATGTCATTGCAATTACATCGGTTATTAGAAGACTCGGCATTTTGGACTTTCAATGAATATGAAGTTCAAAAATGTATTGATGAGTATGCATTAGAGTTAGTCGAGAAGAGAACAGGCAATAAATATAAGCTTCAAATTATAGACAAGAACAACAACGTTTGGGGCGAATTAAAACCTGAAAAGCCAGGTTGTATTGGGTATTTTGTACAATCTAAATAAAAGATCAATTTTATTTAGAATAAAAATAAAATAAATGGAGGTTATTTATTGAACAAACTACGAGTAATGAGTCTTTTTAGTGGAATCGGTGCATTTGAAGCTGCACTAAGAAACATTGGGGTTGAATATGAACTAGTTGGCTTTAGTGAAATTGATAAATATGCTATTAAGTCATATTGCGCAATTCACAACGTTGATGAGCAGTTAAACTACGGTGATGTAAGTAAGATAGATAAAACGTTTTTGCCTGAATTTGATCTTTTAGTTGGAGGGTCACCTTGTCAAAGCTTTAGTATTGCCGGCCATAGGAGAGGGTTTGAAGACACAAGAGGAACTTTATTTTTTCAATACATTGAGACTCTTAAGGAAAAGCAACCAAAGTTCTTTATTTTTGAGAACGTTAAAGGGTTAATTAATCATGATAAAGGCAACACTTTGAATGTGATGGCAGAAGCTTTTAGTGAGGTTGGTTACAGAATTGATCTAGAACTGCTTAACTCAAAATTCTTCAATGTCCCTCAGAATCGTGAGCGCATATACATAATTGGGATTCGAGAAGATTTAATTGAAAATGACGAATGGTTTTTGGATAAGGGAAGGAACGATGTTTTAAGTAAGGGAAAAAAGAGATTGAAAGAATTAAATATAAAAAGTTTTACTTTTAGATGGCCTTTACAGGTTGTTGTTGGGAAGAGGTTGCGAGAAATTCTTGAGGATTGTGTTGATGAGAAGTATTACTTAACCGAGAAAAAAACAAAGGGTCTAATTGCTGAATTAGAGAGAAATGGCGTCAAAGAAATAAATGATTCCACAGGTTGTAAACTCGTTGGGAGAGTTAATATTAATGGACATGATCAAAAGAAAAGAGTCTATTCAACAAATGGTTTGTGTCCAACACCTAGCGGGTTAGGTATTGGAGGAAATACTGAGCCGAAAATTTTAGAGATCAATCCAGTAATGGTTGGTCATGTTGATCTAAAGGGACATGATGCAATTAAAAGAGTGTACTCGCCTGATGGGGTGTCACCAACATTAACAACTATGGGAGGAGGTCATAGAGAACCTAAAATTGCTGTTGAGTATGTTGGTAATATTAATCCTTCTGGAAAAGGAATGAATGGTCAAGTTTACAATTCAAATGGGCTAAGTCCAACTTTAACAACAAACAAGGGTGAAGGGGTGAAAATTACTGTGTCAACCCCTGAAATAAGACCCGTCTTAACTCCAGAAAGGGAAGAAAAAAGACAGAATGGCAGACGTTTTAAAAAAGACGATGAACCAGCCTTCACTGTTAATACAATTGATCGTCATGGTGTAGCAATTGGCGAATACCCAAAATACAGAATTAGAAAGCTCACTCCATTAGAATGTTGGAGGCTGCAAGCATTTGATGAAGAAGATTTTGAGAAAGCTTTATCAGTGGGAATTAGTAATTCGCAGTTGTACAAGCAAGCCGGCAACTCAATTACTGTAACTGTACTTGAATCAATATTCAAGGAATTAATACATACATACGTTAATAAAGAATCTGAATAAAATTTGTCTTTTACACAAATTCAAAATAAGAGGAAATTGAAGGTGGAGAGAATGGATAGTTACCCAGAGTCTTTAAAAAGAGAGGCTGAGGAAATTAAAGAGCGTGTTAGGAATGGAAATATCAAAGAAGACAGGATTAAAGAAATTGCAGAAACGACAGTTGAGTTTTTGAAATCAGAGGAGAAAAGACATAAATACTTTTCTGAAGTTGCTGCAGCTATGGCTGATAACTTAAGTGAGTTTTTCAAGTCGTATTTAAAAGGAGAGTGAGTATGCTAACTGATCAAGAAAAAATTGACTTGGTAAACGCTCTTGATTTTGTAGTTATTGAACCACATACACAAAGCATTTACGTACATAACGATGAAAAGACCAATGGAGTATTAATTAAGGTTTTGCACACTATTTCAGTAGATGAGTATATTGAGAGCTTTAAGAAAGGGAGTCTAATTGATATCTTTCCTGCAGCAATGCAAGAAGCCGGTGCGGAAGGATTTAAAGATGGCCGGTTTGTGATTATGCCAAAGAAATTTTATGTTGATCAATGTTATGCGATGAGTAAGGAAATCGAGCAGTTAACTAACCTAATCGATCTACACAATTCAAATACATATCGAGGCTTGATTCATTAAATTGTTTCAAGAAAAAACGAAAGGATAATGGGATGTTTATTGAAAAAGTATTATGTAAGGTGTAAAGATAGCAAAGGTGAAAATGCGTCTCTAGTTATTGAGGCGCTATCACCTGAGCATGCAAAAGAACAAGCATATGAAGTACATAAAGTAATGGATATTTATAATATAAGCCTGGGAGAAGGAAAGTCAAGGAATTACCTAGAGCGAAAATATTCCCCATACATAAAAAATGATAACGGCAAGGCTATAACTATCTTTTCATAAAGGAGGACGGCTCCTTGCGAATATCTGATCCAATAAAAGAAACTCTCGTACAAAATATGGATCAACTTAGCAGTAAAATCGATGAGTTGTTCATATACCTTGAAAATGAGTTACCTTCAACAACTGAAAGGCAATGGAAAACTATAGACAAAAAATTCGGTGAGGTTTTTACTAAATCTAACGAATTACAAAATTACATAAGTTGTTTATAAAGGTGAGCAATATCCCTTTGAGTTAATGACATCTGTGATACTTATTATTCAAAATCGCCTTTGTTTCTTAACATTTATTTATATGATTGGTAGCATTTATTAAAGAAAGAAGGTGATTTATGAGATTGTCTGTTTGATAAGTATTGGTGCCAGACGAGAATTATATTTTTACAAAGGGGTTATTTTAATGAACAAGTCTTTTTATCGAACGATCTTAGCATTAGTTGCCGTATTTGTGCTGGCCTTTGCAACATTTCCTCAGAATAGTGATGCGAAGAGTACAATCTCAACAGATAATATTGACAAGGGTAAGGTAAAATCAGAAGCAGAATTTATTGCAGATCACACTATTGATGTGAGCAAAAAGACTAAGGAAAAACTTCTTTCAAAGGCAAATAAGGCAATTGAAGACGGAGACATTAAGTATCATAAATCAAACGAAAAAGTATTTGATAATGCATCAGTTAGGGCTATCAAGTATGATGATGGTACAGTAACTTATTCAGTTACTTATTTATACGTGGACACTGAAAAAGTAGATAGAGTTAGTTCATTCAATGTTTCATTTGATAGCGATATGAATATTGAAGAATACTATGAAGTTGATATGAAGAAAATCAGCAGCACTCAAAACGAAATGAGTTATTGGATTAATGGCGTCAAGGATGAAGACAAGTCTGGTGTCTTTGAAACAGAAAAATCTTTAGAAGATCAAACAAGCTCATCTAACATGATGAGTACTCAGAGTTGGACTGGATGTGTATCAGATTGCTTAGGTGATAAGAATATTAGCCAATGGGCAATTACTGGTTTAGCTATTTTATGTGGAGCTGCATGCACAGCCGGTGTTCCAGCAACAGCAGGAACTGCTTGCTATGCTTGTGTAAATACTGCTGGTATTATTGGTGTAAATGCATTCTTTGATTGTATGGAGAAGTGTAAATGATCAATATCTTAAGTAAAATACTATTTATTTTGTCTGGTTGTGCATTGTTGATCTTTGGGATAATTTTAAAGAATGGATCAATGGCTTTTGGATTGTTTGCCTTATTCTTCATAGCGGCAATAATTGTTCGTGTATTTCATAAACGAGCTGAAAACCATTAGCAGCAGCCGTATTGTACTGTAGGGGAGGAAACTCTCCTACTCTTCTTGAAAAATAGATTAAAAAACAATAGACAAATACAAATAATATGTATATAATTAAAATAACTTAGAGCAAAGGGAGAGGGTTAATGAATCATATATGTGACATCTGTAAAGAGTACATAAACGGAAAAACAATTTGTCTTAGAATCAGCGATGAAAAAACTTATGTAGACTTCAATTGTTGTGAAGATTGTGCAAAGGGTTATTCCGAGAAAGTGAAGAAGGAATGCAGCAATTTAAGCGTTAAAAAGACATTAGAATATTTAAGGCTAAACAACAAATACAAAATAAGTGGATGAAATATTCCTTTTATCGAGAATGGAGAGATGATGAGTGAACATGTTCGTAATTGCTGCAAAAAGTGAAGGGAAATATCTTTACGGATATCACCCACATATTTACTCAAACCGTAAACAAGCAGAAAACGCACTGCAGACAATGAGAAAGAACGGAAAGTTAACTGATAGAGACAAGGTATATGGGTTAGACGGGCTGTTGTTAGTGGATCTATAAATAAGTAAATAAACCTGAAAGAATCGGGGTGAATGAAATTTCATTTTTAATACTGGGTCTAATCTTATTCGGTTCAACGTTTTTAGGCAATGGCCTTGCATGTTTAGTTGAGAATAAGAACTTTAAAGAAGGCATGCCATTTTACATCACTGTTTTCCTGATTGGAGCCTGTTCGCTCCTTCTCGGAGTTATTCTTACAGTGATATGAACAAGATGAAGGGAAATAGTCAGAAGGAAATGTTCATAATTTCCCGGGCAAGCGCAGTATACGACAAATCAAAACAAATAATGAGGAGTTGCTAACAGTAAAGTCTGAATAAAATTCAATTTTTATATAGAAACGAGGAATAAACATGAAGCTCAAAAAAGCAGACTGGGTTATAGTCCGAGAAGCGGAAGAACAAGGCTTAATGGTCGGTATGACGGGTCTGATTGAGAGAAAGCGAACCAATTTAAACAATGAATTAAGTGATTATTTTAGAAAGCGACTTCCCGACTATACTGGCAGCTTTGATGAAATTGAAGGGGAGGAAATCCTATATTCAATTAACGAATACATAACAGAAAACAATATTGATATGTACCCTTTAGACTTTCCAATTACAGATGGAACAGATGTTCATATGATTCCTATAACCGAAAATATTCAATTAAAAGTAATTGTGGCAGATGAATATCATGGCGGTGGTGACTATTCAAAATATGTTATAGCAGATTTCTTCTTGATCAATGATAAAGCAACTACGAAAGACGTTGATACACTCCTTCAATTTGTAAAGAAACATCTTTTACAAGGAGGTGAATAAGTGGGACGACATCAAGCCAAGTTTGAAGGCCAGATAATCAATAAAACATATGGATTGGATGTACTCGGTCGTTTTTCTGAAAAGGAAAAAATAGAATTCAACTGTTTCTTCGAAGGGGTTATTGATTTAGTGCCAATTGAAATTGGAGGCAAAGTATATATCCCTGGTTTAAATGAATATGTTGTCGTAATTGACCGGCAGCGGAACACAAATAATGAATGGACGTATCAGACTGATAAGATCATTAAAATAATTGAAGACAAAAAAAGCTTAGAAAAAGCCATTCAAGAGCAAACGAAACTTGAAGAAGAATGGCAGCAGCATGTCAGACAAGAGAATCAGCGTGTCGAAGAACAAAATGATGTGAGTAAAACATCGTGCTGGAAGAGATTTTGGTACTTCTTAATTAAAGGATGACGAGGGGGATTTTTCATGAATAAAATTAAGCTTAATTATAAGGTTGGAACTGCATTAAGGGAGTTAATCAAAACGATTGGGAAGGCTGAGCTTTATAAATTTGAAAATTTATTATGTCATTACAAGCACAGCAATAAGTATGAGGGAGAAACTCAAAAACAAATTTCAATATTAGTTGATTTTGTAAGAAACTCAGAGAAAAATCGAATTACATACTATAATGCTTTATCTAATGATTTTACGGTATTGGAAGAAGAGAAGGACTACAGAGGGGAACCAACTTATGATTTTTATAAAAATGAAGGGGCAGCTATTTTTATTAAAGGAAAAATGGTTTATGGAATTCATCCCGACAACCTTCATAACAATTTAAAGGCTTTGGAGAATGGAGATTTAAAAATAAAGTGGTGGCAAAACTGGCTTAGAGTAAACAGTAATTGAAAATGGGATTATCGAAACTAAGCGTGATGCTACAAAAAAATTAAACTTCATTGGCAGAACAAAGGGAAATCTAAATAAAAGTTTTATTTTAACTCAATTCTTAAAAGGAGAGTTAGATATGAGCTTAAAAGGGGTATGCAGCTTTCCTTTAATAAATAGAATTACAAAGTAATAGAGTACCACATTCTTTCTTGAAACTTTAGTGTGAAAATTAATAAAAAAATTAAATATAAGTTGGAGGGGATTTAATGGGGAAAGAAGTATTAGGGAGTCTCGAATTAAACAGAGCCTATCAGATGGATTGCTTAGAGGGAATGAGTTTAATTCCAGACGGCAGTATAGACATGATTTTGTGTGACTTACCTTATGGTACAACAGCAAATAAGTGGGATATAGCTATTCCTTTTGAGCCTTTATGGGAGCAGTATGAAAGAGTTATTAAAGAGAACGGTGTGATTGCACTGTTTGGTAGTGAGCCTTTTAGTACAAAGTTAAGGAGTAGTAACTTCAGTTTGTACCGTTACGACTGGTATTGGGAAAAAAGCAAAGCAGGACTATACCAGCACGCCAAGAACAGGCCAATGAAGGCTATAGAGACAATTAGTATTTTTAGTAAAGCTAAATGGGGACATAAGTCACAAGTGAAAAATCGAATGCCTTATTTTCCGCAAGGTGTAGTAAGTTCGGGAGAGAAAGTCGTTACAAAAAACTATAACGCAGGAGGGACTGTAGGAGAAAGACCTAATCAGATCGGAAGGAAATACGAATCATTTACAGGGTTTCCTAATGATGTACTTAAATACAAGAACGTTACTGGTAAACAAGCTATTCACTCAACGCAAAAGCCTGTTGATTTATGTGAATTTTTAATTAAGTCATACACTATTGAAGAAGAGGTTGTCTTAGATAATTGCTTAGGTAGTGGTACAACAGCAGTTGCTTGTGAGTTAAATAATCGTAAATGGATTGGCTTTGAAACTGAATCCAAATACATAGAGATAATCAATAAGCGTTTAGAACAAATTCAATTAGAAGATGATTTAGCGGATTACGAGAAGTGTTTCCACACTAATATTCCCTTATTAGGGTAGCAAAAAGACATAAAACATTTTTAAGTAGGTGAGTCTAACTTCTTAGATGAACCAAAGGAAAGCAAAATAAAAACCTCGATAAAGAGAAAGGAAGCGATTTTGATGGATACATACGAAGTATTTGGTTGCCGGTTTAGACATTATAAAGGTGGTCTATATAAGGTTATTGGAGAGGTAACTCATACTGAGACAGAAGAAAAGCTTGTTACATATGAAGACTTGGATGGCATTCTGTGGGCAAGACCTAAAGAGATGTTTTTTGGAACAGTTGTTATTGATGGAAAAGAGATTAAGAGATTCACAAAAATAAATTAAAAGGAGAATTGGTTATGGGGATTAAAGCAGCAGTTTTTAAAATAAAAGCAACTTGTTACGCTCATGAAGGGTTTAATGACGAAAGTGAATCTGTTCAAGGGGCTGCGTTAGAACAGCTAGGAAAGGACATCGTAGATAATTTGCTCGAAAACGGTGTTGATGATGTGAAAATTAAAGGCGATTACGTTGAGGAATTGGAAGTTGAGAAGCCCGTTATGAAGTATTTCGAAGTGAGTGACCCCTATTATGCGTTAATTAAAGCTTATACAAAAGAAAAGGCAATGGAACTGTATACAGATACGGTTACAGATGATGATGGAGAGTTAAGTGATGAAATGACAGAAGTTGGGCAAGTTTATGCGGCAATACAACATGGAAGGGCACCAGGAGAAGATAAAGAGCTCATGCCGTTTAAACAGGTTCTTGAGGAGATTTCTAATGACGAAGAGATGGTATTGCTTATTGATGGCAGTTTACTTTAAAGAATAAAAATAAATAAAAAAGGATGATGAAGCCTGGAATACATTAAGCATGGGAAATCTGTAAAAGGATACATAGACTATAATTTGCTTTTTGATTCAATTGATGGAGAAAACAGTTATGTTGAACAAAAAACATTCAAGACTTCTAAAGAACTGTATGATTACATGCAACCAAGTTTTCTAGAAGAACTTAAAGAGGAGCAAGGCGCGGATGATATTGAGGTATTTGGCATTTCGTTTATAGCCGAAGAAAAGGGGATTGAATCAGTAATTACTATGTATGATACAAGCTCACAATTTAGGATTTCAACAGAATTAAACGTAAGTGGTTTAGACAGTGAGTATAAGCAAACATTACAAAGTATTAAAGACATTGTTGATAAAAAACTCTAATTGCTTCAACAGAATAGCTCTTGGTGAAAATCAGAAACAATTGGAGGACGAATAGATGCCGGAAAGTAACATAGGCCATCAGTTCCTAGATGGGTTAGTGATATTCTCTGGAAACAGAAAAACCAAGATCCTTTTGCTACACATGGAGAAACGAAAAGGTGGGACGAGTGGAAACGCAGATATTCAAGAAAATTAAAGTGCGCAAGATTAAACGGATGGACAATCGAAGAGGAGTGACGATTTTTAAGGGGAACGAGCAGATACCGTTTGAATCTAGATAAAATCACAGCTTTAATCAAAATAAAAACAAATAATAAGGAGATGTAAAATGGGGGCAGCTAGACAGTTATACGTAAAGCGTAATGATCTGGTGACTATGGAAGAAGCAAAAGAAAATAAGAAGATACATATGCAAAATGGTGAGTCATTTACAGTATTTAAGGGAGAACTTATTGCAACTGACTTAGAAGGACATCAAATGGTTGTCCCGCAAAGCCAAAAGGATAAATATATCCCTGTTGAATTAGAGGAATTATCTCCATATGAGGCTCAAATGGCCAAAGGTTATGCTGAGATGGGAGCTATTAATAGTGAAATAGCTGAAGCATATTTCCATGTTGAAAATGAAGCTGAATCTGCAACTACAAGATTAATTACAGGGGCATATAACGATTAGTGATCATTACATATGAAAGTAAAACTGGCAATGTAAGAAGGTTTGTAAAAGCGCTGCAACACAAATTAGATATTGAGTCCATTGAAATAACTGATGATACGATCATCAATCAAGAGTTCATACATATTACATATACGATAGGCTTTGGGGAAGTACCTGAAAGGACTTTGAATTTTATCAATAAGAATAAAAATAAAATAAGGGGAGTTGCTGTTAGTGGTAACAAGGTTTGGGGTGATAACTATGGTTTAGCTGGAGACAAGCTCTCAGCTAAGTTCCACACACCATTGTTATTAAAGTTTGAACTTAGTGGAACGAAACAAGACTTACAGAAGATCATTCAGGAGGTACAACTTATTGACAAACACAATACCAAAGTGGATCAAGCTCAATAATGAGATCATGATTCAGAAAGATGGTAAGTATCAATTCGAAAAGGATAAGGAAGCCGTACATAGTTACTTTGTTGATTATATCAATCAAAACACAGTTTTCTTTCACGATTTAAAAGAGAAGCTGGATTATTTGATTAAAAATGATTATTACGAAGAAGAATTCTTAAGCAAATATACATTCGAACAGATTAAATCAATCTATAAGATTGCTTACAATTACAAATTCAGATTCCCTTCTTTTATGAGTGCCTTTAAGTTCTACAATGACTACGCATTGAAGACAAACGATAAAACAAAGATCCTGGAAAGGTATGAGGATCGTGTCTCAATTGTGGCTTTATATTGCGCTGATGGCGATTACGAGAAAGCTGTTGAGGAAGTACATACTATGATGAAACAAGAGTATCAGCCTGCAACACCTACATTCCTTAATGCTGGACGTAAGCGAAGAGGTGAAATGGTGAGCTGCTTCTTACTTGAAGTAGGCGACAGTTTGAATGATATTTCACGTGCTATTGATATCTCCATGCAGCTTTCTAAGCTAGGTGGAGGAGTAGCATTAAATCTAAACAAACTTAGAGCCAAAGGTGAAGCGATTAAAGACGTAGAGAATGCGACTAAAGGTGTCGTAGGTGTTATGAAACTTCTAGATAATGCCTTCAGATATGCCGACCAAATGGGTTGATTTGGCCCCTTTCATCAGCAATGGTGATCGAAAACCTCTTTAATTCATGGGAACTCCTACAGGGACAATCATGAGCGAAGCAAGACTAAGTCTTGAACGTGCAACGACTAGCCGAAAGGCGTAGGCTGCAAGCTATTGGCAGTCGAAACAGGAGGCGCCCTTAGAGGGTGAAGATATAGTCTAACCTTCATGGTAACATGAAGCAGCCATATGGCGGGGCGTGCTTAGCGAACACGTTTGAATGGTCTGCAAAGACAAGGATCAGGAGCAGTTTATCTAAGTGTATTCCATCCAGACATTACAGACTTCCTGGATACCAAAAAAATAAGTGCTGATGAAGATGTCCGAGTTAAAACACTTTCTATTGGTGTAGTTGTTCCTGATAAATTTATTGAACTTGCAAGGGAAGACAAAGATTATTACATGTTCTATCCGCATTCAGTATACAAGGAATATGGACAGTATCTTGATGAGATGAGCATCAATGAAATGTATGATGAGCTTGTCGAAAACCCTAGGGTTAGAAAAGCTAAAGGGAATACTCGGAAGCTGTTAGAGCAATTGGCCATTCTACGAAGTGAATCAGGATATCCATATATTATGTTTGCTGATAACGTAAATAAAGTGCATCCAAATGAACATATTTCAAAAGTGAAATTTTCGAATTTGTGTTCTGAAGTACTCCAATCGTCACAAGTATCAGTTTATACGGATTACGATAAAGAGGATGAAATTGGCTTAGATATCTCCTGCAATCTTGGCTCAATGAATATTGTAAATGTAATGAGTAATCAATCAATTGCTTCAACAGTCAGAATAGCAATTGACTCACTGACAACTGTCACAAGGAAAACAAACATTGTAAATGCTCCAGCAGTTGCGAGAGCAAATACACTAATGAGATCAATTGGTCTAGGGCAGATGAACCTCCATGGATTTCTAGCTCAAAATAATATTGCTTATGAAAGTGAAGAAGCTAAGGATTTTGCAAATACGTACTTTATGATGGTTAACTTCTACTCCCTGCAGCGTTCTATGGAAATTACACGAGAAACAGGGGAGACATACTACAAGTTTGATGGTTCGACTTACAAATCAGGTGAGTATTTCGAAAAGTACGTAACAAATGATTATAGCCCTCAGTATGAAAAGGTTAAAAAGCTATTTGGAGATCAACATATTCCTAATACTGAAGATTGGAAGAAGCTTAAAGAAGATGTGATGAAATATGGCTTATACCATTCCTATAGACAAGCAATAGCACCTACAGGAAGTATTTCATATGTCCAATCATCTACAGCTGGTGTAATGCCTATTATGGAGAGAATTGAAGAACGTACATACGGAAACAGTAAGACATATTATCCGATGCCTGGTTTATCGCCTCAGAACTGGTTCTTTTATAAAGAAGCTTATGACATGGACATGTTCAAGGTAGTTGATCTTATTGCTACGATTCAGCAGCATGTTGACCAGGGAATTTCATTTACCTTGTTCTTAAAAGACACAATGACGACAAGAGACCTAAATAGAATAGATCTCTACGCTCATCATAAAGGAATTAAAACGCTGTATTATGCAAGAACAAAGGATACGACTCAAGAAGGGTGTCTTAGTTGCGTTGTTTAAAGAATGAGTCTCGCTCTTCATCTGAAGGAGCTACTTTATAGGTGAATGTTCCATTATCATCGTTTATCTCAAATTCTGGCCAAGGTAACTTAGCGTATTCGTTTGCAATAGTGTTAGGATCTCCTTCTTTTATATATTCAAGGCCAACGCGAGAACCGTTTCTAGGTCTTGGCTTAACAAGATACGACTTGGCAGACTCAAAGCAATGAATCATAAAAATAATAGATTTTTTCTCTTGGATGTTCATAGAGTCAATTTTAATTGGATATATAACAGTGTTACCGCAAGGAGTTTCAGAAGGTAGAGCTCCAGAAATAAACAATACAAAAACCTCTTTTCATTTTATTTATGATAATTATAGCAAATAACAGGGGAGGAAAATCTTATTAATAAAAAAATTCAGTATACAGCAGCAAACTGGTCAAAGCATGAAGGCGATTTTACCCAAATGTTCTATAACCAAAACGTGAAACAGTTCTGGCTTCCGGAAGAGATTGCTTTAAACGGCGATCTCCTCACATGGAAGTACCTCGGAAAAAATGAGCAGGACACTTATATGAAAGTCTTAGCTGGGTTGACGTTATTGGATACAGAACAAGGTAACACTGGCATGCCGATCATTGCTGAACATGTATATGGGCATCAAAGAAAGGCAGTTTTAAATTTCATGGCCATGATGGAAAATGCTGTTCATGCAAAGTCTTACAGCAACATCTTTCTTACATTAGCTCCAACCGAGCAGATAAATGAAGTCTTTGAATGGGTGAAAAACAATAGGTTTCTTCAAAAGAAGGCTAGAACAATTGTTTCAGTCTATAAATCAATCAAGAAAAACGATGAAATTTCTTTATTCAAAGCAATGGTTGCATCTGTGTTCCTGGAGAGTTTTCTTTTCTACTCAGGGTTTTATTACCCACTTTATTTTTATGGACAAGGAAAGCTTATGCAAAGTGGGGAGATCATCAACCTGATTATTTAATAGTCCCTTTTGTCGGCAACGGCAAATGTGAACCTCTCTAATTGCTGGAAAATCCTTTTTAGGACAATCAGCAGCGAAGCTATGCGAACCCAAAGGAGGTGAAAGTGATAAGAAAGGAAGTCGAAGAAGCACCATGGTGGATAACCGAAACGGGAATTATCATATCAAAAAAATTAAAGAAACCAAGAAAGACATTTATTACTCCACATGGCTATGAAATGATAGGATACACGCATCCGAAAAAAGGAACACAGAACTTTTTAGTACATAGGTTAGTCGCAAAATATTTTATTCATGAAATACCAAAAGGAATGTTTGTAAACCACATAGATGGAAATAAACTAAACAACCACGTTCGGAACTTAGAAATAGTTACACCTAAAGAAAATACTCTACATGCAATGAAAATTGGATTAATGTCAGGACAACCTGGAGAAAGTAATTCAATGTCAAAGCTCACAAATATGGAGGCAACAAATTTAATCTACGATTTGATTGCTGGAATGAACAATGTTGAAGCTGGTGAAAAATACAGCCTTCATCCTCGTTACGTTAGTCTAATACGACATAAAAGAAGATGGAAGACTTTATGGGATCGCATAGAACGTTCAACGACTATCGCATAGGCGGCGAAATTCCGCAAAACGAGTAGGGCGCAAGCTATTGGCGTGGGTGAGAACCCCTTAAATCGAAACGGGAGGCATCCTACAGGGATGATGATATAGTCTGCTCCTTACGGTAACGTAAGGCGGTTGCGACAGGGCAACGAACCGATAGTAGCGAACTCGGTTGAACTAAGGGTATTAGAGACGAAGCGATACATGGAACATACATCGGATTGCTAGCTCAAGAGATTTATAAGAAGGAAACACAAGAGAAGCAAAAAGAACTGTATGCATGGGCTCTAAGCTTACTACAGGAGCTTTACGAAAATGAATTGGAGTATACAGAAGATGTCTATGATCAAGTTGGCTTAGCTCCTGATGTGAAGAAATTTATCAGATACAATGCTAATAAAGCTTTAAACAATCTAGGTTTTGATAACTGGTTTGAAGAAGAGAATGTTAATCCAATTGTTATCAATGGTTTGAGCACTAAGACAAAGTCCCATGACTTCTTTTCAACTAAAGGGAATGGATACAAAAAAGCAACGGTTGAACCATTAAAGGATTCAGATTTCATTTTTACCGAGAAAGGATGTATTCAATGAGATTAATTAAATTAGAGCAGCCGAATTGCAATCCATGTAAAATGGTATCCAATTACTTAGAACAAGCAGATATTCAATTTAAGACAGTGGACGTTACACAGGAACCAGAAGTAGCATCTAGATTTGGTGTTATGGGAGTACCGGTAACCATTTTGCTGAATGATCAAGGAGAAGAAGTAAAACGAAGTGTTGGTTTTTAAGCCTAATGAACTTGATGAGTTATCAAAGGAATTACGATAAAAGGGTAATTTTAATCAAATTTAAATTAAAAGGAGCTAATAAATGTATTTCATTGAAACTCAAGAAGGATTAATTGGTAAAGAAGTTGCTTATGTTTGGGCAAATCAGTTTTGTGAGCAAACAACAATTATTACTAAGGATGGAGGCGTGTTTATGGCTTGTCAACAAGCTGGTTGGGATGATGACTATGAGACAAGGATTTTATACGCATATGAAGCAAAGAAGATCTTACACCCTCTGAAAAGAGAATTACATGAAAAAGGTGTGATCGATGAAACAGAGTGGGAAGAGTATGAGAATGAGTTGAAAAAGAAGCAAGAGGCAAAAAGGGAAAAGTATCTCAAAGAGAAAGAAGAAAGTGATCGTAAACTATATGAAGAGTTGAGGGCAAGATTCGAACAATAATTAGTTGTTTGTTAAACTGAAAAAGAAAATGCATAGGTACACTAATTACAAAGGAGTTAATACATAATGCAAATTAAAATCAAATATTTAGATGAAACACAAACAAGAATCAGCAAAATTGAGCAAGGTGATTGGATTGATCTTCGTGTAGCTGAAGATGTAACAATCAAAAAGGACGAGTTTAAACTTATTCCTTTAGGAGTTGCAATGGAGCTTCCTGATGGTTACGAAGCACATGTCGTTCCTCGTTCAAGTACTTACAAGAACTTTGGCGTTATCCAAACAAATTCAATGGGTGTTATCGATGAGTCATATAAGGGAGACAACGATTTCTGGTTCTTTCCTGCTTATGCATTGCATGATACAGAAATTAAGAAGGGGGATCGGATCTGTCAATTTAGAATCATGAAGAAAATGTCGGCAGTTGAATTGGTAGAGGTTGAGCATTTAGGGAATGAGGATAGAGGCGGACACGGTTCAACGGGAACGAAGTAAGTAAGCATAAAAACCTTGGCTGTAATCATGCTGCGTGATCACAATGGAGGTTTCAGCCAAGGTACATGTTAGATTATGCAAAAGAATAAAATGTTATGATCAGATTACATTCCCAATATTTAAGTAAAAATTGCATCCCGCAATAATAAAATAAAGAGCCCCATGATATCTTTGTTTTTTCTTAAAAGAATCGATACCAAAGTAAATAAAAAGTGCAACAAAAATTAATTGAACACATGAAAAAAACATAGGGTTGTAATTGAAGAATGAATAAATTAGCAAAATTAATAGGATGAGACAACAACAGACCTTAATGATTTTAAGCAAAATAACACTCCTTATATGAACAGTTATATTAAATTTAACACATATTGCGAAGTGCTTTTTAAATAAAAGAATACTTTTATCTTTTTATGGAGGAAAGAGATAATTAACAGCAAAGAAAGAGCTTTACAAGCAAAATATGACGACATGCTTTATAGGAATGGTCTTTGCTTTGGATTTCTTCAGTTGGAAGGACTTGAAGATGAATTTATTGAACATATGAGACAAGTTGCTGAGTACGAGAAAGACCCGAGATACAAGAAGGCAGCAGCTAACTTCATGAAGATGCATGACCAAAATAAACTGGGTGGGTGATTAATTGTTTAAGGATAAAAATAAAATAATAAAGAGTATTGAAAAGATCAATAAACTTGAAGAAGGGTTGGCACTATTTGAAGAAGGTGACGAAGAGTATTTAAGTGTATTAGTGAAAATTCAGGGGCTATATGATGAAATTGCAGATACTGCTTTAGAGTGTTTTAAAGAGATGACAACAAAAATCAGGAAAACTGGTCAGAAACGAATTGGAAAAGGGATCGATCAGTTGCCATATACAATTAAAGAAAACCTTGCTGATCAAGTGAATGAATTAAAAGGGAGCTTTTTGGATGAAAGCAAATATTAATGGTGTTGAATTTGAGGGTACGCCCGAAGAAATAAACGAATTAATTAATTTACATGGATATAAGAATATGCTGCAAGATGATTTATTAATGAAGAACTTTGACCAGCATAGCCGAGTGAATAGATCAAGACCGACTAATTTATTTAAAGTAGGGGATTATGATTTCCATGACTCGCCTAAATGCTTAATTATCACTTGATTAGAGTAGTAATAAATCAAAAGACAAATATAAAATAAGGAGATGTTTATTATACCGTATCTAACTTTATTTCTAGCAGCTTTTCTAATTGCATTAAACATTAATGAGGTCAGATTGATTGTTCGAGGAGAAAGTGATACATATAGAAAAGTAAAGATTGTGCTCGATAATTCAACTATTGAAAATGTGAAACGAAATAAGAATTTGATTTACCTGTTTACTTTGCTCAAGGGAATATCTTTCATTGTCCCTCTGGCTTATATTGGATTAGTTATGCACGATAACATCCTAATGCTTGCGTGGACAGCAGTTTCCCTTATTTATGTTGTCCTTAGAATGTTCAAAGTTTTAGATGCATTAGAAGGTGAAAGAATCAAGCAAAACACATATTTTTACTTGTTATTTGTTTGTGGGAATTTTCTTTTTGTTGTATTTTATTTGGCAGATATATTCGTATAAAATATTTAATTAATGCTTTGCTTTTTCAAATACTATTTCCAAAAGGACTGAGAATCATGACTCAATTCGATAAACAATACAACTCAATTATAAAGGATATCATGAATAATGGAATCTCAGACGAAGAATTTGATGTGAGAACCAAGTGGGGTTCAGATGGAACACCTGCTTACACACTAAGCATCATCAGCAAGCAAATGAGATTCGACAACTCAGAAGTTCCTATTTTAACAACAAAAAAAGTTGCCTGGAAAACAGCGATTAAAGAGCTGCTCTGGATTTGGCAGCTGAAATCGAACGATGTTACAGAATTAAACAAAATGGGCGTACATATCTGGGATCAATGGAAACAAGAAGACGGCACCATCGGACAAGCCTATGGTTTCCAGCTGGGCAAGAAAAACAGAAATCTAAATGGAGATAAGGTAGATCAGGTTGATTATCTTCTACATCAATTGAAAAGCAATCCATCTTCACGCAGACATATTACAATGCTGTGGAATCCTGATGAATTAGATTCAATGGCTTTAACACCTTGTGTATACGAGACACAATGGTATGTGAAGCAAGGTAAACTCCACCTTGAGGTAAGAGCACGGAGCAATGATATGGCGTTGGGAAATCCATTCAATGTATTTCAGTATAATGTGTTGCAGCGCATGATTGCTCAGGTGACTGGTTATGAGCTTGGTGAATATATCTTTAACATTGGTGATTGCCATGTGTACACACGTCATATCGACAATTTGAAAGTTCAAATGGAAAGAGAGCAGTTTGAAGCCCCTGAAGTATGTATCAATCCTAACGTTAAAGATTTTTATGACTTTACCATTGATGATTTCAAGTTAATCAACTATAAACATGGGGACAGGCTTTCATTTGAGGTAGCAGTTTAATGCTATCTCTGATTGCTTGCTGTGATAAAACTCTGGCCATTGGATATCAAAACAAATTACTGTATCATTTGCCTGCTGACATGAAACACTTCAAAGAAAAAACTGAAGGGAAAATATGTATTCAAGGAAGGTCAACATACGAATCAATTATTAGCATGACCGGTAAGCCTCTACAGAATAGAAAGAATATTATACTCACCAGAGATCAGAATTTTAAGTCGGATTATTCGTCCTTTGTTTATCATTCAATTGAGGAGATTTTAAAACTCATTCAAGGGCAAGTTAACCCTGATGAGGAAGTAGTGGTGATAGGGGGAAGTATGATTTACAAAGCATTCTTGCCCTACGCTGATAAAGTGTATTTGACAATTGTTGACTCAGTCTCAAAAGAAGCAGATTCATATTTCCCAATGTTAGATGATCATTGGAAAGTGGCTAATAAACAACATAATGAAGCCGATGAAAAGAACAAATACAATTATTCCTTCCTAACTTTTGAAAATAAATGTAGACAAAAGTAAAAAATATGTATAATATAATTATAGATAGAAAGTGGAATATAAGTTATTGATACAACGCACAAAAACAAAAAATATACATCTTGATAAAACTAATATTTTATTCAAACTTTAAGGAGGTGATTCATTGGAAGTAGGAGACAAAATACATAACACCAACGAAGATATAACAGCCTTAGAGAAAAAGAAATACCAAATTGAAACAACTTTACTTGAAAAACAAAGGGATCTGTTAAAACTCGAAACTCAGCAAAATAAAGAGAAGCTTGAATTGTTATTCGAGCTAAGTGAAGTCTTAACCCAATTGGAAGGTGAAGAATGGGTAAGCTGCACGATTGCTTTACGAATTATTAGAAGAAATAAAAGAAAGTACTTAGACCTTTTTGAGCTGGTTAACGAAAAAGCATACATAAATAAGAATAAATTTAAAGTTCTTCATGATGAGTTCTTTAATCTGAAAAAAGAATTGAATGAGATTTGAATAGGGACGCTAATAATTAGCGTCCACCAAGAGTAGGTATGACTTTCCAGAAGAGTGTTAGTACAGCAAGGAATGCAAATACTGTAGCAGCATTTTTTATGATACGAGTCATAGATCAAACCTCCTTTTTGTAATTTAGGTATATTATACCGCATATATACGAATATGTGTTCGTTTCGAGAGAATTTTTTGGTTGAGGTGTGTGTATGAACGAGGAAGTTAAGACATTACGTTGTACTGTAGCGGATTTGATTGGCGAGAATGAGCGGCTGAAAACGGAGTTAGCGAAGGCAAACGAATTATTATCGAAATCACAGGACGTTTTCTGCGAATGGGATATGGAGTATTTCCCGATATACGAAGAGATTGGTTTATACCTAAACGAGGAGGAGGACGAATAAATGAAACCAGAAAATTTACGGATTATTAAGGGACATGGGTGGTACAAAAATTTTGTTGGTCATGTTTATGAAATAGTAGAAGAGGACTTTATACAACAAGCATATTTGGTTAAAACTTGGTACACAACTGAAGACGACATAAGAATGAAATTGTGTGTAGTTTTTAAGGAAGACTGTGAAATTGAAATAAGTGAAAAAGTTGTCCAGTAAAGAGATTATTAAATAAAATCTGTATTTTAAAGAGAATGCAATTTATCGAGTGGCTAATCAAAGGAGGCAATAAAATGGTGCAGACATTACACAGTGCTAGTCGAGGAGCTTAATAATAGTAGTAGCATAAAAGGAGGTGAATACAATCCCATTAGTTCTTTACGGATTTGGAAGAGGGGCGTAAAAAGAGAGGGGATTATTCCCCTCATAAATTAATGAAATTGACCACCCATGTTTTGTTGAGCTAAACGGACTAAACGTTTAGTGATTTCTCCACCAACTGAGCCGTTTGCGCGAGAAGTAGTCTCAGCGCCTAATTGAACACCAAACTCAGAAGCTATTTCAAGTTTCATTTGTTCAATAGCTGAAGCTGCTTGAGGAATTAATAACTCATTATTATTGTTTGATCTGCTTTGTTGAGCCATCTTATTCATCTCCTAAAGTGTAATGAAAACAAGCTTGTTTGAATCATATTATGGAGACTTTTGTGGCTTTTATACAAACTTTTTTAAAAGGTTGCTTTAAAATTCTAATTTTTAAATGAACGATACTCAATATTAAGGAACTTTTACACCATTTATTTCTTTATTTCAGTCATTAACATGCAACAAAGATCGATGGGTAAAAAAACGGCTTTTTCTTTGTTGCACTAAATGACCTCATAAGTAAAACATTAATTATATAAATTTAAACTATTTAGCCTGCGGTTCATTATTTCATCATCAGTCATGCTTTCATAAGACTTGATGTTAATGCTAATCGAAATTATATTCCTGATTTTATGGATAAAATCATTAAATATAGTTTCGATTAATTCATCAGGGTATTGAGAATTTTCATCTAATTTTTGCTCTATATAATCATAAAAATTAACTCCCTTGTTATCATAATGGAGCATATTCCTTAAAGTTAACATTTCACCTTCAAGTTTATCTTGATACTGATTAATTAAACTTTCAAGCCTATTTAAATTGAAGGTTTCCCAATGTTTTTTGAGACCTTCTCGGTTTCGAATATCTAAAATGTTTCGCATTGTCTCATGTAATTTAATGGATGATAAACGTAGTAATATGTATTTATCAAGGTTGAAATTTTGAGAATTATAGTCCAAGTGTTTTTCCATCCATACACAAGTTGTTAACTCATTTTGAATAAAAAGAAGACGAATTAAAAATACATTATAAGTTATGTCTTCTTTAAAGAATCTTTTATGCCAGATATCCTTGGTACTGTAAACTTCTTCATCCCACATTTTCATTGGATTGGAAGTTAGTTTAATGGGCTGATTTATAGCATCGATAAAATCATGTATTAATGAACCTAAAAAGAAAGAAAAATTTCTAGCAATTTCTTTATTAAATGGAGAATTAGACAGTACAGTATCATCAAAAACAAAAGTAGGAAATAATGTAGAGCTTGCAAGTATTTCATTATCTAAGTAAAAGCCTAGATTATCAATATCATCACCAAAAACACTTTTATGTTGGTTTAATATTCTATTGAATATTTTCGAATTGTTTCGACTCTGGGTTGACTTTACTTTATGACGGATTTCTTTAATCACATCCATATTAGGTAAATCAGATTTAATCACCCCATCTTCTTTAAGTACTTTGTTGGTTTCATAAAGAATTAAACATGTATCACGAAAAAGTGAAAATACTGGTGCTGAGTTAAAATTAGAGGAAGCTTTCCCTTCAAGTATTAACTTTTTACAACCTTGTAAATCGTGATTTAAAGTTGTTAAATAGTTTGTCATACTACACCCTCCCAAATGAATTCGTGAAAAATTGTAAAGCAATTTATTTAGGTACTTTATATTACAACAATATGTTAAAGGAAATAAATTTTTTAGCAAGAAGCAAATTTGATTAAAAAGGTTAGCAAATAAAAAGGAGGTGATCTATCTAATTGTAGGAGCATGGATTTGTTAATGATATTAGTTTATTTGCCTTATAAGATTTGAATTGAATGTTCCGGCCATCCATCATAGGGGATATGGACTTTAATATTGGTTATTCTTATGTATGTAAAGGCTTAAAAACTGAATAAAATCGGTCTTTTATTTAGAGTAAAAATAAAATTAGTGGATAAGTTAAGTCGTTTATAAATTAATAAGTCCAACTAATAAGCCAAAGAGACTTAATACTATTGAAATGCAAAGAAAAGCCCATATCAAAGCTGTTAAGGGATTGTTAAGTCCAATCCTTTCTTTCCATCCTATTTTAGTGTATTCAGCAGTTTTATTCTTTGCTAATTGAATGTATAAAACAACATTAAGACAAAGTGAAATAACGAGCGCCGGAATTAAATAAAGGTTCATTTTGACCGCCTTTCCAACATTCAAGACTATTACACGATCAATATTAACATAACCATATTTTACCTTCAATATAGATTAGGAGAGTGATTGATTGGGAGCAAACAATCAAGGGAAAGTTTTTGAAGCGAATATTGAAAAATCTGCAGCGGATCAGAAGTTGTTCTTCTACCGGATTAAAGACGTTAACCCAATGTTCTTGAAAAGAGGAGCTGCAGTATCAAAAAACAAATATGATTGCTTTCTGTTCTTTAAGGGGTACTTGTTTCCCTTAGAACTTAAATCAACAAAAGACAAGTCTATAGCCTTTCGAGAGGAAATTATAAAAGCACAACAGATAAAACATTTAAAAGAGGCAATGCAATATCCAAACATAATCCCTGGCTTTCTGTTTCAATTCAGAGAGCCGGAAAACAAAGTTTTTTTTGTACATATTAATGATTTCCTTACATATAAGAACATAGCTGAAAAACAGTTGAAACATACATATAAGAATAAAGTAAACAAAGCCAGCATTCCATTAGCAATTTGTGAAGAAATTGGTACTGAAGTGCGCTGGATGAAAAAGAAAGTGAATTATACATATTATCTAAACAAACTTTGCGATGAGTTGATAAAGAAATCCAAGTTATTGGACAACCCACTTAATTCATACATTGATGACAAGTCATCTATGGGAGTGGTGCATCAATGAGCAAAAGAAGAGAATGCGTAGAAAACTATAAGGTAACCACAGTCATTAATAAGAATGTAGAAAACTGGGTTAATGAGGTGATTTCATCTAAGGAATTTTATGATTTTGCAGCTACATTAATGTACAAGTATAAAAAAGCATAAGGTGAAACAAGTATACCTATTTTTCCCATGGTATACTTGTGCTTATATACAGACATAAAAGATAAAGCAATATGGAGGTTGTGATCTATTGCTTATATTAAAGGGAGATCAAAAGCTAAGCACGGACAATATAATGCATTTAATTGGCAAAATTAACGCATTGATTTATGCCAGAGTATCAACAACAGATCAAGCTAATAAGGGTTTCTCAATTGAGTCACAAATAGAAAGGTGTAAAGAAAGAGCAATCTCTAAATTTGGATACAAGGAAAGTGAAATAATTGCGTTGGTTGAACCGGGGGGCATGGGGGATGATCCAAACCGGCCAGCTCTTAATCACGCTTTATATTTATTAGAAAAAGGACTAGGGAAAAAATTCATTGTACTACACCCAGATCGTCTAACTAGAGATAACACTTTACAGGGAGTGGTATCAAGAAGAATATGGGGTATGGGTGTTGATATCGAGTTTATTGAATTTGAAGTTAATCCTCATGATCCTGAATCAATGCTGATGTACAACATACAAGGTTCAATTGCACAGTACAATAAAGCAAAAATTCATGCTAACTCAAAACGTGGAAGATTAGCTAAAGCAAAGAAAGGAGAGTTTCCCTCATTTAAAAGGTTATACGGATATAAATTTAACACAGTTACAGATCTTCCTGAGTACAACGAAGAAGAAAAACAAATTTTGCTCGAAATGAAGGATATGCTTTTAAATAAAAAAATGTCCTCTAATGAAATAGCTAAAGAGCTTTCAAGAAGAGGGGTTCCTGCTCCTAACGGAAAGACTTGGTATCAGGCCACTGTAAGTAGAATGTTGCAGAATGAAGATTACACTGGTGACTTTTATTATGGAAAATCCAAAGTTGTTCAAGTTAACAGTAAGAAAAAACAGGTTCCGACAAACAGGGACGAATGGATATTGATAAAAATTCCCCCGATGTGGGATAAAGCTACACGAGAACAAATCATTGAGCGATTGAAAAGTAACTTTAAAGGACGTAGTCGAACTACAAAAGACTACTTGCTGAAAAATAAAGCCAAATGTGGTCGTTGTGGAGGAGCATGTGGATCTGGGATAACCTCTAAAACTAAATCTGGTGTTTATAAGTATTATTCTTGTAGAGCAAAGACTGCAAAAGGATATCAGAATGGTAAGAAAGTTGTTTCTTGTGAAGGCAAGAACTGGAGAGTTGATATTGTAGATGAAGTTTTTTGGAATTGGTTTATAAAACTTATGAAGAACCCAGAAAAATTTTTAGACTCATTTTTAGAGGAAGCGTCCGATCAAAAGAAAATCGATGAGCTCAAAGCAAAAGCCAGTCGATTAGAAAACCAACTTAGTGAGATAGATGAGGAAATTGCAAATTATGTGATTCTTTTTGGGAAAGGAAAAATTAAAGAAAGTATGTTCGATCAACTTTCCCAGCCATTGGAGCAAAATAAAGAACATATTGAGAATGAGATTAAAATAATTAACTCACAATTAGCTGCAAATAAACAAACTGAAGATAAAAAACAAAAAATGATTGAGTATATGGGTTCGTTCTCTAAAATGATTAAAAATGAAATTACAATGGAAGAGAAACGACAATTCCTTGATTTCTTCATTGAAAAAGTAACACTGTTTGATGATGATCACATGGAAGTTGTATGGAAAAGCTCTTCGCTCATTAATGAAAACAGCCATGTGGATTTTCTTAATGGCGAGCAGGGAGGGGAGTTTAGGAACTCGCATAAAAGATTAAACTATGTTCAAGCATATGGAAGATAAACAGCATGAATTTATTTTGATCCTTGCCGGATATTCTCGGGAAATGGATCATTTTCTTTCATTAAATCCCGGTCTCCAATCAAGATTTCCCATCTCCATTGACTTTCCGGATTATTCTGTCACCCAGCTCATGGAGATTGCGAAACGAATGATCGCTGAAAGAGAATACCAGCTGAGTCAAGAAGCGGAATGGAAATTGAAAGATTACTTAATGACAGTCAAAAGCACAACAAGTCCCATTAAATTCAGCAATGGCCGTTTTGTCAGAAATGTGATCGAAAAATCGATCAGAGCGCAAGCCATGAGGCTTTTAATGGGTGATCAATACTTAAAAAGCGACTTGATGACCATTAAAAGCCAAGATCTTTCCATCCAAGAAGAAGCATCTGGCTCTGTATAG